GGGACAACCGGAGATACTGGGGATACTGGGACAACTGGGGATACTGGGACAACTGGGGATACTGGGGATACTGGGACAACTGGAGATACTGGGGATACTGGGACAACCGGAGATACTGGGGATACTGGGACAACTGGAGGTACCGGGGATACTGGGACAACCGGAGGTACCGGGGATACTGGAAACCCTCCTTTACCAAAAGTTGGTCAGAAAGTCATAACTAGCGACGGTAGATCTGGCGTTATTAAAGCAGTATATCCAAACGGAGACATAGAAATCTAATAGAAACATGATAGTTAAAAAGGGAAATTACTCAGTAGTTCCGGAGAAGGACAAGGGGAAAAAACCGGATGGTGGCACCGACAATCCAAACGCATCAAATCCTGAATTCGATGACGAAATTGAGGATGTAAAAATCGCCCCCGTAGGATCAGGAGGATCAGGCATTAAAACTTTTAGAGATTTCGATAGCGCTAAGAAAGAGATCAATGTCGAAAAGCCAAGAGAAGTACAAAAGATCGGTACATCAAAGATGGCTAAAAAAGTTCAAAAACCTAATTGGGATGAACTTTCATCCGGTGCATCATCAAGATCCAATCTTTCGGATGAAGCCAAAAAAATGATAAAAAAGCTCAAGAGTACGGAGCCTGTAGTGGATTGGAAGAAAGAGCTGAAGAAATTCTTTGATCAGACCTTTAAATCCTCTGAATGGGTATTGCCCAATAAGAGATATCTGGCTGGGGGAGACATTATGTATGGCAGGAAGCAAATAGGCGATGACACACTAAAGACTATTGTTGCCGCTGTTGACACATCATCTTCGATTTCTAAACCGCAAATCAAGCTCTTTATTAAGGAAGTAATGGGATTGGTTAAAAAATTCGATGCAGACGAGACAATCATAATATACTGTAGTGACGATATAGACAATGTTGACCGGGTTAAAAAGGGACAGGATCCTGATTTCACGAAGATAGCATCGACCGGTGGAAACATGAGGGGATTCATTCCTCCATTTCAATGGGTCGAAAAAAATAAGATCAATCCATCCGTTTTCGTGTACCTAACCGATACTGGGGGAGAAATGCCTGAGCCTAGCAAATATGGTATAAGGAAATACGCTAAAAAGACATTCTGGTTTGTTTGTTCTCCCAAGGTTTATAATATGCCTCCATTTGGAAAGATAATACACGTTCCCGTTGCTGGACTAAAATAAATCCAAATTATTTTTCAGAAAAATTTTTTTATTTCAGAAACTTTCCCTACATTTGGGGTATAATTCAAAAAGAGAAAAGGATATATAAACTCACAAGCGATGAAAACTCTAAGACAAACATCACAGTTATCCCTGCATACGCCAAGTCTATCAAGACCGGGTGGAACAGGTCCTGTGTATGAAGTTAAGGGGTCATAATCACTAAAGATTTAATCCTCAATGAAAACCCGGGGCCTTCAAAAAGTCTCGGGTTTTTTATTGTTATAGGTTCTTTGACATATTGGTCTCATTTGGAGAGAGAATTTAGCCGGCGCTAAACCTAGTCTTGAAAACTAGCGGTACCTTCGGGTATGGGGATCGACACCTCCTCTCTCCGCCAAAATCAGTAGCAAAGTGAGAGTTACTTCGTATGGGAACTATTCATTTGTAGGTTCGACCCCTACTCCCCCGACTAATTAAAACGCATCACGGGGGATGGCGGAATTGGTAAACGCAATAGTAAAAGAAAAACACTCTTGCTCATATTCTCTGATTTTTTATATGGTGCTCGTAGCTTAGCTGGTTAAAGCGTCTGATTGTGGTTCAGAAGATCGCCGGTTCGAATCCGGTCGAGCACCCTCCGGAGGAGTAAGCATAATGGTACTGCAGCGGTTTCGAAAACCGTTCTCCGTTATTCGGAGTGGGGGTTCGAGTCCTCTCTCCTCCGCAGAAGTAAGGAAGTAGTTCTCCATGTTGCCCCGCGTTGGATGAATGAAATTAAGCCCTTATGAAGGTATGAATAATGCAAGCGGGGCCCTTTGGAAGATGATCCACGACGGAGAGTGGTCACGCCTGCTAAGCGTTGAGCCCGTTAATTCGGGTGCAGTTCGATCCTGCCGTCTTCCGCACTAAGTGGCAACTAAAGCGAAGGTAGTGAACTGCTTTCGTGGAAATGATGGTAATTACGTCTCTGCAGCGTGGACGGAAATACATTACATCGCCTATTTAACGCTGCACTGTGGCTCTATGGCGGAATTGGTATACGCACAGGATTAAGGATCCTGGCCTAGCTTGGCGTTCGGGTTCGAGTCCCGATAGAGTCACTATTGGTTTGGACTAATCACCTCGGGAGACGTCCCGATAAATTATGTCGATTCTCGCTAAGAGAATAAATGCTGGTATGGAATCCAGTAACCGAGATATGGTTCCGTAGTTCAATGGATAGAACGGGTGACTTCTAATCTCCAAATGGCAGTTCGATTCTGCCCGGAACTACTAATTATTGCCCCGTCGTCTAATGACAGGACCTCAGATTTTGGCTCTGAGTGTGGAGGTTCGAATCCTCCCGGGACAACAAGGCGAAAAGATTGATCAGAGATGGTTGACAGGCATTCTTGGATGCTAATATCGATCTTTCAACATGAAGTACAAGTGTTGAATAGCCTTCATCGGGGTGTAGCTCAGTTGATAGAGCGCTCGGTTTGGGACCGAGAGGCCGGAGGTTTGAGCCCTCTCACCCCGACAATAAAAAGCTTCCATAGTTTAGCTGGTAAAACACCTGACTTGTAATCAGGAATCCTCAGTTCGAGTCTGAGTGGAAGCTCCAAATAATCTTATCTATGTAATTTTTCTAAAAATATTTTTTCATGTTTTTCTATGTGACAATTAGAGCACAGTAATTCACATTTTTCAAGTTCTATAATTACTCTTTCATTTGGAAATTTGGAACTTTTATTTTTAGATATTTCAAAATCTTTTTCTGATGGGTCTTTATGGTGAAATTCTAAAGCGGAAAGTGATTTATGATATCCGCATTCTTCACATTTTCCTCCTTTATATTTAACGCATTCCTCTTTAAATTTCTTAAATTCATGATATTTTTGTTCCGCTATACATTTTTTACAAAGAATTCTTTTTTGCTTGTATTTATATGTATTACATTGATCTAATTTATCCTTACATCTTCTACAATGAAAAAGATCCTCATTGTTTTTACTGTACTCAGTTTTAAGATTATATTTTTTGATCCAAAATCTAATGGTTTGATATCCCTTTCCAAATTCCTTGGCAATTTTTCGAATAGAATGTCCATTAGATATTCTATCCAAAAGTATTTGTTTTTCCATAGCTCATTTTTAATTATATTATATATCTAAATGAGCTACCGGGTTTGATTCCCGGTCGAGGCTCCATTTATTTTTTTATTTGAAAAAATTGATTATATTTGCGCTATGATTTACATTCAGTCAAACGAGGAAAGAACCCTTCCACATCACTTCGATTGTGCATGCGCACTTTACGGAGCGATTGATAGGGGACTGGAATACAAGCTGATCTCGTATGATGATCTGATTTCAGGCAGATATAATCCGCTCTTTGAAAAAAGACTTTTTGTTGGATCCGTTGAATTTCTATCTGAGAATGCTGAGAGAGCGTTGGTTTGAAATAATGAGAGGCATTAATGCCGAGGTGGCGTAAGGGTAGCCGCGGGGGACTTAAAATCCCCTGGACCGCAGGGTCCGTGTGGGTTCGAATCCCACCCTCGGTACAAAAATAAAAATGCCCGGGTGGCGGAACGGTAGACGCGCTGGTCTTAGGAACCAGTGTCTTCGGACGTGTGGGTTCGAGTCCCACCCCGGGTACAAATTAAAATGGGAGATGAATGAAAATCTAAAGAAGATCCTCGAGGAATTTGAGAAACTCAAGGGACAATTCGTTATCACCTGCAGCTGGGAAATCGAAAGATTGGTTGCTATTGGGGAAGACGATATTGACTACTATTATGTGACATATGACGGCAGGAGACTGAAATGGAACAGTTGCGTGGGCAGATTAATGCCTCTCAAGGGATATCTCAGGGACAGAGACTATAATGAATTGGTTAGGCTAGCACGCCTTAATCATTTCGACCAAATTGGTCTTTGGTCAAATGATAAACCTGAAGAAATAGCACAATTTAACGAGGAACATAAAAAGGAATTGATGACGATAAAGGATCCAGATAAATTTCTAACTGAAGTATTCTGGGAACTAATATAAAAAGGAGAGATGTCCGAGAGGCTTATGGAGCACGCTTGGAAAGCGTGTGCACCCCTAAAGGGTGCCGCGGGTTCGAATCCCGCTCTCTCCGCAATGAATGGAAATGGGTCAAGCCGCATCGTGCCACAATCCATTCAGACAGGGCAAAGCACTAAGGCGGCTGCGATGGTGTCTAAGCCCGACATGGTTCTGTAGCTCAACGGACTAGAGCATCTGACTTCGGATCAGAGGGTTGGGGGTTCGAATCCCTCCAGAATCTCTATATTTGATCTCTTAGCCCAATTGGTAGAGGCAGTAGTTTCAAAAACTACAAGGTGTGGGTTCGAATCCCATAGGGAGTACATTTCAGAACTCATGAGATATATAGATAAAAATTATCATCATGAAGCATCTTTACGAATATGAATCATTTGTCCAGAACACCAACGAAAGCTTCTGGAACAGGATATTCGGAAAACCAACTGTCGATGACGCAACTCACGATTCTCTAAGAGGACAAGGGTGGAGCCACAGAGGTAAGGATGAGTCCAATTACATCATGTTTGATGGACAGAAGTTCTACCAGGATGATATCGAATATGCAGACCCATATGACACGGGAAGAATCCCAAGAATAGAAAATGGTAAATTGGTTATAGCCAATCCAGCTTGGAGCCTTTAAGCAATAAAAAACCTCAGATTTTATCTGAGGTTTTTAGTTTAGATTCAAATTATTTTGGAAGCGAAACTAAATTAATTTCTATGGTAAAAATCAAAAGACAAATGTGGGCAGATCACATCTGGAAATCAAGCAAAGGATTGGTTAAAATTCAGAATCTCCGCTAAGAGATTTTTGCTATGAAAAAGAAGCTTAAAATATTATATGGCATACAATGCACGGGGAATGGGCATCTAACTAGATCCAAGGAAATAATAAAATACCTGGAAAAGAACCATTCAGATCAGATAGAATCAATAGATGTGTGTCTGTCGGGAACTTTCTCCCAAATAGATTTTGGTGATCTAAATATTAAATATAAATTTGAAGGACTAAGCTTAGATGTTAGCGATGGCGGAATATCAATTCTTAAAACCATTAGAAACATTAATATTATAGGACTTATAAGATCATCCCTTTCGGTGGATGCGAGAAAATATGATATAGTGATTTCGGATTTCGAACCCGTTACCTGTTGGGCAGGGATATTCAGGAGAAAAAGGGTTCTAGGAATAAGCAATCAATATAAATTTTTATCAAATAAAAGGTTTCTAAAGAATCTTTCGCCTAATTTTTTCTCAAATAAAATGGTCACAAAGTTTGTGTGTCCGGTCAGCGATTACATAGCATTTGACTATTTAAAGGAAAACGAAAATGATTTTTTTCCAATAATTAGAAGCTCGATTAGAATAGTAAACCTACCCAAAGATGACTTTTATCTGTGCTATCTGAGTTCTATCTCTGTTGAGGATCAGGTTAAATTCTTCACATTATTTCCTCATCAAAAATTCTACATATTTCATAGTCAAATAAAAGATCCCTCAGATTTTGAGAATGTTTCTCTGAGACCTATAGATAGATTAGCATTCACCGAGAAATTAATAAAATGTAGAGGAGTCATATGTCACACTGGATTCCAAACAACTTCCGAGTGTTTATTTCTCGGTAAAAAATTGTTGGTTATGCCCATAAAAAATCAAATAGAGCAAATATACAACACTAAAACTCTGTCTAAGTTTGGCGTTCTGTCCGCTGATTTTTTTGATGTACAATTATTCGATGATTTTTTCGAGAATGATTATTCAGTTAAGCTCAATTATATAGACGAGATGCGGGATATATCTGCTAAAATATTAAATTTTAAATAATGGAAAAGAGAGAACTTGAAATAGTAGTTATATCAGATGTGCACCTGGGCAGCTATGGATGCCATGCAGAGGAGTTAAATCACTATATAAAATCAATCAAGCCTAAAATACTAATTCTTAACGGAGACATATTCGATGGATATGTCTTCAATAAAAAATACTTCCCATCATCGCACGTTGAATTTGTTAGGAATGTTCTTACCCTTATTAAAAAAGGCACCACTGTCTACTATCTCACGGGAAATCATGACGATTTTATGAGAAATTTTGAGGAGATAAGTGTTTTGAATCTTCATAAATTAGATAAGCTTGTTTTGACCATAGACGATAAAAAATACTGGTTTTTTCATGGAGATATTTTCGATCTTTCGATGCAGGGAAAACTTGGTAAAAGCTTAGCAGTGATAGGTGGATCTGCATACGATTTTCTAATAAGGATCAACAGATGGGTCAATATAATACTAAAGTTTATGGGAAGAAAACCATATTCGCTAAGTAAAAAGGTCAAAGACTCTGTTAAGAAAGCGATAGTTTATGTGAGTGATTTTGAGGAAATGTCTTGCAGACATGCGATAAGACAGGGATATGATTATGTTATAAATGGACATATTCATCAGCCATGCATTAGAGAGTATCGAAACGACGAAGGTAAAGTTTTTTATATGAATTCCGGAGACTGGATAGAAAACCTTACCAGTCTTGAGTTTGACGGCAGCGAATGGACAATATATAAATATAATCCCTCTACATTTGAAAAAAAATCTCGTAAATAATGAAAATCATATTTTTAGATCATGATGGAGTGATCTGTCTTTTGTCAGAGGCAGGAGGAAGGTTCAAAAAGAAAGGATATAGAATACCAGGAGCTCCCATAGAAAACCAATTTGACAATTTTAATAGAAAAGCAGTTGGCGTGCTAAATGATATTCTGGACCAGTCTGGAGCGGAGATAGTGGTTTCTTCGGATTGGAGATGGCACTGTAATTTAGAAGAAATGGGAAGGGTATACGAAGCTAATGGGGTATCCAAAAAGCCAATAGGATTCACTACAATAGATGTTTTATCCCCGGCTGGTTTTCAATATGATCCAAAATGGGATCTAGAACAATCCAGATCCTTTGAGATTACTAAATGGCTTTCCGATAATTCACCAATAGAAAAATGGGTTTCTGTTGATGATCTGGATATGAGAATAAAAACAGATCAGCGTGGATTTACATGGGGACTGGAAAACTTTGTCTACACCCCAAGATCTAATGAGGGCATAAAACAGTCTGGGATAAAAGAAAAAATACTCTCATTCCTGCTTTAATTAAAGAAAACTTACGTGTTATTGTGATATAAGAGATAAAATCTTATTTCATGCTACTAGACTTTGATGATGTCCTAATAGAACCGTGTATTATTTCGGACATCAGATCCAGATCCCTTGTTGATCCATACGACCAAATGAAAATGCTGCCGTTGTTTACGGCTCCTATGGATTCGGTGGTATCACCAGAAAATTTCAATATTTTTAATGACTCGGGTATTTACTCGATAATACCCAGAAAATCTTCATATACAGAGAAGGATGTCTCATATGATCCCAAAGTATGGATTGCGTATGGGCTGGAAGATTTTAAAAGCCTTTTTATAGACAATATAATTAACAACTCCGGTAAATTCTATGTTCTTATAGACATCGCAAACGGACACATGAGGGATTTAATCGACTCTGTGGCTGCGGCAAAAACTATTTATGGAGATGATATGGTTCTTATGGCCGGTAACTGTGCTCATCCCCTGACATATCTTGCTATGGCACAGGCAGGAGCAGACTATGTTAGAATGGGGATAGGAAATGGAGGGGGATGTTTAACCACTGTGCAAACGGGGGTTGGATATCCAATGGCATCTTTAATTATAGAATCTGCAGCAATACAAATGGAAAGAAATCTAAACGCTAAAATTGTTGCAGATGGGGGATTCAAAAAATACTCCGATATAATAAAAGCTTTGGCGCTGGGAGCAGATTATGTTATGCTAGGAAGTATTTTTAATAAAGCATTGGAAAGCGCAGGCGAAACTTTCGAAGAGAATATTAAATATAATTCATGGACTGAGCCAGGTGAAAAAGTTGATCAGTATTCAGAAAAGGTCTCAAATGAATTTGGTCTCGGAAGAAAATTCTACAAAAAGTTCAGGGGAATGTCAACGAAAGAGGTGCAAATGTCTTTAGGAAAGAAAGAAGTAAAAACATCGGAAGGTATTTCAAAAATACAACAGGTCGAGTATACCCTTTCCGGATGGACAGAAAATTTCACTCATTATCTAAAATCCACAATGAGTTACACTGACACTGCAACTCTTGGAGAATTCGTAGGTAAGGTGGAATGGAACGTGATCACTAGAAATTCATTCGAAAGATTTAATAAATAAACATGAAAGCATTTGGAAATTTTAAGGATGTAATAGACTGGACATCCGAAAAAATGCATGACACCTGTTACGAGGTACACACGGAAAAATGGCAGGGTAAAGACATCAAGCAGGATGATCGATTTGCCATGATAGAGATTCTTAACCATTCATTTACCTGTCAGGTTAGCCCAGATCTTGATACTCTCAGGGATCAGATCAAGCCTAATGCTACATGGGCAGATGAGCATTTCGAGGAGAGGGTTGGAGAAATCCCTTTGAATCCCCCTCCATCACATCAGAGGTGGCCTTACGCACAGAAGAATAACGCAGAATTTGGCGGCGTCACAAAATTCTCCCACACGTATCCAGAAAGGATCTGGTCTAAATATGGAGAACTTGATTCCGAATCATGGAGAGATAAGAGAGAACTCGAGGGTGTAAGATTTAAGTATGGTGATTTCATGGATGTGGTTGATCTTATGGAGAAAGAGCCGTTCACTAGACAGGCTTTCCTTCCCATATGGTTTCCCGAAGACACCGGAGTTGTACATAAAGAAAGGGTTCCTTGCACGATAGGCTATCACTTTATCCGAAGATTTGATTGGATACATGTGGTTTATTATATCAGGTCATGTGATTACTTTAGACATTTTAGAGATGACATTTATCTCTGCGCTAGAAAGCTTCTTTGGCTTCTTGGGCATTTAAAGGAAAGAGATCAGGAGACTTGGGGTCACGTTAAACCGGGAATGCTAACAATGCACATCTGTTCTCTTCACGCATTTAAGCACGAAAAAGTTCTTCTTAAGGCAAAGAAAAATTTTTAAATAAAGCGAGAATTCATTACTCTTGCAAAAAATAAATTCATATGGCAGACTTCTGTACAGAATGCTCAAGGGAAATGGGATTTCCCAAAGCGGACATAAACGAAAGAGAGATATTTGAATCTCTACAAAAGAACCAATACACCTCGGTGATTTGTGAGGGATGCGGAATGTTAGCCGTGGCCAGAAGCGGGGATGATAAAATGCTGTTTGCTTATCCTGCAGAGGAAGATGAGGAAATGGTGGTTTGGACATCAACGCATAGAAAAATGCAGGCTGATGAATCATTATATGTTCCTATGAAAAAGTGTCTATATCTGGACGATGTAAGAATTCCACAGAATAATCCATCGGATCACGAGCCCTGGACCATAGTCAGAAGCTATAATGATTTTGTGGCATACATTAAGGAAAACGGACTTCCAAGTCTCATTTCATTTGACCATGATTTGGCTGATGAGCATTATAGTCTGGAATTCGAAGAATGGTACTACACTCCGGAAAGAATTGATATGGGGGAAAGAACTGGATATGACTGCGCTAAATGGCTTGTTGAATATTGTATGGACAACGATCTTAAGATGTGTCAGTTTACGGTGCATTCAGCAAATCCCGCAGGAGCTCAAAACATACTCGGCTTATTAAATAACTTTAGAAAAAATTGTGGCCAGGAACCAAACGGCTACAGAACATTTTGGTAATATGAGAAAGTCATCAGATTTTAGAACAAATATCCCTTCTAAGGGTCCGATCCTATTCATAGATATGGATGGAGTCGTGTGTGATTTCGATGGAAGAATCGGAGCAATGATTTCAGCAGGAATTCCAGAGGCAACAGCAATTGCTTCTAAAGGTCTTTTTGCCAGTTTAGAACCAATTTCAGGAGCTCTTGAGTCCATTCATGATTTGGAGGATAAATATGAGATCTACTTCCTTTCAACCGCTCCTTGGTCAAACGTTTATGCTTGGACAGAAAAAAGGGAATGGATAGGAAAGCACTTTGATAAAAGGTTCAAAAGGAAATTGATTCTATCATCAAACAAGGGCCTTTTAAGAGGTGATTATCTTATAGACGATAGAACCGCTAACGGAGTTGGAGATTTTCAAGGTGAGCATATTCACTTTGGAACATCAAAATTCCCGGGCTGGAAAGCAGTACGCGATTACTTAATGAAAAAACATGCTGAAAAGACATCCATTATCTGAACAGGGTAAATTAGTTGGAGGGGTAGACGAAGTTGGTAGGGGTAGCGTTGCAGGACCTGTTGTTGCTGCTTGTGTTATACTTAATCCCGGATTTTCTAGTCCTCTATTAAAGGACTCCAAGAAGCTTTCAGAAAATAAAAGAATAGAGGCTTCCAAGCTAATCATGGAGAATTCCATATTCTTCCGTATAGCTCAAATAGAGGCTCCTAGGATTGACGAAATCAATATCCTTAATGCAACCATGGAAGCCATGAATAAATGCGTCATAGGACAGCCTATGGATCTTTTATTAGTGGACGGGAATCAATGGCGCAACCAATCCAATGGGATTCCATATGAATTGGTTGTTAAAGGAGACGACACATACCAAGAAATAGCAGCTGCTTCTATTATTGCCAAGACATATAGGGATACACTAATGCAGGAGCTTTCTCTGGAATATACCAACTACGGATGGGAATCTAATGCTGGATATTTTTCTGCTGGCCATATAGAATCTGTAATAAAACACGGTCTTACTCCATATCACAGAAGATCATTTCTGAAAAAATATATTGTCTAGAATGTCAATTGGATCAAAAGGGTCAAACGTAAACAATACCTTATCGGGCGAGATAGAAATAAATTACCACTATTCATCTAAGTCCAAAATATATTATGGAGTCCATCCTATCAACATAATAAGAGATGGTAAAAGAATCAAGGTATCTGCTAAATTTGATACCGGGGCTAAAAGCTCCAGCATAGATCTTGAAATTGCGGAAAAACTAGGATTAAGCCCAGAGCTAATTGAATCATATAAGGAACTTGATAAGATAGATGTTCCTAGAGATATTTCGAAAGTGGATCTAAAGAATCTCGAAGCGAGGCTCACCGAAGAGTACTCCAAAAAACACCCCGAGGTTTCTGCAGTGAAAGTTACCAAGTCAGCTTCCGGTTTTTCTGTTAGGCCCCACATCAGGCTGATACTCGAATTCGGGGGAAGATATATTTCAACGGAGGTTAATTTAAGGGACAGGAGCGGATTATCTTGCGATATGCTGATCGGCTTAGGTGATATGCTGTGATGGTAAAGATATATAATTAGTCAAATTTCGGAACTTTTATTTCGTTCTGACATAAAATAAATAAAAAACAATGATTCAATTTTTCAAGAAGCTAAAAGATTTTTTAATTTCCAAATTCGGTAAAAATCAAACTTTGGTGGTTCACGAGCTCGATCCCATAGAACCAGATCTTCCACAGGAGGTAGTTCCATTTGAACTGCATGAGAGCGATTCCAAAGTACAGGATGTATATACAGACTGCGATTGTGAATGTGGAAATAATTCGTGTAAGGATTCAGGGTGGGAGGTTTTACATAACGAATCTTGTCAGCAAGAACCACAAAAGGAGGATGCACAGGTTCCAGGACCAGCCAGTATTTCAGAGCCAGAATTAAAAGAGGAGAAATCAGTAATAGCTGAGGAGCCTAAAAAGGCAGAAAAAAAGTCCAAAGGAAGACCAAAGAAAAAAGAAACTCGGGCTTCGCAAGAAAAACCTGCAGATAAAAAGGGTACTTCTAAGCCAAAGAAAAACTATTACGAGAAGAAAAAGAGGTCTAAAGACGCGGAATAATTCAAAATTCATATACTTAAAAAGGGATCTACTGATCCCTTTTTTATGAAACAAAAAATTGAATCGGTATATAAGTAGTGATTAGAGCCTCAAACTCTAGTTCCTCCCCGGTCAACAAACCGTCGAATATTCCTAACCGGATATGAAGGGAGTAGCAAAAAAGAAGGTAAGCTATGACTTCAAACATTCTCAGACGGGGAAGCGGTTCCTGCACGGCAAACGTAACAAAAAACCGTAATCGCCTAAAGATCTACAAAAAAGGCGAGATCACAAACCCAGATCTCCGCAACACAGACGGGTTCCTATTTCTTAACGATATGGAAAATTTCGAGATTGAATTATTCAATCCGCATTCCAAAAAGGTTCTTGCTAAGATCTATCTTAACGGGAAACTAATTTCACAAAGTGGAATAGTTTTAAGGCCAGGCGAAAGGGTATTTCTGGATAGATTTATCGATGAAAATTGTAAATTTGAGTTTTCAACGTATCAGGTTCAGAACACCAACGAAGCTCAAAATGCTATTAGAGATAATGGATTCGTAAAGGTGGAATTTTATCATGAATACGAAGCCCCTACATATAATCCATACTCAGGTAACATATGGGTTGGAAACTCGGGAACCGGAATCGGTACAGGTGGATGGGGAGGAACATATTATACTGGACAAAATATAGGATCAACATTTACCGCAAATAACACCTCAGATCTGTCATTTGGCGGTACGACTTTCACTAACACCTGCTATTTTTCCGGCGAGATCCCTAGATCATTAGATCCTCAAGATACAAAGAAAAAATCGGGAGAGTCTAAATCTATAGAAACGGGATCTATAGAAAAGGGATGCGAATCCAACCAGTCATTTCAATACGTGAATGCAAGTTTTAATTCATGGTGCACTGAAAAGTATGAATTTCAAATTCTTCCATACTCAAGCAAGCCTGTGGAAATGAATTCTATTAGAAATTATTGTTCTGGATGCGGGACTAGGGTCAAGGATTCAAATTGGAAATTTTGTCCAAAATGTGGAAACAAATTCTAAAAGAAAAGGCTTCGAATATTCGAAGCCTTTTTTATTTCTTTACCTAACATATTGGGACCAATCAGCATACGGATTCGCTGACTGTTGAACCTCATATTGGTTAAAGGTCTTAATTATATTTTCTGGAGCTTTCGGTTTATCTGGTGTAAGCCAATCCCCGATCTTAACAAATGATTTAGCTTTCGCAACGTCCCTTTTTATTCCCCTTCTTAGTGCAGGAGATGCTGCTATCTTATTAATCTCATCTCCTCCCTTCAATGCAAAACTTGAAAGTGACTTAAGCATATCATCTATATAAGGTGTAATGGCGGGGAATTTTTTAATAAATGCAGAGCTTCTTAAAAACTTAGTTATATTTGGAAAAAATTTAGCGACTAATCTGGTTAGTGGTTTTATTATTCCCGAGCCTATACTTCCTCCGCTTCTTAATGCCTTCACTAGAAGGGATCCTCCGGCTCCAACATATTGTCCAAAAATAGGTATTAGTCCTATTGCGCATAAAGCAGCTAGAAGATATTCGCCCTGTTTAGCATATGAGACAAGGTTTATTCCCTCGGCAAAAGATCCAATTCCGGGAATAAGAGCCGCAAGATCCAATATTGTGTTGTACCACGCCTCCAAAATTGCTTCATCAGTTTCCTCTGTTAGTATTCTGAGAGACTCCCTTATGTGATCTTCGCCAAAGTGATTGTTGAGCTTCTCTAAAAATATTTCATATTCAACAAGATTGTTCATGGTTCTTTTTTTATATTTGCAGTATGATAAATATATATCCTCTATGAAAGCTAAAAAGAAAACTTTTGGTATATTCATTTATTCCATGTCTACAAACTCCCTGTTAGTATGCAAATCTTCAGGTAATTATGGAGGATGGTCTATTCCCAAGGGAATGGGCGAAGAATGGGAGTCTCCAGAGGAATCGGCAATAAGGGAGCTTTGGGAGGAAACAGGACTAAAAAAGAGAGATTTAGTAATTTCCCATATTGTGGAAATGGACCCGATTGAATATAAATCTCGTAAAAAAATCCTGCATCCATTTCTTTACCTTATAGAAAACGACATTTCAGCTTTTAAATTTCATTGTGTTTCTCTAGCTGATGGGAAATATCCGGAAATATCAGACTATAAATTAGTGAATTTAGATGTTGCTAGAAAGATTCTTCATGAATCACAATCTTCAAAAATAGACGAAATAAAACAATTAATATTAAACATATGCTAGTGGTAAAAGTTGAGGATTCCATAGAAAAATCCTTAAAACAATGGAAAAGAAAATTCGAGTCAGCCAGGATTCTTAGAGAATTAAGGGAAAGAACCGAATATAAAAAAAGATCCGTGAAAAGAAGAGACGCTGTATCCAAAGCAGCACACAAGGAAAAAATTAGAAAAAACTCCGAATAAATTTTTTTTCCTACGGATTTTTACTTACCTTTGAAGTATAAAATAAAAATAATCAATATGGAATTAGGAGAACAAATAAAGAATCAACAGGAATCATACGCAGCTTCATGCGTAAGACTTTACACCTACATTTCTAAGGAAGGATCTGATAGCTTCAGAGAAGGAGGGGGATTATATAAATGGAGGGATGGAATTTTACTTGAAAAAATGATTAATCACTTCGAGGAGTCAGAAGAATATGAAAAATGCGGGGTTCTTTCAATTATACTTAAAGAAATAAGACAGAAATAAATATGAGAAGGTTAATCAATATATCAGAGCAGATCCAGGATTCGTATAAGAAATATTTTCTAAGAAATTGCGAGAAATGGATTTCCCGAAATAATCTCTCTGAAGAGAATATTGATAGAGAATTTTTAATAGGAGAAGATACCTTTGTTCTACTAGGACAAATTACGGATAAAGACTTTTTTATGAGCAAAAAAATCACAGGTGAATTTTATTCCGTGGAAGGTAAAGAATTTATTTCTCAAGCTCTTAAGAAACAATCTTAATTCTGACCACTATAAATAAATAAATAATTAAACGAATGAAAAAGTTGTTATTAATGGCTATCCCCGTGTTTTTACTTGCTTCATGCAATCCTGGAAGCACAGGGGAAATTGAAACTCCAGCTACTGACTCAGTTCAGGTTGCTGTTGACACAGTTCAAGCCTCAGATTCGATTTCGGTTTGCTCTGCGAAGTAAAAGCCGAAACTAGAAAAATTAGGCCTTATCCAAAACATAAGGCCTTTTTTGTGGAAATTAAAATCGTATAAGAAATATAATCAATAAAAAAACAATCATTATGAATGCTAATTTAATTTTCAGAAATCACGGGATGTCAGCGGGAAGAATGATTTCTTCCTCTAAATCATTTTACCGATCAGAATTTCCAGATCATGAGGTCTATTTTAACGCCAACATATTTACCCTTTCAGAGGGAAAAATATGGTGGGGTGATTTGGATCTAACAATTGATAGAAACTCACTTCAGGAGATAGCTTCAGATTTAGGAGAAGACCTATTTATTCTTAGGGAAATGGACGGGAGATTCGAAAACGAAAGTCTTCCGCAGAGTGAAATCATTTCAAGAGCAACAGCTAAAATTACTAAATAATTTATAATCAAATGGGAAAAACTTTTTCATTCTTAGAACTTGACAAACAACTCTCCAAAATAGAAGGATTCGAAATGGGATCCGTTTTGGAAACCAACGAATTTTCAGAAGTCAGCGAGTGGATCTCGACTGGAAATTACCTATTAAATGCCCAGCTCTCCGGAAGTCTTTTTGGTGGAATAGCCAACAATAGATCAATGGGAATAGCTGGAGATCCCCAAACTGGAAAAAGCTTTCTATGCTTGAATATTACCAGAGAGGCTCAGAAAGCTGGATATGATGTCATCTACTGCGACACCGAGGGAGCTATAGACAGATCAACCGCAAAAAAGTTTGGGATAGATGCAAATAGGGTGAGATATCAACCTATTAAAACGATCACGGATTTTAAAGTTTTCGTCGCTAATCTAGTGGACAAAATCAAAGGCTATAGAAAAGACGGATTTGATCCTAAAATAATGATAGTTCTTGACTCGTTGGGAATGTTAACAACGGACAAAGAATCTGGCGATGCTTTAAAAGGTAAAAGCGCAATGGATATGGGTATCAGATCTAAAGAAATGAGATCTTTATTCAGAGTTATTACGTTGGACTTAACGGGGGTTAAAATCCCCCTAGTATGTACGAATCACACAACAACAGGAAATATTGGAGGATTTATGCCAACCAAAGAGGCTGCAGGTGGAGACGGTCCAATTTTCTCCATGAGTAATGTTATTATGCTTTCCAAAGCTCAGCTTAAAGAGGGAGACACTAAAACTGGAATCATAGTGACATCAACCCCTAAGAAAGCAAGATTCACCAGACCATATTCAGTAAAATTCCATATCTCATTTATGAACGGTATGAATCCATATGTGGGATTACAGGATTTTGTATCATGGGAAAACTGCGGAATACAAAGGGGAAAATTGGAGGTAGATAAGAAAACTGGAGAAATGATATTCTCATCTGTTGAATCGTCGCCTAGATGGGCAGTAGCTCACTTGGGAAAAACCGTTCCATCCACACAATTATTCACTCCGGAGGTATTTACGGAGGAAGTATTAAGAAAGCTCGACGAGAATGTTATACAGACACACTTCAAGCTCCCTGATCTTTTTGATGAAAAAGAATTGGATGAGTTTGTTGATGGCGAAACATCAGAATCAATCGAATCACCACAAGACGTAAACTCGGAATCGGACAATGGACAAGAATAAAATTAAGATGAAGTACCATATGGGGGTTTGGAAAGAACTTCCTGAGTATCCAACCCGTGAGGACATCATCTATGAATTAAATCTTTATCTTCTCAAAGATGGAAGACCCGATGGAGATTTTACTGAGCAAACATTTAATTCTTTTCTTCCTTCAGGATGGAACTCAACAAACCACGGAAGAATGGTTAAAGAAATGATAGATTCGGGAGAATTTGAAAAAACAGAAAGAAATTCAGCAGGGAAAATTTGGTATAAAATCAGAAACAATCCACACTTTTAAGCATGCAAAATAGTCATTTAGAAAACATTTGGTTCAAATCAGTATTATCAAATTCATCATACATTGAATCTTGCAGCCCTGGTTATTTTAAAAACGATGGATATCAGGAGGCTTTTAAAATAGTAAAATCCTTTTGGAAAAAATACTCACAAGTTCCATCCAAAAACCAGGTTAGGGAATCGGCTAGACTTCTGAATTTAGAGGGAAAACTTCCCGACGATCTATTAGAATCGATGTGGGCGGTAGATTTAGATGATTATGATCAGGAATGGCTAACACAGAACACAGAAGCGTGGATAGAATGGAAAACGCTAGAGAAAAGTGCAATAGATTCCGTTAACTATATAAAAAGCACCGAGGTAACTCCTGATAACATCAAAGATGTTATAAACACCTACAAATCAATAGTGGTTGAGAGAAACAACCTGGATTTTGCATTTGATACAGGTCTCGATTTTTCTGATCCAGATTCACATGAGCAAATAACCACCCAGACTTTTTCTAGTGGATATGACTTTATAGACTACTGTCTAGGCGGAGGATTTTCAGCTAAGTGTCTTTATGTTTTTCTAGGCCAACCCAAGGTTGGTAAAACATTATGGATGGGTAATATAGCATGTCAAGCAATCAGAGCTTCTAACAATGTTGCAGTTATAACTCTTGAGCTTAATGACAGAAAATACATGAAGAGATTAGGAGCTAATCTACTAGGTATAAAAATGAGTGAATATAAGAGAGCAGCGGAGGATCAGGAGCTAATCAAGAAGAAAATTAAAAATCTGGCTTTTGATAACCTGGCTTTACCCGGTAAATTGTTTATTAAGGAGTTTGGGACATCAAATGCCTCCGTTATAGACGTTGAAAGTTGGTTATTAAAAACTGAACAAATCAAAGGGGTTAAATTTAAAATAGTAATTATAGACTACATAAACATTCTGAAAAATTGGAGAAATCCAAACAGTGAAAACACCTACATGAAGATCAAGCAAATTGCAGAGGATCTTAGAGCAATGGCTCAAAGAAATGGGTGGGCATTGGTTACTGCGACTCAAACAAAGCAATCTGAATTCGATGCAACAGATCTCTCTATGAATTCAGCATCCGAGTCATCTGGATTAGTAGCAACGGTGGACGGAATGTTCGGGATTATTCAGGATCCTCTAATGTATTCCAATAATGAATATAAGCTGAAGGTTTTGGCAAACAGGGATGAAGGATATAAAAATGCCTATAAAAAATTTCTGGTTGACTATAGCTATATGAGAGTATGGGAGGATCCCAACTCCGAAATAATGACAGAACAATGATGAAACAGAAAAGACTACTAGACGAAGATGAATTTAAAGACGAGGATCTAAACGATGATTCCGTCGATCAAACAGAAGAGCCCATGGAATCGTCCATTATAGAATGGGGAAATTCGGGAAACGCCGCAGATTTTAAGGGAATATACGGGGCTCAGGATGGAAACGATGAAAAATATCTCTATTATAAAGAGCTAAACGAAAAGTTAGATGTGGTGTTCAATAAATCAAGATGGATAGCACTGAATCCAAACAAGAAAGTTCCCAAGGATCTTATTCCTATGATATTTCAGGATCTTTTTGATGCTCTAGATGGCACACAATTCACCTATGTCGAAAAATTTGTTCACATCTGTGATTTTATGTCTATCACCTATACCAAAGCATACGAGTGCATTCATATGAAATATAAGGAAAAGATCGTTCTCGAAATGGAGGAAAAATATAGTGTTTTAAGTAAGAAGAAAATCAAAAAGATATTCTAAATGGAATTAGAGCTATCACAAATAAAAAGGGCTTTCATAATTACAGACACACATTTAGGGGTTAGAAATAATTCTAATGAATGGATAGAAATTCATAGAAAATTCTTTTTTGAGTGGTTCATTCCCCTATGTAGGAAAAATTATAAAAAGGGAGATTGTCTCGTCCATCTAGGGGATGTGTTTGATAGCAGACAGTCTCTTAATTTAAAGGTTCTCAATCTTGGGATAGAGATATTTGAGGAGCTTTCTAGTATATTTCATGATGGCATCTATATAATTTGTGGAAACCACGACATATACGGGAAAAACTCCAATGAAATCAATTCTCTGAAAGCATTAAAATGGATACCAAAAATTAACATCTACGAGGAACCAGTCTCTATAAAATTTGGAGAGAAGAGCGTTTTTATGATGCCTTGGAGAAAGGATCATGAAGAGGAGTCATCATGTCTTAAAAATATAGATTCACATGATTATCTTTTCTGTCACACTGATATAAGAGGACTAATGTTCAACAGGTTCACTAAAATAGACGAGGGAATATCCTATCAAGATCTTGATAAATTTGAAAGGGTTTACTCCGGTCACGTTCATTACTCGCAGCAATACGGAAAGATCAGGATGTTAGGATCGCCATACCAGCTGACAAGATCAGACTCGGAAAATATTAAGGGGATAACAATTCTTGATTTCGTTTCGGGAGAGGAGAAATTTTTTGAGAATTCTATATCTCCTAAATTTATAAGAATTCCATTCGAAAGAGTTTTGAATTCTACACCACCAGAATTAAATTCTCTATTTGAGAATAATCTGGTTGATATTTTAATAGACCCTCAGATAGCGGTAAAATGTCCTCTTGGAATATTGGGAGACATGGTATTCTCTCCCCTAAAGATAACTTTTACTCCCATTTCGAATATTGAGGAAGGTATGGATTCAGAAGACCTCATATTTGATCTGGAGGGTAAAAATTTCTCTATATTAGAGCTGGTAAATGAATATCTAAAATCGACCAATTTCGATGATGATAAGAAAGATAAGATTTTTAAAACTATAAAGATCCTGTATAATAAAATATCAATGGATCAAACTAAAGAGGAACAAAAAGATGAAGATACAGAAGATTGAATGGAAAAACGTTGCTTCATATGGAAATAAGGTACAAGTTATAGAATTTCCAGAGAAAGCTGGTCTTATTCAGGTGGTTGGCGAGAATGGTGTTGGCAAATCAACCATATCAGATGTTATCACATTTGGTCTATACGGAAAACTCGAGGGAAAGAAACTAAAGGATATTCCAAATAGAATAAACGGGGAAGCATGGATGAGAGTAACATTCGAACAGCTTGGTAATATCTACACCGTAGAAAGAGGGCTGGATCCAAATTTATTTAATCTATACATAAATGGATCCCCATATGATCAGGCCGGGGTAAAAAACGTTCAGGAGTATCTCGCGGAAGACATCCTAAATATTCCGTATTACGTGTTTAACAACACTATTTCCCTTTCCATTAATGATTTCAAGAGCTTTCTTAAAATGAGCTCTAATGACAAGAAAATGATCATAGACAAGATCTTTGGATTTTACATCTTAAACGAAATGAGGGATCTTCTAAAAGAGGAATCTAAAAATATTAAGTTGGGTTTGGAAAGAGTTATGGGAGAGATCTCAGCAACATCCAAATCTATAACAAATTCCCAAAGGGAAATAGAAGATCTCACCAGCAAGCTGATTCAAAATTCAGAGGAGAAAATAAAAGAAATAGAGGAATCACTTGAGAAATTCAATTCCCTATTGGAATTGCACGGGGAAAAACTTAGGGAGTTTAAAAATAATGAATCTCTTGCAATGGCAGAGGTTAAAAAATCATTGGAGGTTTTAAATTCATGTAAGAGCAAAATAAACGAGGTAAACTCCAAGTTATCACTCTATAGCAGGGAAAAGTGCCCAACTTGCTCTGGGGATTTTAAGACCGAATTTTATACATCGCTGGTAAAAGATCTAGAATCTCAGAAGGATATCCTAACTGGAGATCTTAACAAGTATGAAAATCAATACTCTGAGGCAAAAGCTCATGAATCTCAAATAATATCATCCAGGGCAGAATTCATTTCCAAAGGGACAAAAATAGAAATGAATATCAGAGGGCTAAGAGACGAGCTTAAAAAAATAAAGTCAGGAAGAGGAGACGAACAAATATCATCACTAAATAAAATTCTGGCTAATCTTCAAACGGATCTGGAAGAATTCAATAGAACAAAATCAAGAGATGAGGAAAGACAGGCATGGATTAAAACTTTAGACGAAGTATTGGGAGAAAAGGGGGTTAAACAGCTAGCGATCAAAACTATCTTGCCATCTCTAAATAAGCAAATTCTTGAGCTCCTTCTAGAACTGCATCTTCCTTATAAGGTTGTATTTAATGAGGAATTTAATGCCTCGATCTATCATATGGGGGAAGAAATTTCCACGCAAACATTGTCAACCGGGGAAATGAAGAAAGTTGACTTTGCAGTCTTGATAGCCATAATAAAATTGATGAAAATCAGATTTTCCAGTGTTAACCTCCTATTTCTAGACGAGATATTCAGTTCGGTCGATCCAGATGGGGTCCACACAATTTTGAACACTCTAAGAAAAATCTGCGATGAAATGGGGCTTAATATCTTCGTTATTAATCACGCTCCTATGCCAACAGAAATATTTGATTGGAGGGTTGATATACAGAAGAAGAATAACTTCTCCGATATTCGAATGGAAAGGACAGAATAGTCACTAATGATTTCCGGGAATATATAGAATAAAAGGAACCCGGATGGCAAAAATTTTCCCAGCAGGAACAAGAACAGTAAGAAATTTAGAACCGAGATTCTATTATTTTTTAGTTGTTAAACCAGCTACCCGTCTACTGAGCAACCTCCCGCTCAAAGAATATTTTATATATAAATATAAAGTTCCTATTTCTGCTAGAAGAGGGGAATCTGAAATCAGATCGCATTTTAGTGGAGAAAATATAGAAACAATACTGGCTCTAAACGAGACCGAATATTCAACAGGTAAATTCAATCATCCTAAGTATACCAATCAGGATGAGGTCCCTATTTCTTTCCCTTATAAGGACTTATTAATTTATGAACAGAATAATATAGGAAAGGTTGAAATTAAGAACAAAATACCATCGGTCGGAGGCAAAGCACCATTAAATTTAGCGGAATAAAATGAACTTCTTAGAAAAATTCAACACAGATGACGTATTTTTTAGGGGATTGATCATAGGTCTACTTAAAAATATGAATGATAAAATAACCTATTATCAAACCGGATCAGACCAGGTTAAAAGAGAAGTTTTTATTCCTTTCTTTTATTCCATGGCAGGCGACGAACCGTTTCTACAGGATTTTTATTTGAGTTATGCAGACTGCGACGGAAACCCTGCATTTGCAGAGGGAAACTATGATGTGGTACCAAGGGGAATCATTGAATTCCAAAGTTCCAGAGTTAACACATCTGCTTCAACAAATAAATTCGTAAGGGCCACATATACCAAAGAAATTCCAAGCGAGGAAGGAAGCGAAATGAAAGCTTTTTCTGCGTATATGAATCCTATTCCACTGGAGGTAACTCTAAATATAAAGATTAAGGTGGATACAACACTTGACGCATTTAAGGTTCAGCAGAGAACTATGCAGATTCTATATAGGAATTTCACATATTATTTTGAGTTTGAGGGATTTAAAGTCCCTGTACAGGTTGGACTCCCTGATGCTCCTCCGGATAGACAGAATTCATTCCAATTTACATATGGGGCAACCAGAGGAGAAGGGATAACCCTAAATTTCACTGTTTCGTGTGAAACATATTTGCCTCAAATAGATGTCAAAACTGAAAGGTTTAGAGGAAATCTTATGCAGGGTGGGATTAAAGCAACAGTGGAATTTGGGATTGTACCAGAAGATAAAAGTACAATACTTCAGGGAATAGGAATAATAGGATCAGAACAGCAGATTTCTGGACAGTAACCCTTAATTTAAAAAGGCCGATATATATTCTATAAAAAGATTTATAATGGCTGATGCAATTACATTCTCCGCTATAGGAAATTATAGGACCATTTCATACAGTGATCCATTTTCATGTGTTAGAGAATTTAGAGGTTGGATAATAGAAACTACAGGTGAGAATCCCCCGGGCTCTTTTCTTTTACTAGAATTCAGATGGAGTGTAAATGGTTCCAACTGGTCCCTTTGGAATCATCTAACGGAGAATAATATTCAGTCACTTGCCCTGAGCACATCAAATCCTTTTTATGTTGAATTCAGAATGACCGCTTCATCTGATGAAAACTCAAGCCCATATTTTCCTCCTGGCACTACTCTTTCCCCTGAGATATCAGTGGAAAGATTCGATCTTGATCTTGTGTTTGATTGTGATAACGTGGGTGGAACATCTCTTTCTGGTCCATTGCCATCTAGACCTGCACCTCTTTGTAGCAGGGAGCTTACTAATTTTCCAATAGTTTTTTCGGATTGTAATTTCACATTTAATCCGTATGATGTTAATAGGGGAATAAACATCTACCAGGACATGAGCAACCTCGTAAATAATGTTTTTGGACATGAGGTTATCTATTATTCAGTCCAGCCACAGGGTAGAGGAAAAGATGTTGTGCTGAAAGAATATACGCTTTTTGATGTTGTAGACGACAAGTGCATAAAAGTGATGGTGCCGAATAACGCTTTTCCTGATGCAAAAATAAACTTCGATTCTTTTGGTCTCCAGTTTGAAACTCCGTTTGAAATACACATTGATAGGAGATATTTTGAATCTATTTTTGGTAAAGGATCACAACCAAGAAAAAGGGATATCATATATTTTCCAATAACAAACAGGATATACAGGATAGAATCCACATATTTATTTAGGGATTTTAATAATTATCCGGTTTATTTCAAGTGCCAATTGGCTAAATATGAGATTCAAAAGAATACAAATTGGGTTGATCCAGCAGCAGAAGCGGGTCTTCATGATTACACTATAAACACAAAGGATCTTTTCGGTGCAGAGGTTGAGGATCAGCAAACTAAGCTTACTAAACCCCAACAATATGTGACAACATCACAGAGAAGATTCGAGGATCCAACGAGATCATATATTCACAAGCTATTACCTATAATTGAGTATGATCTAAATAACAACTGGACCATAGTATTTAATGCTTATTATGATCTGGCAAGATTGTTTGTCGATGATCCAAACACGGTTACTCCTACTTCACCGCCTCAGATTTTAAAAGACGAGGAAAAAGACGCGGTCAGATGGAAATCAAGGCCCGTATTAGGTAACGATGAGGAAAGAAGTTTTACTTGCTGGTTTAGAGCTCAAAATTATATAGACAAATCCAAGCTAGTTTTTAGACCAGCTCCCAAGTTATCCCTCAGCATATTAGCAACTGCTCCGGGAACAATAACTTATACAACCGCTCCTATCCCACATGATCTCTCTTTAGGACCTAATCCAGATGGATTTGTTTCCATATTGGGTGATGGAGTTAGATCTGGTGGTTTCGAGGTTATCTCTATTCCAGACCAATACACTTTTATTGTTAAGGACTCGGGGGCGCCTCTCCCCGCATCCACAGCTTTATGGAAAATGCAAAAAGCCCAGCTAAGAAACCTAATTAATGGGTATTATTCGGGATCGGGTATAAGAATGGATGTGATTTGGAGCGGAACAAACGAGCCCGGCAAGAATGAATACATTCAAACTGGAAGTTTTAGAGTGAAGATAAATAACCTAGAGATATATTCACCATTCGGTAAAAATATATCCAGTGTTTTGGGAGAGTTTATTCCAGATTTGGAAGATTGGTACGGTTTTGTTTTTAATTTCTCCAATATATTCAAGCAGTATTCATTAAACGTATGGAAAATGACATACGACCCCAGCAATCCGATGGCTCAGACCTCCGATTTAAGTCTGGTCCATTCCCTAGTTGGAACTATAAATCAAGCATATACTTTTGATATACCGGAAGTTATAGAAACAGATTATGACAGCGAATTTTACGGTACCAATAATTATTCTTATAAAGTCTCTTCGTCTCCTCTTCTCCTGACAAACATAAGAATATTCCAGAACATGATAGAAGAGGGAAAACAATCAGCTATACTTAATCAGAACGTTGTAGGAGATGCTCAGTTAGCAATCATTATAGATAATGCTAAGCCAATTCTTAGACTTCCAAAGGTAGCAAGAAATAGATAATTTATGCCAAGAAGAAAACCAAAAAATAGAGAACTTAACAAGCAAAAGGAGCTGGAACTTAAAAAGAGTTTAGATGAAATACTCCTAGCTGATGAGATGCTTAATGGGATAGAAAACCCAAATTTACCTCCGCTAAAGCCTCAAAGGGCTATGAACATTGATGTCATAAAAAATGATGTGGAGTCAGAGGCAAAAAGAATTCTTAATGCCCTGGCCGATTTTTATTGGGATCCAAATTTATTAGAAGGTAAAGAATATATTAATGAAAAGCAAAAAATAGATGCCTTAAACGTATCGATCATGGCTTTTAATGTTAGAACCGCACAGCATGCAATAACTAAGCTTCTTGAAGAAATAGACTCGGGAAACTTCCAGCCTAGAATGTTTGAGGTTTTAGCACAGCTCCAAAATCAGATGATGCAGATGCCTAAAAACTTTTCTTCCTATATGACGCAGATGGAAAAAAGCTATAAACAGCTTAAAGTTGAGGCTGAACACAAACAGAATTCTAATCCCATAGCTTTAGATGAAAATGGAAATGTAACATCTATAAACCCAGGCGAGACCCTAAAAGTTAGGGGAAATAAATCTCTAATGGAGGGCCTGCAGAACTTAATGAAGACCAATGTTATTGTGAAAGAGGCCGAAATAATAGACCACGATGATAGTCTAGTTAACCCAGCTAAGAAGGAAAATCCATTGGGTGAAGATGGAGACGATTGTTTTTTAGATATAGATGATGAATTATTTGACGCTTAATTTTTATGGATAATAGCACACAAAATACAGAAAGGGGAAATTATTGGTCTACTGAGAGAGTAAACAAACTTCTCAGAGATGCAGAAGAGATTGGTATAGATTACAAGGAATTTGATAACCCATTCCATGAGAACGATCCAGAATTAAGAAAGGGTGACGTCCTTTTTGAGTACACCGAGGAAGAGCTAGAAGAAATAAAAAAGTGCGCGACGGATGTTGTTTATTTTGCGGACAAATATTGTCACGTAATGACAGATGAAGGGATCAGACAGATAATTCTAAGGGATTATCAGATCCAGATTCTAAGGCAATATCAAAATCATCGCAAAAACATATTTGTTTCACCTAGGCAATCGGGAAAGACTATCACATCTTCAATATTTCTGCTATGGTATCTATTATTTAACTTCGAGAAGAACGCCATAATTATGGCGAATATCGGGGATACTGCTGCGGAATTAATGGACAAGATCAAGATTATTATGAAGGGACTTCCATTTTTTATGAAACCTGGATTGAAAATCTATAATGTAATGACGATGAGATTCGATAATGGTTGTAGAATCATGGCTAAGACCACAACCAAAACATCTTCAATCGGTTATACTGTTCATATGTTATACATGGACGAGTTTGCTCACATTAATGCTAACTTCATAGACAGCTTCTTTAGATCTGTATACCCCACAATTTCTTCCTCACAGATAGCAAGGATTATTATCACATCTACGCCCAATGGACAGAATAAATTCTATGAGATATACAAGGCGGCATTGAATAAGGAGAATGATTTCAACCCGATAAGGGTCGAATGGTGGCAGGTACCAGGGAGAGACGAGGAATGGAGAAGAAAGGAGATAGCCAGTTTGGGATCCGAAGAAGATTTTAATCAGGAATACGGATGTCAGTTTTTGGCGAGTTCTAGGCTCTTATTGGACTCATCAACGCTTAAGAAGATGAGAAAAAATCAAAATGATTTTATTTTTCATGATCTTTCCCCTTTTGAAAACAGCCAGGTTGATTATTCCGGATTAGTGTGGCATCCCAAGTTTGACCCAACATCAATTTTCGAAAGTGATGCAAGTCAGAGATTCGTCATTTCTATAGACACTGCAGGAGGTGGGGGAGGAGACTTCTCAGTAGTAAATATATTTAAGGTGTCTCCCATGCCAACATCAGCAATTCAGGAAAGGAGATTTTTTGAGTCTGAAAGTGATTTTTTCTGTCTTTTACAGGTGGGAATGTTCAGATCTAATGTGGTTCAGATTGAGGAACTTAAAATAATAATTGAGATTCTTTGCTCCAGGGTATTGGGTAATGAAAATGTGAAAATTGTATTGGAATTAGATTATAAGGGAGAAAATCTAATGGATAAGCTTCTCGAGGGTGACGAAATAGTTCAGGAGATGTTTGTTTATTCCAAACATTCGGAATCGACCAAACAGTTAAGACCAGGGGTGAAGCTAACCCCAAAGAATAAGGAAAAATACTGCGAGGATACCAAATCACTTTGCAGAAACAATAGAATAGTAATAACTGAAAAAAACTCTGTTTTTGAGCTTTCTAATTTTGGAATAACGTCCAGGGGGTCATATTCTAGCCAGGTTGGTAAGGATGATATAGCAATGACCATAGTTAATACAGCGTCATGTTTTGAGAGTAGTGATTTTGACGATCTTGTGATGGATGTCTATGATACAATACCGGAAAAATTCAAAAAAGAGATAGAGACTAAGCTTGGAAATAACTCCAACGATCCTAATGCTCAAATGAATTCGGATTTAAGCTCCTATCGATTTGTAAATTCCCTCCTTGATTCCTAAAGAGAAAAGATATATATAGAGAAAGAGGAGGATAGAAAAATCCCAACTTCTAAATATATACAAATAAAAATCTCAAATGGCTAAGAAATTGAAATTGGATCTTTCGGTTTTCAAAAGCTCCGGAGTTTACACCCTGGAATTTGATGCTTCAGAAAACTTAATTGTTAATCCACAGACCATCCGATTGGTTGTAGGATTCTCAAATGTTGGTCCTTTTAATACACCGGTTTATATCCCGGATATTAGAACAGCACTTGCAGTTTTTGGTGATATTGACAAAACTTTGGAAAAGAAAGGATCTTTCTTCCATAGATCAATCCAAACCTGCTTACAGCTAGGACCTGTTTTTGCTTTAAACCTGCTCAAACTAAATAATTCGGTAGATGTTAACGGCGATCCTGATTATGCAGCAGGAGCCGATGTGGCTAGATATAGATCATTTTCTGTTGACACAGAGGAAATAAATGGTGGGAATGCTACAACTGACTATTCTTCCGTTTTAGAAAACCAAGATAAATTGGTTTCTTCATATTTTAATAAGGAGAAATTCTGGTTCCCAGATCCTAACTATCTATTGGCTACTGCAGATTCTAGCGGAACACAACCGGATAAGAATAAGCTTTTTCATATAGTTAACCTTGGACAAAATCCCGTTAGCGTTATAGTTAAAAAGTCACTGGATTCTAGAATTCCATTAAATGGATTCGATATCTTAGCATCCGAATATTTTGGTGCTGCGAACGTACCAAGCTTCATGCACCCTTATGATTACATCTCAGACTATTTTGTTGATGTGATCGTAATAAGCGGAAATTGGACAAATTATGCTACATTGGCAAACGATCCAATATTTAGCTCATATTTTACCACAAAAGGATTCATCAAGTCTAGAATAGACGACTTTTTATCTCTCAACCAGATAAACGTTGTTCTAAGCATTACAGGAACTTTTATCCCTGATTTTGTTGATCAAAACGGAATTAACAGATACGTTAAGACCCTAATCAATAACGAGACTGGACAAACCGGAATACTTTGTGCGGTAAACGAAGAGGCATTGGACGATTTAGGATCTAACACTAGTTTGGTTGATCTTGTTGGACACCATTTAATAGATGAGATCTCAGTTGACTCTGACATCGTATCAATCCCTAAAAAAGTTGATTTTCTTTCATATAACCAAGTTTTAGTTTCAGATTTCATCTACGCTAAGAGCATAGACGGATCATCTACAGGAACAGAGATTGCTGAAGCATCTTCTCCGGGTCTATCCCTAATAGAAACAGGATCTTTATTAGGAGACAATCTCTTTACTTCCTTCACTTCACTTGGAGATAAAGGTATTGATATTGCTGATATGCAAACATACTCAGCATCCGCAAGAGATGGAGGACTCCCTTATTTACAAACAGCATTTACTGGAGTAAATTATGCAGATCAGATCACAACTTTGAAGGCTTATCTTACGCCAACAACATCATCTCCTTCTAAGAGATTTATCATAGGTAAGGTTATGAATACTCTTCCTGCAGCTGGATACCTTGGATTTTTCGTGGATGAATTAGCGAAATTGAAAGTTGAAGAGGTGAAATTTGTTACCGACGGAACTCTACCAGTTGGATATCAAACTCAGCTTAGAATTAGATTTAGTCATCCTTTAGTAGGATCTACTGCAGGTACCACTTATATTGAACCTTGGGACGACACCAACAAAAACACATCAAGCAACGCATACCAGCTTGGTAGTCCAGATTACTTTGACTACGATGATGTTTTTGGATCACCCGATATTCCTGGAGAATTAGTTGGAGTAAATGATAGCTACATCGCTTACGAGAACTCCCCAGCATACCAGGATTGGACCATAGGAAACGTTACTGATGGTGACGTAGCTTGGAAAGATTCAACAGGATCAAGCGTGCAATATCTTAAATTTGAAAAGAATATTGATAGAGACGGATTTGATTACTTAATAATCAGAGCATATCAAGATTCAGATTTCTCATCTGCAGAATCAGTCGAGGATTTTGGTCTTACATATAAAAGCTCAGTAGCGGTTCCATTGAACCAGGCAGGCACATATGAGTTTGTTATAGTTTCTCTTGCAGGCAACCTTAACGAATATGTAGATATTATATCTCAGGTTTCTCAGAATGTCGTTGAAATCACGACTACCGAAGCAAATAATAAATTCATTAGGGTTGGGGATCTCTTGGTATCTACGGATCTTCAGTTGTTTGATAACCCATCAGTAGAAAACGTTCAAAGTAGATTAACAAGAATAATCGAGGTAAGAAAGGTTCCTATTCCTGGATCTCCAGGTCAGTATACTATCTACGTAAAAACAGATAGACCTATCAAGCTTTATCCTGGGGTACCTTCTAAGGTTAACAAATTCAAGGCAATACACAAGTTTATTAACACGTACACCTTGTCATACCTTCCTGGATTTAAGATTAAGGCCTCACATAAACCCGATGGGACTGAAACTAGACTAAACGAGATATTAGATGTTCTTTTCAACACTAATCTCGCTAAAACCCTTGCTGATAGAAACATTATTACATTCAGATACATTGTTGATACGTTCGATGGAGGTCTTCAAACTAATTCAAAAAATCAGTTATCAAGACTTGCTAAGCTTCGTCAAAAATGTTTGGCAATCTGTAATTCTCCATCTATTAAGAAGTTCATCGACTCTATAGATCCTAGATTTACAGAATTACCAACAGCAACAGAGCCACAGCCTCTATTGAATCCTAAATACATAGCAGACGGAGGAAATCTATCATTGAATCCTTCATTTAGATTTACTCTTCCTGATGAAGATTTGGGAGCTAAATTCTGCGGATTCTTCTCCCCTTTCCTAACAATTAGAGAAAATGGTAAGAATTTGAACATACCTCCTGCTGCTCACGTTTCTAATAACTTTATTAGAAAATTCATCACTGGAGAGCCTTATTCAATCGTAGCTGGTCAGAAAAGGGGTATACTTTCAGGAGCAAATCTAATCGGTTTGGAATATGATTTTGGTAACGATGACAGGGATTTTCTAGAGCCTTTTGGAATTAACCCTATTGTTAGAAGAAGAGGCATAGGACTAGTAATATACGGTAACCAAACTGGATATCAAAGAACTAATTCAGCTTTCAACAACTTGCATGTTAGGGATCTGTTAATCACTGTAGAAGAAGCTATCGAAGATATTCTTAATAACTACGTGTTCGACTTTAACGAGGACAACATTAGACTTGAAATTAAGACTCTCGTTGATAATTATCTTTCAGGAGTTAAGTCTGTTGGAGGTATCTACAATTACCTGACTATTATGGATTCTTCTAATAATACTCCGGCAATCATAGATCAAAACTTGGGAATAATCGATGTTATAGTTGAGCCTGCAAGAGGTATTCATAAGTTTATCAACAGATTGACGGTTACTAGAACTGGAGGAATCAGCTCTGGAGGATTTATACAGTTCAGCTAATTTTTGTCCAGTTGATAAGGACAAATATATAAAATAAAAAGGAATGGCAGGACTACCACATTTTACTAGCTCTAAGGCTTCAGTCAATAAATTTGAACCGGTATTCTTAAACCAGTTCGAGGTGACAATTACTCCTCCAACTGCTGTTGTTCCAATAAATGGAGTTCCTGGAAATGGGAATATCCTTTTGGAACAAATTAAGAGAATATCTGGATTAGGAGTAGATCAAAACCCAGGCGAGATCTCTCAGCAATTCAAGTTTGCTAAAAGATATTATTCCGGAGCAGCCCCAACTAAAACTGGATTTGATCTGGAGATGTCTTTCGAGATTAACCTTGATGATAACAATTCGATGTATGTTTTTAAGACTATGAGGCAGTGGTCGGATCTAATCTATAATCCACTTACTGGAGCTATGGGTCTGAAGAAAGACTATACAGGAACCATAGTAATTAATGTGTTCAATAAGGCGGGAGATGTATTTAGAAGAATAACTTGTAAAGACTGCTTTCCAATGACGGCGATTACGGAAATGGCGCTGAACTATACAGGAACAAATATCTATGAGATATCCTTAACATGGGCAGTCGACCATTTCGATGATGTATTCATATAAAAAATTAAAAAATGGCAGGACTACCACATTTTACAAATTCCAAAGCAGCGGTTAATCTATACGAACCGGTATTCTTAAACCAGTTTGAGGTTATAATTCAACCGCCACCAGCAGTATCTAATCCTTTAGGAAATATAGGAAAAACGCTATTGGTTGAAAATATATTATCTGTTAGCGGATTGGCCGTTGATAAAAATCCAGGGATTATGGAGCAGAGGTATAAATTCTCTAGAAGAAGATATGCAGCAGCTGCTCTTGATGACACTGGAATTAAGGTTGCAGTAGAATTTGAGACAAACCTGGATGATAATAACTCAAACTATGTGTTTAATACTCTTAGGCAATGGTCCGACCTTGTTTATAATCCTCTAACAGGTGCAATGGGTATTAAATCAGTGTATGCAAATCAGACATATATGTTAATATCAATGTTTAATAAACAGGGAGATGTCTACAGAAGAATAAAACTATTGAACTGCTTCCCTGTGGAACCAATCAAACCTCTGGATTTAGATTACACCAATGGTAACCAAGCATATAAAATAAGAATGTCTTTCAGAGCGGACTTTTTCGAGGACGTTTTCAACTAAGATATATAAAAAGATTCTCTACAAAGGATTATCCCCTGTTTTTCCTAGTGAATCACAGGGGATTTTAATTTATACATACATGGACGACCCTAATAGTGAAAAATACGAAACGAAAAATAGCAAGTCTCTTCTTGGTTCTCGGGACTTTTTTCTGTCCCTTTGGATTCGATATCCTTTTCGCAAATATAATGAATTGGACGAAGTCGTATTGGCATACTGTTGTAATTTTTTATTTCCTTTCGGCGCTCTGCTTTGGAGTGTATCGGGTATTATCCAATGATAAAAAATCGGAACAAAATTAATATTGGTAGTATAATCTAAAAAGATCAATGAATAATATAGACGAAGAATTGATGAATGAACTCAGAAGAAAAGAAGCATCGTCTCCTCTGGAGTATGATGAGGATGTTAAGGATGCTAAAATTCCATCCTGGATTCAAGAAATATCACAAGAGAAAAAAGAACCTGTACTAGCTCAGGAACCGGAAAAGCCAAAAAGCCTGGGCAAGGCATCGTTTGTAGCAGAGATGCCTCTGGGAATAGGAGAATATTGGAAAAATATACCACTCTCCAATCTTCCATCAGATGGATTTGGGTATCCAGATGGAATGGAAATAGCAATTCGCCCGGCTGATGTTTCAGAGATAAAATATTACTCCATAATAGATGAGAACGATCGTTTAGATATGGATGATAAATTAAATCACATAATTAGCAAATGCTGCAAAATCAGATGGAGCGGAGGACCTTTAAGTCACTATGATATACATTATGAAGATAGATTTTATCTGATTATGGCGATCAGGGATTACACTTTTCCAAAAGGCGAAAATAGAATATTTTTATCAGCCAAAAAGAATTGTACAGGTGAGACATGCGATATACCAGACTCAATAGAGCTTAGATCCAGCATACTTGATAGTTTTAAGCTTTCACCTGAGATTAAATCCAAATTCAGCAACGAAAAAATGTGTTTTGACCTCATTCCTAAAAATGGTGGAGCTGGACTTGAACTTTTCATCCCTAGCGTGGGAGTTACCACAATAATTAGAAAAATAATAGATTTTAAAAGATCAAAAAATAAAAAGTACGACGAGAGCTTCGTCGACGTTGCCCCATACATTATACCCAATTGGAGGGATCTTGATGAATCAATGTATGATAATTACGAGAGAGCATCCAAAGAATGGGACGTAACACAATTTTCTATAGCGGATCAAATATCCAAAACAATTAAATTTTCCACAAAAGCTGAAGTAAAATTCAATTGTGAAAAATGCGGTGGAGAGGTCACCGCTCCCTTAACCTTTCGCGGAGGCTTTCGATCCTTTTTCGTTATTTCAGATATCCTTGGACAACTATTATGAGCTGAGATTTAGGCTTTGGGAGGAATTTAAAATGTCTCCGGATATTTTTGAAAGAATGCCCTATTTCGAATTCTATGATATCATAGAGAGACTAAACGCCAAGATAGAATCCATAAATAAATCCCGCAACAATGGGGATCTAACAGAAATATTCTCCTTTTCCAACAAGTAGGTAATTTTGGGGTATATAAATCAAAAATCTCACTAAATTGGCTGAAGAAAATAAAGGACGGGTTTTTTCTGGAAAAGATATTACGGAGGATAAAAAAACCCTTGATCGGTTTATTGCATCAAGAGGAACTACTGAATTGGGTGATTCAGCTAAGAACATTAAAGCTGTAGGGGAGGTATCAGGAGAGGTAAGAAAGGCATTCATTGAAGAGGTTTCAGCAGCTGAACAAAAAATAGATCCTGAAAAAGCATCCAAGAAGGAAGCTTATGATTTCTTTTCCCCTGTCATAGGGAAAGAGATAACATCATTCAAGAAGAAATTAGAAGAAGGCGAATCCATAGAGGAGGTAGCAATCAAAGAAAAAGCTGAGAAGGTCGCAGCAACAAGGTCTAGGTATGCTAATGATATATTAACCAGACCAATATCCGAAATTATTTCAGGGCACATCAGAATAAAGGATTTGGAAGGAGCAGATTCATTCGAAGACGTGTCAAGTAGAGTGGAAGAATCTGGTGCTGGTACTTTAAGGAGTCTAATGGATCTTTTTCTACAAACTGAAGATCTTGTTAAAAATCCGGGTCCGGAAATGAACATGAAAATGCTCAATGATACCCTATCTAAGCATAATATATTATTAAATGGAGTAGCTTTACTTCTAAAAGAACTTGGGATAAAAAACCCCGATTTTAATGATGCGGAAAAAAAATTCGACGAAGCCCTAAAATCATTTAATCCTAAATCGCTAGAAGGCGTAAAAAATGAGATTAAGACCGAGACGACAAAGGAGAAGGAAACATCTAGCACAACTACAGAAAAAACCGAAACTAAAACATTAGAAACTCTCAAGAGCGAAACAAAAACATTAGAAACTCTCAAGAGCGAAACAAAAAGTATAGAATCGGTAGGGGAAGAAGCTAAAAAAACAGAGGGATCTAAAGAACCGATAGCTATACCCAAGGAGGAAACTATCTCAATCGGAGAGAAAAAAGAACCCGCACCAGTGGAAGCTGTTTCGTCCGCTTTAAAATCCCCAGAAGCGGGGGAAATAAAAACTGAAGCCGGAATTAAAACGGAAGTTTCTAAGCCTTCAATGGAAAGCGTAGGCGAGGCTAAATCATTGGAAACCCCTGCTGTTTCAGCACCACCGTCCACTCCCTCTACGACTGCTTCTCAACCTGCTTCTATACAAAAAATAGAGGGATCTGAATCAACAGAAAAAACGGAGCCTGCATCAGGAGCAGTAGAGCCTGTTTCAACAGAAGAAAAGGGTGAGTCTGCTGCCGAATCCCCAATGCAGGGATTTTTAGATAGCTTAGGTCTTGGAGGATTACTTAGTGGGCTTAAAAAGAAATCCACAAAAGAGTCAGAATCAGGGGAGAAGACTGAGAAGAAAACGGAGGGTAAAAAAATACAGGAGGTATCCAAGGAAATTGCCCAAACAACATCTCCTGTTTCTATAGAATCAATAAAACAGACGGAACAAACAGCTAAGTCACCATCTGCATTACAGGCTAAAATAGAAAGTTCCCCATTAAAGATGTCCAAGGAGATACCCGCTCCAGTATCTAAGACTTCACAGGAATCAGTATCCGCTTCACAAGTGGAAAATGAAAAACCTGAATCACAAGCAACAGGAGAAGCTGGTGTAATGAGTGAAACAAAAACTGAATCCGCAGTAAAAAGTACAGGGTCCTCGAGCGAAAAATCATCGGAGGGTTCAAAAGGTGGATCAGATCAGGAAGTACTTGCTTCCATACTTATGGTGATGCAGGAAATCAGAGAAACACTAAATGGACCCCTTATTGTAACCAGCTCAGGAAATAAATTTGATTAATATCAGAAACATTCAAAAATTTTTTTTATATTTGCAGAAAAAAATAAACTATGGCAAATTTTAAGATCACACAGGAATTAAAAGCTGACGTTTTGGAATTTTTAAATTCATACGGAGGCTACAAAAAAGCACTTGACGTTTTAAACGATCAAGAGAAATCGGAATTATCAGAAGATGAGATTAATTCCGTTATAGTTCTTCTAGGAACTTTTAGACTAGGAGAAGTATATCAACTAGTGGAAAGATTCAGAACCGAGGTAATAGAGGTGAGAGATGACTCTACAGATCCACAGTCCTAATCAGAATCCAGATCCAAAACAATATAAGATAGATTCGGTATACTTGAGAATGGCTCATATATGGGCTGAAAATTCTCATTGTAAGAGAAGCCAGGTCGGTTGTCTTATAGTGAAGGATCGTGTGATAATATCAGATGGATATAATGGTACTCCATCCGGATTTCCAAATTGCTGTGAAAATGAAAAGGGAGAAACCCTGGATATTGTTCTTCACGCAGAAGCAAACGCCATTACAAAGTTAGCCAAAAGCACAGTAAGCTCGCAAGGATCCACTTTATATGTGACACTCTCGCCATGCTTTAGCTGCGCTAAGCTAATAATTCAGGCGGGGATCAAAAGAATAGTTTTTTCTGAAATGTATAGAAACACAGATTCTTTTAATCTCTTCCAAAAAGCAGGAATAGAAATAATACGAATAAATTTAAAATAATCAGGGGAAAATGCCAAAAAACATACAGGAACTAGCAGAAAACTTTTTAAACACTTCAGATGAAAAACACTTTATAGATTTATATAAAAGACTAAAGCCCGGACTACTTAACCATTGCAGGGCTATTTTAATAGACGAAGAAACTTCGGAAGATGCCTTCTCGAACACAATGGCTAAGATATGGACAAAGATGTCACAGTACGATCCCTTAAGGGGAAATTTTTCAACGTGGGCATATAATATAGCAAGAAATGAATCATTGCTAATAAAGAAGACTAAAAATAGATATATGCCTCTAATTACTGAATCTATCAGAGTAAATGAGTCCGGCGAGGAAACAGTTCATTCTGAGCTAGAATCATATTCAGAACCGGATTGGAACCTTAGTGACAGATTTGGAGAACTAGACTGCTTATATGACAATGTGGTTCACAAAATGAAAGATCTTCCCGAGATCTATAAAGAAATACTTATAGATAGAGAAATTCATAAAATGAAATATCAGGACATTGCGGAAAAACACGGCATGAAGAAAAGAGCAGTTGCAACAAGAATTAGAAGGGCACGTCTAAAAGTAAGGGAAATGTTTCCCGATGCTAAATTATGTTTCGTCGACTAAATTATTATCATATGAGACTTCCATTTTTTCAGGTAATTAATGATATAAACAATTACCTATTTCTTAAAAAAACTATTAAGAAAGAAAGAAATACCATTACTTGGCAAAAATTTAATCTCAGATCCGACTGGATAGGAAGAATATACACAGTTGTGAATCTTCCACCAGAGGTAACTTTATCACCTGATGCTCCCGAAGAGATCCGGCCTGCTTATGTTCTAGAGGAAATTCGCCCCATTAACGAGTATCTGACAAGTCTTAATTTACATGAGATCATAATGCCAGAATTTAAACCACTCGAGGGAACAGATTCATACCTAGTAATTTATTATCCGGTTTTTCAAAGATTTTCTTTGACCTGGATCTTTACTAGAATATTTGGTATAGTATTATTGTGGTGGCTCCAAATGAAATTTTCAATTTTCACCTTTCTTATATCGAAAACTTCTTCAGGACTCCTATCTCTTATAGATTTTATTAAAGCGTAATGCAGACAATAGAAAGAAGGGCCTATCCGTGGGGTAGAGCATATGTAGTAAAGGAAGGTGATAATGAAATGATATTCCCCTCAGTTACTACTGTGCTTAAGCTTCTCGAGAATAAAAAATATGAAAAATTAAGGGAGGAGTTTGGAAATGATAGGTGGGAAAAGATCTTATCCAATGCAGCTGACAGAGGCACAATTATGCACCGTATGCTTGAATTATTTCTCCTCGAATGGGATAAATCAAGGGATGTTGAAAAAGCTCTTAAAACAGCTCAAGAATACGCATTAGAGGAGGCAAATAACTCTGATGTAGCGAGAATGAAAATAGTAAATAAAGCTAGAAACCTGTTCTGGAATTTTTATCATGACAATTTCTGGGAATCCATATCCGAGGTGGTTGAAAATGAAGTTTTTCTTTGGACAAAATTCAAAGGAGGCTGGGCAGGAGCTTCGGATTTTGTTTTCAGAAATCATGATAAAAAATTAGTGGTAGACGATTTCAAATCATCAACGAGCGAAAAGAATGAAGAGGATATTCTAGGGTATAAATTACAAATAGCTGCATATATGTTTATGTGTGCAGAGAAATATGGAGAGATTCCTGTTATGGGTAGGATTAGAGTATCCAATGAGAATTCAAACCAAATACAAACTTTTATAGTTCACGACCACGAGCTAAAAGATTACCTTAGAATATTTCTAGATTTACTTGAAAAATTTAGAAACAACTATATGGATCTGGAAACTATCTAATCAATATTATCTAAAAAGGTTAAAACATATTAAAATGGAAAAAGAAGTTAAAGTAGTCACTATGGAAAATTCAGCACCAAAAATCGACGAAAAAAAGGTCAAAGACCTCACAAATAAACTCGAGAAGAAGAGAAAGGAGATTTCTACCAAGTTGTATGCGGTAAAAATGGGAAAAACCGATTTTGAATCGTATAAAACATTCTTTGAAAATGATGTTGAATGGATTGGTAAACAGTCATTAGGCGTAGTTGAGATAAACAAAAGAATATCGGAGATTGAAAAAAATGGGATAAAAGACAATGTGATCTATTTGAGAAACCTAGAAATAGAAGCATCGCATTTCTTTCTGAACTCTCATAAAGGAAAAGGATCGGTGCAAGCTATTTCTCACATTGCAATTTTAAAAAATATGGAAGAAGCTTTATACTCATTGGCTCCGGATAACAAGGAAATTAAGGATTTAGAAGCTGAATTAGCAGCTGCACAGCAGGGTCTTGAAACTGCTTAAATCATAAAAATTTAGATCTAAAATTAAGGCCCTTTCATGGGGCCTTTTTATTTTCCGATATATACAAAAAGAATTTGGATAATTATGAAGCAAAAAATCTTTCCATATTTAATAGCTTTGTCTGCTTTTCTAGTTTCTGGTTCTGCGGCATTCTATTCCGTTTACGGGATAGGGAAAATGTTTGCAGGCGCATCTCTTCAGGTTATGATAATGGCTGGAAGCTTGGAGTTTGCCAAAATAGTCATAGCATCTCTTCTACATCAGTACTGGGGATCTATTAATAAGCTGCTGAGAATATATTTTATGATCTCTGTTTTAATACTTATAGGGATCACATCGGCAGGGATCTATGGATTTTTATCCTCTGCATATCAGGAGACCGCTTTTAAATTAGAGAACAGTAAACAAGAAATAGAACTAATAGAGGGGGACAAGAAGATATTGCAAAGTGAAATAGAAAACATAACAAGGCAGATAAATGATAAAAATAAAAGAATAGGATCTCTATCTGAAATAAGGACCAAACAGCAAGGAACACAAGACAATTTAATTAACGCCAACAAGTCCACAAGATCAATCACATCACAAATTGCTGGTGTAGAGTCTAATATAAAGACTTTGGATTCTGAGCTTAAGGTACTTAATGATTCTCTATCATCAAAGAATAGACAGATAGCTTCTAAGGATGTAGAGATTATGAAGATAAACTCTAATAAAGATATAGCTCAAGAAATTGGGCCAATAAAGTATATAGCAGGGATAACAGGAAAATCCCTATCAACCGTTGTTAATTGGTATATAATTGCTTTAATGTTAGTGTTTGATCCACTAGCAATTGCCTTAGTAATTGCAGCCAATTTTGCGTTTTCGAAGAATTCAGAACCATCCAAAAATAAGGAAGAAGTTAACGAGGAGGATAAATCAGAGAAAAATGTATCAGATTTAGAAATTTCATCTGCAGATAATAAAGAAAAAGCAATTAACCATGAGATATCAGATTCAAATGAATTCTTAGATCAAAGCGAAAGCACAGAATATCATATCCAAGGGGATTTAATTGAAAATTCCAATATGGAAAATATAATTTTAGATCCAGATGAAATGGACAAATCTCATGTGATATCAAGTCCAGAGATTAAAGAGGATTTAACCGTGGTAACATCAACAAGAAATGGAAAATTTCTTGGATACAAGCAGGATAAAATTATTGCCCCTAAACAAGCTGTTGATCCAACCAAACTTAGATAGTAACTTCTACAGAATATGAATATATACAAGACAAGGCCAAGTTATATTCAGAATGATAGGAAGTATTAACTCAACAGATCAAAGATATATTAAATATCTAAACTGCTCACCAACCAAACAAAGGGTGGTATCTTTTCAAGGGTGCGAATTAACTCTTAGTGAAGGTTCAAGTGTTTTATCATCGGTAAGTCTTTGCGATCTTAGTCTAAATAAAGCTGATGCTTTCCCAGGATTTGATGGATGCGGGGGTTTCATAAAAAAATCCATAGTTCTTGCTGCTAATGGAAATCAAATCATTACAGCACCGGAGATAGTGGGAAGTACCGGGCAAGTTCAAATGATAATATTTAAGGTTAAATATCCAAGTTCCTTGGTCGGTGCCGATAGATACATTACTTTTGAATATAATGGATGGGTGGGACCGATAGAAACTCTCATGGTTTTATCTGGAAGAGCATTATATAATGGATGGGACATGACTAATTATTCAGGAAACAATCCCGTTCCTCCTTTTTCACCTTCTATACAACCAACACCAGCATCTCCAAGTATATCTTTCGGTGGATTTTTATTAAGTAATCCAAACATAGCGGCCGTTCAGGTTGAAATAATGATTTTTAATTAATGGCTACTCCTCCACTAGTTTGCTCTTCGAGTGTTTATAATACCTTCCAGGGAATAGTCATGGACAGGTGCGAGATTAAAATGCTCGAGGGAACAACAGTAAAATCCACGTTTAGTCTTTGCGATTTTGGAATTTCGATAGATGATTTTTCAGCCTTTAGCACTTGCCTTGAACCTGGACTATCATTTCTTTTAAATCCGGAGGGAATAGATATAAACGGAGAAGTAAAGCTCATAATAATAAAGGCATCATATCCCACATCATTAGATCCGTCTCTAAGGTTTATTAATTTTATAAACCAGGGGAGAACGCTTCCCATGGGTGATATTATGGTATTAACAGGAAATCCAGCTTCTGATGCTCCGGGCAGGGGGTGGGACATATCTCCGGACGGAAGTGGCATATCCTCTCCTTATTTTGAACAGGGCGGAATGCTTCTATATAATCCCCAAACGGTAAGGATAAATATACAAGTTATAATAGGATCCAATCCTCCAAACACGGTAACTCCATCTAACAGTGACTATATCACTTCAGAGGATGGCTATTTTATTACATCGGAAAATGGATACTATATAGATTTCGAATAAAATTAAAAAAATGGCAAAAAGAAAAATAACGGAATTTCCCCCAGCATCAACTTTAGGACCGGGGGATTACATTTTAGGATCACAGGAGGGGATCACCAAAAAATTTCCCGGGAATCTATTTATAACGGAAATTTCTTCTGGTCCAACAGGTCCACAAGGATCAACGGGTCCACAAGGTGATCTAGGAGCTACCGGTCCACAAGGGGATCTAGGAGCTACCGGTCCACAAGGGGATCTAGGAGCTACCGGTCCACAAGGACCTACCGGATCTGGAGGAGAAGGATCTACAACGATAACAAACCTTGAACTTACCAACGATGCCACAACCATCAATTTTTTCATAGGAGAGCCTGTCAATTTCACCAAAACAAATTACGGAGATGAAGTTGATTCGATTGATACGGATATTTCTATCACTAGAGGCGAAAATCAAGGAATATACAATCCAGAATTAGAGCCTGAATGGGATGGTAACGATAATGATTTTGAACTTCATAAGAGCCCAAAAAATACAGGATGGAATACAGAAGGATGGGGAGATCTAACAAATCTTAATGCTAGAGAGTACGAAACATTTTACGATGCAGTCGGGGGATCTTTAGGAAATAATGTTCTTGCGCCAAACTTCATTATGAAAGATGAAGCTAACAACAAATACTACAAAATAGATTTCACTCAATGGGGTAATGCTAATTCTGGTGCTCCTTTTGCTTATACTCGACAACAAGTAGATGGAGTTACAGGAGAAGATATCGGAGAGTTAGTTACTTTTACAAAACCGGGTTATTCCGATCCTTTCTTCGTGAATGATGTGATAGATGCAGGTCTAAGCATCAGCCGAGGTTCAAATCAAGGAATATTTAATACTGAACTGGAAGCGGGATGGAATGATAATTTACCAGTTAGTGGATATTTAAGCCCTAAAGGAACTAAATGGAATATCGATGGTTGGGCAGATCTAACAAATATAAAGAGCAGAATCTACAAAAATTGGGTTGAGGCTTTTGTTGGGAACGTTGGTCAATACATAGTAGGCACTGAATGGGTCATGTACGATGAAATCAACGACAAATATTGGGCTATTAAATTTAACCAATGGACCGGACAAGGAAATGGAGGAGGATTCAATTATACCAGACAACAAATCGATCCGGATATTATGTTTGTTCACACAACTGACGGAAGCGAAATAGACGAAATCGAACCTGGAGTAATTGCTATAACCAGAGATTCTTCAAAAGCAATTTACAACCCCTATGACGAAGGTTCTTGGGATGAGGACGTGAGTCCTGGAGGAACTCTTTGGAATTTCGAAGGAAATGAAGATCTTAGTGATATTGAATCTCGAGAATATACGAATTTCTTCGCTGCTCAAGGATATTGGGGAATTGGAAATAAGATAGATGGAGCCGAAGCAGTAATGAAAGTACCTTCAACTAGTAAATACTATACAATTAAATTCACAAATTGGCAAAGAGATGGAGGTGGAGCTTTCAGTTACATACGAACTGAAATTGATTTAACTAAAATAAATGAAGGAATACGATTTGCTGATGGAACTCTTCAAAAAACTTCCGCTAATAATCATATAAAATTCAAAGGACCTTTTCATAGAAGAATCGAAGAATGGTATGGTTACAAAGAAGTTTTAGTGACTCGATCTGTAAATTATGAAATAGGATCCACCGCCAAATTCGATTCTGATGGGCCCTATGCTTATTTCGAAGTAGATAATGAAACAGAAGCTACCGAATTCAATCAACCCGGAGTTAGAAATATATTTATTAGCTCGGATTCCGGAGATAGTTGGAATGGGGTGAGAGCTGCAGGTTATGGGGATTCCGGAGGATGGTATGTTCAAGTACGGACAGGCGAAGGAGCCAATGTATTAGATATAACTCAAGGAGATCCTTTAACCATAAGATACACTAGAGGAGGTGATCCACAGGTTTGGTTTAACCCGGATGATAGTCCTGGAGGATTTGGAAATTTCAGAGGGGCAGTTATTGATTATCATGCGTATAGTGAGAATTCTGGAACGATAGTAGGAAATATCATCGTTTCTAATGATGGTGAAGATTTCAACGTCACGCATTCTGAATCAACTTCCGGAAGCAGCGATACATCTTCTGTTATTCTTTGGGAATCTTATAGAAATCCAGACGATCCGAGAGAAGGTCAACTAGCCGCATGGAGAATCGATGGTTATGAGGATCTAATTAAGGTTCAATGGAAAGCAACCATGTTCTATGGACAAGAAACAGGAAGTCGCCCCGCTTAGCGGTGTGCCATAGGTTAAATAATAAAAGATAAACAAATATGAAATTTAGAAAATTAAATATCAGTGAAATTTCCGGAGATTCGAATACCATTTTTTCTGAAGGAACATTATTTCTTACACCAACGAATGAATTAAAGATTGGTGATGGTGTAACTGAAGGCGGAAAACAATTTACTGTTGGAGGATCCGGAACAGCTCCTAGAGTGATTTATCCTACATCTGGAACTGGTACAAATGGAATCGTATTTCCGAAGGATCCTAACGGAGGAAGCGGAGATACAGCTAGCATTAAATATTATCCTGTTGAAGGTGAACAGATGGTTCTTCATATAAATGTGGAAAACGATGAAAGCGATGAAATATTAATAGATGCCAGCGGATCGGTAAATTTACAAAGTAATGATAAATTATGGTCTTTTGATAGGGATGGTAATTTAACTCTTCCAGCAAACGGAGATATTTTAGATAGTGAAGGTAATTCAGTATTGGGGGGAGGAGCAAACACAGGAGATATAACATTCGATGGAATTTCTATTATTGGAGGCGGTACTGGAAGTGGAGACGGCAGCGAAAACGGTACTATCGAACTAGTGCCTGATTCTTCATTAAAGAATAACGATCAGTATATCATTATAGACCCAACGATTGGGGAACCTCCCCACATTCATATCCGTGCAGGGGGAACTCAAGATGACTCTAATGCTGTATTGTTCTTGGGCGGAGAAAATAGTCATGTTAAAATTGGAGAAGGCTCAAATCCGCCGGTAACTATTGCAAGCAATAATAACAATTTCATATTCAGCACAGATGGTTTTCTAATCTTTCCTGACGGAGGATCAATGAAATATGGAAACTCGGTTCCAGTTTCAAGTGTAGGAGCTCCGGGTGATGTAGAAGGTACGATCGTTATAGCAAGCGGGTACATATACTATTGCACGGAAAACTATGTTTCGCATGATAGTACTATAACAATAGACAGTGGAGGAGCTTGGGGAGGAATTGCTGGTGGATTAACCTCAATACCGTTCTCTAGTACTGAAAGAGTTCCAGAAATCGGCTGGACTATAAGCGGTCCACAAAATGATCCTCCCGGTTCTATAGGTCCTCTTACTATTACTAGCGTTACTCCTCTAGGAGGAGATAGATATGATTTAGGGTTTTCCAACACTGTGATGAATATTAGCAACGGATTTGTTTGGACTTTAACAGATGATGATCCACCAAAACAAATCTGGAAGCGTATCCAATGGTCGGGGGATACATGGTAGAAGCTAGACTAATTATAAAAATAAAAGATCTATTGAATGTATTTCCATAATGCATGATGGGAATCTTTACAGATCTTAGATATATATTAAAAAATCCGAAAAAATGGAACAAAACTTTTCGAACAACATCTCGCAAATACAATTGGAGGCATCAAAAGCTGCAGCTGCTAAATTAGCTCAGCAATGGGGAGGATCAAATTCCCACAGATCTACCAATAGCGGATCTTACATAGAAGACAAAAAAATAAACGAATCCGTAAACACGGGGTCATTAAAACCAAAAAGCAACAAGAAAGTGTATTCTTTTGGGGTTCTCAGCACAGTGCTAGCTCTTAAGAATTCTTCTCTTTATGAAATACCATCAGCTAGAATTATTCTTGAAAAATTCGAGAACCTTTTAGTTAACAAGGGAATTTCGGAAGCTTTTTTAATCGAAAATGTTTTAGTAGAACTTAAAGGGTTTGAATGGGAGAATTCAGCCAAATCAGCACTTGCAAATTTGAATAAAATATATGAGCACAGAAGAAGAGAAATAGAGGTTGTTAAATCATATGAGGCCATTAAAAATGCTCCAGGAAGAGAGCTTTTCAGCGATGCAACAGAATCTATGTCTAAGTGGTTAGTTACAGAGAATAGAGACTCAATGGTTTTAGCTTCCGGACTTAAAAAATGGGGATTCAATCCGATAGTAAGAAATTTGGTTAATTTCCTTGGAGAACATGAGTCGAGATCAAAAAATTCATTGCAAGTTAAATCTGATAATTCACAGTCAGAGATTCTAAACATATACTCTCCTCTCTTAGTGGAAGAATCTAGAAGTATTTTCCATACATCAGGAAAATTCTTCTATGTTACTGAAAGTGAAATGGGGGTTTTATCTGAAAAAGAAGCTTCTCTTTTGCCAGCAGAATTTCTAAATAAAGTAGAACTTATCAATGATCCCATGGTAAAAGTATCAGAAAATAAGGTATCTTGCTTTACGGGAAAAAACAGAGTGGATTTTATTTTTGAGGGAGATGACAAAAAAGTATTATTTAATGGTAATTCCATAAAAGAGGCAGATCTTCCTAAGGCTTTAAGTCTTAATCTGCACACAATTTTTGAGGGATCAAATCAAATCATTAATAAAATTAGTGGGATCTCCAAAATAGCGGAAGAATTGATGGATATAGATTTTGGAAAGAAAATAGCTTCGAAAATTTACGAAGGTGTTGAAGCTAACATATTCAAGGTTAGCGGTAAAATATATGTTCAAACATGCAATCCTTCAATGAAACTGAATAAGGTTTATGAAGGAAATGCAACACAGGCTACAAGCATTATAAAAGAATTTATCAGATTTGATATTTCAGAATCACTAACTGAATTTTTGGATAGAGAAGATGCAATCAGAAGCGTAATGTATAATGACAGAACTCAGATCTCTAATAATATACAGGTCCTAGAGGCAGAAATGGCAAAAATTGATAACGCTATTCAGAAAAACCCGCTTCTTAAAAATTCAGTTGAGCTAGCATCAATCAGAGAATCAATAGAACAAGAAACAGAAACTCTAAAGCAAAGATGGAACCAAATTAACTTTGAGATCAAAAAATTTGAAAAATCTAAAAATGAGATCTCAGAGGATGTAAATGAAAATATAGGATATCCTTTAGAAACTGAAGTTAGGGTTTTAAGAAACGGAGCTAAGGGAAAAATAATAGGTGTTGATGGGAATTCAAGGACATACACTGTAATGATGGAGAATGGAACAACTAGTGAGTATTTCTTCGGAGACGTAGAAAATGCAATCGATGAGGTTTCTAATACAGATTTAGAAGGGGAAGCAACATCAGAAGGATTAACTCAAATGGCAGTTGCTCCTATGGGGAAAGGTCTTAAAGGTAAAAAGGACACAAAAACCGAAAAAAACTCCAAGAAAATGATGGCTAAAGCCCCAGGAACAAGCGCTTCCGCTTCTCCGGTATTTGCTGACAACGAAAAAAATCATAATCTTGCAAATGCTTCTTATGTTAAAAAAACAGGTAAAATTGGGGTAACTAAAGGATTGGGAAACCAAAATTTGTCACAGGCACCTTCTAAAACAGGAGGTAAAGCCGGTTCAAAATTTGTACAGGATCTTGGAATTCATGGATTAGCTAAAGCACCAGAAAGCAGCATCAAATCTGCTTCAAAATTTATAGATGATTTAAAAGATCATAATTTAGCCTTAACAGAAGGACAAAAAAACAAGTCAATCGAAAAAGCTCCAGCAGCTAAAGGTATAAAGGATCCAAAAAAACACATAGAGAACGAAAAAAATGCTAATTTATCAGGAGCTCATGGAAATTCCAAGAAAAATGGGAAGAAATTCACAGAGGACCTAAAAAGAGCTAATCTATCTTCTGCTCCGGGTAAGAAAAATTCAAAGTAAAATACCAGTCGTCCAAATTATTAGATCCGCTTCTGAGACTGTCTCAGAGGCGGATTTGTTTTTTAAATTAATTCCAATATAAATTGATATTTTTAAGATTTTGGAAACTTCTATGATTCTAGTGGTAAAAAGATTATGATTTATTAGGGAAAATATAGAACCGGGGATAAGAATTCCCAAAAATAATTCCCAGACACTTAATGGAATATGTAAAAAACAAAGACCTTAAAAGAGCTCTAAAGGAGAGCAAAGAAAAAGGCGAACTAACACCAGAAACTATTAAAATGTTCATGTTAATCGTGGATGGCATGGCTAAGACAAGATCTTATAAATATCCTGAAGATAGAGAAGACTGCATATCCTTTGGTATGGAGGATCTCCTGAAATATTGGAATAGATATAATCCAGAAGTTTCTGATAATTCATTCGCTTTTATTTCTCAGATAGCAAAAAATGGAATGCAAAAAGGATGGAAAAAAATACACTCCACTAGATCGATAAAGGCAGTTCCTTTTTCCAGAATCATGAGAGAAGAAGATTCTAACATGAACGTATAATGGACATTAAAAAGCTTAAGCCCTCTGGTGAATGGAAATCCGGAAAATACTCTCCAGTCAATCCCGAAAAATATATCGGTGATATCAATAATATAATTTATCGATCCTCTTGGGAAAGAAAATTCTGTCAATATTGCGATTTGAAGACAGAAATTCTAAAATGGAGCTCTGAGCCAGCCTCGGTTAAATATTGGAATCCAATAGATAAAAAGGAACACGACTATCATATAGACTTTTATATTAAGGTTCAAAAAGGCGACTTACAAGAAGACTGGTTTATAGAAATAAAACCCGAGAATCAATATGCCTTAGATAAGAGACCCGAGGAGATAAAAGGTCCACTTACGGAAAAAAAGGTCCGAGCATATAACGAGAGAATGAAAGTATGGATAACTAACAGGGCAAAAATGGAAGCTGCTAAGAGATATGCGGAATCTATAGGATACAAATTCGGAGCTGTTGATGAAAATTTCTTATTCGGATGATCAATTTCAGAGAGGATTTCGAAAAATACAGGATTCAAATGAAATCCCCTGCAGGAATGGCAGAAAATTCTTTTTTTGAATATGGAGAAAAATATTTAGCTCCATCCCAGTTTAATCCCAGCCTTTTTCTGACTGGGAAGCTATATACATTTTATTATGATTCAGATCCAGAAAAGGGGAAGTTCGTTAATAAAAGACCACTAGTTTTTTTCTTAGGTAGAGATAAGGCCAGTTCCAAACCCACTATAGAAGGATTAGATATTATTCTAATGCCCCCGTTAGACCGCTTAAATTTTTTCCTAAGAATTTTTTCATCTTTTAATTCTATAATAGAGGGAAATTTACAGAAAGAGAAAGAGGGTATAAAATCACAGGATCAATTAAAAATAGAGTATAAAAATCTAGAGGCTTTAATGACAGGGATAAACTATAAGAAGTCATATTCTAAATATTCAATAGAAAAAATAAGGAACGTTCATGAGGTTCCGTATCAAGAATGGCACAAAATGGTATACCTTAATACAAGATCTATATCCGGGTCTACACTAGAGGAGATATATAAGAAAATGTATAAGATCTAAGCATGGCAGGATTTACAGATCAGAGAGGTAATTTTATAAACTCCATTATGAATAGCGTCAAAAAGATAGGCTCTTTTGGAATGGCTTATGGAGATCTTGTTGTTAAAAATTCACAGGCGGTAGGTGTTACTGAAGCCCAATTTCTTAAAGGTGGTGGAATAACCGACCAGGGATTTTTATACACAATAAGAAGGGCAGATTCAACCTCCAAGCAATATATTGCTTATTTTGATAAAGATTTCAAATCAAAAAGAGCATACTGTCAGGGATTTGCAGCAAACCCGGAGATAGAATTTATTCTGGATACTATTTGCGACGAATCCATAGTTTATGATGAAAAAAACTTCTGGTCCTATTTTTCTTTCATGCAACACAAGGACCTTAAGGATGAAATATGCGAGGAAATAAACGACAGATATAAAGAGATTTATAATCTTTTTGGATTTAATCAGGATATCTTTGCATGGCACATATTCAGAAAATTTTTAATTGAGGGAATTCTATCATTTGAAATAATTTTTGACTCTAAGGGTAAAAAAATTATAGGATTCAAAGAATTAGACCCGTCTACTCTGGTGCAGGGAACCGAGAGACAAGAAGACGGATCTTATGTTGAAACATGGATCCAATTTCCTGATAATCCATCAATGAGCCGAAAATTATATGATTCCCAAATAATCTATATAAGCTACGCTAAAGGGAGTGGAACATCTCTTCGTATAAGTTATATTGAGAGATTGATTAGATCATTCAATCTTCTTAGAATAATGGAGCATACGAGGGTAATATGGAATGTGATGAATTCATCATATAGAATGACAATGACGGTTCCGATAGGAACCAAATCACCACAGAAGGCTAAGCAGACTCTTGGAGAGCTAATGTCAATCTATAAGGAGGATATTAGATTGGATTCAGATTCTGGGGAATTATTTGTGAATGGTAGACCAAACATTCAGTTTTTTAAAAATTACCTGATGCCATCAAGTCAGAACGGAACTCCGGATATACAACCCCTAGGTGGATCTGGTGATGCCACTGCTTTTACTGACACCAAAGCACTTCAATATTTTTCGGATAAATTGAAACTAGATTCTAAAATTCCATTCTCTAGATTTAATCAGAACGAGCAGAATAGCATGGGAACATTTAGTTCAGGTGCTGATGGATTAGATCAGGAAGAAATAAGATTCGGCAAATTCATAAATAGGTTGAGATCCATATTTCAGGACATTTTGGTAAAGCCAGTTTGGGTTCAGTTTTGTTTGGATCATCCGGAGCTAAAATCAGACTATCTTCTGAAAAGCGAGTTTGGACTTGATTACGTCAAAGAGAATCAATTCACTAAGCAAAAAGAGATAGAGCTTCTGACTGCGAGAAAGGACCAAGTTATTAAAATTGCGGGTCTTAAAAAAGCGGACGGAACAAATTATTTCAGTATGAAATATGTTCTAGATAGGTATTGGGGTATGAATGATCAGGACAGATTAGCAAACGAAAGGTATAAGAAAAGGGCGGAAGAGAAAAAGGAAGAGGAAAAACCTGATGAAGAGCCGAAAGAAGGAGGCGGGGAAACCGAAGAAGTTAAACTATAAAAAATGGCTGGATTTTTAGATAATTTAGGAGGATCATCAAACTCATCAGGTATTTTCTCAAGAATAGCAGAAACTGCTAGAAAATTGGGTAATTTCGGGATGGAGTATAAGGACCTAGTGATTAAAAACTCACAGGCTATGGGGGCTGCAGAGCTTTCTATGAGAGAAAGATTTGGGTTTGCCCAGGAGGACGAGGACTTTATTTATTCTATAGCGTCTCAAGACACTTCAAATAGGAAGTATATTGCTAGTTTAGATAAGGAGGTTCCTTTTAAAATAGATTTCTTAAGGAAGTTCGCGATGAACTCCGAAATAGAATATATTCTGGATACTTTGTGTGACGATGGTATAGTCTATGACGAAAAAAACTTTTTCTGTCATCCTTCCCTATTAAATTTAGATCTTAAGCCTGAAGTAATCAGTGCTATTAGAGAAAATTTCAGAAGAATATACGTTCTTCATGGAATGGTTAATGCTCTGACTGGGTGGCAATATTTCAGACAGCTCTTAGTAGATGGATTTTTATCTTTTGAAATAATATATTCATCAGACGCAAAGAAAATCGTTGGATTTAAAGAGCTTGACCCAGTTTCTTTAACCCCGTCAGTGGAAAAACAGCCCGATGGATCACACGTTCAGATCTGGTACCAATATTATGGGGATTCTGTTAGACAGAGAAAATTGTATGACGGGCAGCTGATCTACATATCATACGCAAAAGGAAGTCAAGTAACAAGGACATCATATTGTGAAAGATTAGTCAGGTCCTATAATCTTTTAAGGATAATGGAACACACCAGGATTATATGGAACGTCATGAATTCCCAGTATCGAATAAAAATGACTATTCCGGTTGGTAGTAAATCACCACAGAAAGCTAAAGAAACCTTGGGCGAACTTATGTCCGTATATAAAGAGGATATTAAACTGGATACCACTTCAGGATCTTTAAGTATTAACGGGAGGCCAAACCTTCAGTTCTATAAAAACTATTTGTTTCCGCAGATGGGAGGGGAAACACCTAAGGTTGAAACCATTAATCCTCAGGGTCCAAATATGAACGTAATGGATGCCGTGGTATATTTTTCTAACAAGCTAAAAATGGATTCAAAAATCCCATATAACAGATTCGCTGCGAGAAGCGGAGGTCAAGCTGGAATGTTTAAGATAGCAGCAGAGGGAGCGGAAAGAGACGAGGTAAGATACGGCAAGTTCGTAACTAGAATAAGATCTATATTTCAGGAAATTATTATCAAACCCCTTTGGATTCAGATGGCCCTGGATTTTCCTGAACTGAAGGAGGATGCACTATTCAGAAGCCAATTGGGTATAAAATTTGAAAGTGATAATATTTTTGGTGAATCCAGAGAAATAGAACAGCTAATTAAAACAATAGACTTTATTGCCGCAGCTTCAGAAATCAAGGAGAAAAAAGGAGAGGAAGAGGTTCCTTTCTTCGATCAGGACTTTTTAATAGACAAATATTTGGGACTGAATAACGAAGACCGAAAAATGAATAATATTTATCTAGACAAGGAGAAAGAAGCAGGGGAAGAATCCAAACCTGTAGAGGGTGAAGAAGCTCCAGCAGCAGAAACCCCTGCATCAGAAGAGACCCCGGCTGAGGGAGAATAGTATATTAGATGAAAGTACCAAGAAAGGTTAAAAAACAAATTCCCGAAGGGATTTATTGCTACACCGGAATTAGTTTCGATATAGAGACTGGGATCTATCACATAAAATCATGTCCACAATTCAAATACATAAAGGCATCCGAAAAGCCGGAAGAGTATCAGGACGAAATAGATCTTGAATTTCCCGACTATAAAATAGGATGGTGTAAATTGTTAAATTCAGAGATAGACGATCCGTGTAAATCGTGCGGGATAAATTTAGGGAGATAAAATCCAGAAATTTTCGAATTTTAATTTCTATCCACCCATATAATAGTTAAATACAATCGATAAGATTGGAATCATTAATCAATTTAAACTATTACTATGGTTCAAGAATTACTTACCGAGAAGCTCCGTCCAAAAAAGATAGAGCACATGATTCTGCCTAAAAGAATCAGAAACGTTTTCTCACAGGGAATCCAGCAAAATGTGCTGCTATCGGGATCCCCCGGATGTGGGAAATCTTCTATGGCTAAAATCCTAATGAAGGATCATCCGCATTTATTCATTAACGTGTCAGATGAAAGCTCTGTTGACACAGTAAGATCAAAAATTACAGACTTCTGTTCGACGGTTTCTATTATGGATGGTAAGAACGCCATCAAAATAGTCGTTTTAGATGAGTTTGATGGAGCTTCGGACCAATTCTATAAAGCACTAAGGGGAACAATCGAAAAGTTCGCTAAAGGAACTAGATTCATCGCTACATGCAATTATCTAAATAAGCTCCCAGATCCAATAAAGAGCAGATTCGAGATCTTTGATTTTGACCCCATTGATAAGGAGGAAGAAAGAGAAATTCAGGAAGAATGGAATAAAAGGGTTAAGCTTATTCTGGAAAAGATGGAAATAGAAATATCAGAAAAAGCTTTATCCGATTTTTCAAATAAATATTTTCCTGATATGAGATCTGCTCTGAACACCATTCAAAGGTGGATGATAGAAGGCATCAGCGAGATTTCCGATAAGAAAATTCATGAGAATTTTTGGAGTTTTGAAGAACTTTTTATTATGTTAACAGAGGATAAGGATCCGATTAAAAATTACCAATTGATTGTTGGTCAGTACTCAGGTAGAGTTGATGAGGTGATGAACTCACTCTCTAATGATTTTATTCTGTGGATTAAGGAGAATAAATCAAACCTAATACAGTATATCCCGCAGATATTAATTTTAACAGCAAAATATCAGGCGGAAAGAAATCTCGTGATAGATCCGGTTGTTTCTCTTCTTGGCCTATTCTTTTCCATACAGAAATTATTACCGTGAGCAAAAGATTAATCATTGTTGGTCCTGGAGGGTCAGGCAAGGACGTATTAAGAAAGAGATTAGAAAAGAAGGGGTTCAGACATTCGGTTTCATGTACTTCCAGACCGATGAGGGAGGGAGAAATGGATGGTGTAGATTATCACTTTAAAGAGGATTCTTTTTTTCTTGAGAATCCGGAAAAATTCATCGAGTTAGAGAAATTTAATGGATGGTACTATGGAACCACACACGCAGAATTTTTAAAGAGCGATGTTTTCGTTATAACTCCGGGAGGGGTTAATAATCTTCCAAAGGATGTCATAGAAAATTCTTTCATAATCTATATAAATCCTTCAGAGGAAATAAGGAGAAAAAGGATGAATCTAAGAAAAGATGCTGATTCAACAGAGAGAAGAATTAGTGCTGATAGGATGGATTTTGAAAATTTTGATATATTTGATGTGCAAATAAAAAATGAGGATTTTTAAATCACAAGAAAAATAAAAATTAAAGATGGGAATAAATGTACTAGTTGACGGAAATTACCTATTTCATAAAACATTCGGAGTGATTTCTGGATATGGTGACAAGAATCCTGGTGACTTTCTTAGTTCCCCGGGGGATAGATCAATGCTAATGAAAAAAATTATGACTGATCTATGCTACTCGCTTAATCTTATCCCGGGAATAGATCAAGTGGTATTTTGTAAGGACTCTAGGTCATGGAGAAAAGATTTTAAAATATCACGAAGCGTTTATAAGGAAAGCAGGGTCAAAGAAGAGGGAGTTGATTGGTCATCGTTCTTTCAGCTAATGGAAGAGTTTGGATCTTTTCTTGAAAACAGTGGATTTCATTACTCAAAAGTACAGGGGTCAGAAGGTGACGATCTATTGTGGCACTGGAATAAAAAATTCAGGGAATCTGGTAGAAGCGTTTTAATTTTTACAGGAGATAAGGACATGCACCAGCTTGTTGAACATGATGGAGAGAACTGGACCATAGTATGGAACGCAAATTCAAAAAATAATAAGATAGTCTGCTCAAAAGGATGGCTTGATGCTATCAAATCTGAGGAAAGAGAAATGTCAATCTTTGATGTTACTCCAACTAGTACTGATGAGGGACAGCAACTGGATTCTTTCCTAAAGATGTGTATAATTGAAGAAATAGATCCACATGAATTTATCTTCAAGAAAGTTCTAATAGGCGATAAGAAAGATGATGTTCCGTCCGTTTATGAATTTTTGAACTCCAAGGGAAATGTTACGAGATTAACAGATTCTAAGGCGGATAAAATATGGGCAGCTTTTACTCAGGGAAAATGGTCTGGGCGCAGATTGGAATTGATCTGGAAAGATCCTGAGTTTCTGGAGTGGATTTCTGGATTTATTCTAAGATCAGTCGGGGAAAGCGACACAACAGAAAAGAGAGAAATTGCAAGGCAAAATTATTTCGAGAATGCAAAATTAGTTTGGCTTAACTCTGAAGTTATACCTATGGATCTGATAACCAGGATGAATATAATATCCTCCAACCAGATCAACGAAACCAAGACGCCTCTTTTAAATAAAAAGACTATGATAGGGAATTCCCCATGGGGAGATGTCTCAGCTACTCCTAAACAATTTGATCCATTTGATTTATTTTAACTATGAGTCCATTTGATATAATAAAATCATTCCATGGTAAAAACTGGAATAAAATAAAAGACAGAGATAAATCTCGAAATTTCTTCATGATCAACAGGATCATGTCTATCGAATATCCACTTCAAGCTGGAATGTTTAATCATATAAAGATTCAGCCGGATAGAACTATAGATTGGTGGAAAGATAATATCTCTAGAATCTATAAAAACTCTCCAAAGTGGATATTTACGTCAACCATAAAAAGAGATAAAAAAGAAAAAGATCCAGTGTCAGAGGATGTTCTCCTCTTTATCAAAGAAAAATATAATATTTCATCTCGAGAAATAAGGGAAATCCAAGAATTTTATCCCGAAAAGTTTGCTTCTTGGGTAAAAGAGATAAAAGAGGTATATTTTTAGATCCTAAGTTATCTAAACGGGATATATAAACAAAATATGCCCGTTAAATGAACGAACTTAGCGATATTACAATTAGACAGCTGTTAGCCACAAATACAGTTGGAGCTAATAACCAGGTTTCAAATAGTAATTTTGATCAATTAAGACAAGGATTTGCTATTCTAAATAAAGCTTTTGGAATAAGCATTCAGGATAAATCCTTGAATTTTCCCACGGGCAGGCTTAACACTAACATTATTAAGGCAAACCTTATTAATTTGCCGGTCTCGGGAAATCCATCTATAGAGATTAAAGGAGATAATGGCGAAATTCTCGCATCGGGAATTAACCTTATTAATGATATATTCATAGGCAGGCATGCCGTGGTTGGAAATAAAAATTCAGGGGGAAGACTTAGACTCATAGAGGATAGGACTGCTCCTCTTCCAACTCTTCAGCCTGGATTGGTCGGACAGGTCAGATTTACTGGCGACGACTACCAAGGATATTTAAGTTTTGGCGAGACTAAGGCAACTTTTCAATTTGATATTAATTCAGGGGGATCATCTGGACAAACCATATCGGTTTACTATGATAATGGTGGAGGTCCGGTTTTAGCAGGAACAGCTTCCTGGACTATTGATAATGTGACCACGGCGGAGCTTTTAGTAACTAATATTCTCCAAAATTTATCAGTTCCCTGTCTTGCCTCATTTTCTCTTAACACCGTTACCATCATAGCAAATGCTGGTTTAGGAGCATCTGCCAATTCACACGCTGTACTGATTACGGGAACTGTGTCAACAAACATCTCGTCTGGAAGTCTTTCTGGAGGCATAGACGGATTTGATGCTTGGGTTTCTTTTCTATCGGGAACAACTGGATCTAATGGATCAACTGGTGCTACAGGACTTACAGGTCCAACTGGACCTTCTGGAGGACCCACAGGCGACACTGGCACAACTGGGTCAACCGGGCCAACTGGGCCAACCGGGCCAACTGGAGCTACTGGGGTAACTGGACCAACCGGAGCAGCAGGAACTGCAGGAACTACTGGTTTTACTGGATCAACAGGTCCAACAGGAGCACAAGGACCAATAGGATCTGTTGGTACTATTGGACCTACCGGAGCTCAAGGACAAACAGGGTTTACCGGAGCTCAAGGACAAACAGGGTTTACCGGATCAACAGGTCCCACGGGTATGACTGGATTTGGTGCCACCGGAGAGACAGGCCCAACCGGAGATAAAGGACCTGGGATATACACAGGATTTGGTATGCCTATATTTTCGGGCATAGACGGGGATCTTTATATAGACGGTAACGACGGACAAGTTTACCAGTGGAATTCTGGAACATCCTCGTGGGTTTATGCAGGTTACACCATATTTGGACCTACAGGGACTACTGGTGCTACTGGTCCTACGGGAATATCGGGATCTACTGGAGAGACAGGCCCAACAGGGAGTGTTGGTCCCACAGGTGATTCTGGACCAACTGGGGATATTGGTCCTATCGGGAATATTGGTCCCACAGGTCCTATAGGAATTCCCACAAGTTTATATTCATTTAATGGATATAGATTAGGATCTCAGCCTGCACTATCTTCAGGATCAACATCCCCGGTTTTATTGGACACATACCCAATAGTAGATGGTTCATATTACTCATATAATAACTTTACCAATTCCGGACAGACTGGAACATACGTGGAAATACTTCAAAGTGGAAGATACCTAATTTCATATAGGGTTACAGTCACACATTCTGTAACAGGAGGGGAATCTAAAATCGTAACGGATTTAATGAAGAATACATCAGGGCCATTGGCTGTTGATGGATTCAGAGGGTATAATTCAATTCTGTCTGAAGCATCATATACACCCGACGAAGTCATAACAGCTAATGCAATATTAGATGTACAGGCGGGGGAAAGATTCTGGGTTAGAGTAGATTACACGGTGGGATCTGGGAGCAACATTGAAATTAAGGGATCTGGATCTACTTCTATTTCAATAGTTACATTACAAGGAAACATCGGACCCACTGGACCCACAGGTATGACAGGTCCAGGAAGCTTAGGAGGAATTATCGTCACCACATACAGCGCTTTATACAATACTATAACTTCCAGTCCTGGATCTTTATCTCCGGGAACGTTATATGTTATCAGCGACTATCAGACAGTTTACGACCAGCCAGATTTTACTTTCGATGGCTCTTTAACATACACACCAAAAGGATCAGTTACGACGAAAACATCATCGATTGAACCTATTTGTGTGCTGGCAACTAGCGGAAGCACATTAGCTCCTAATGCTTGGTCTTTAATTTATCCAGCAGACGAATTAAAATATGACATATTCTTTAATACAACTGAGGTTATGGGAGCTCCAGCGAAGGGCAGGATCACAGAAAGAATAGACGATCTTGGCAACAGAACGGATTATGATCACCGAAGTGTTGAGTTTAAAAGATATGAGAATTACTCACAAGGTTCGGTAAAAACGGGCACCGTTACCATTTCGGGTACATCGTTGACTGGGGTTGGAACCCTTTTTACAACAGAACTTTCTAATGGAGACGTAATTTTAGTTGGGGGGTTAAGCTTTAAGATCTCGTTAATTACAACAAACACATCGGCAACTTTGGTGTCGAATAATTATTCATACGCATCAACAGGGGTAAATTATTATGCTGCAGTTCCCACTGGTGATTATATACTTTCATATGACAACAACACGGGATCATATAGTGAATTTACCACTTTTAATAATCTATATTTAACAGCGGATAATAAGATTGGTAACCACTCAATTTTTGCTCTCAATTCCGGAACATTTCTCCTCTCCAATAATGTGTTCTATAACATTTCTTATTCGAATGATCTCGGAAGTTTGTCCGCAAATAACTCCTTCGGCATAATAGGGGAAAATACAGTTAAATTTGAGATGCAGTTTAATATTATAGGTGACGGAGCCTATAATAACAGAATATATGGGACATTTTACAATAATAGGATAGGAAGCGGATTTTCGTCCAATTATATTGATAATGATTTTGCTCACAATTCAATTGGAAATGATTTCTTAGAAAATGAAATTAGAGGGCTTTTTAATCTTAATTCAATAGAAGATAATTTCACTAATAACACAATCAGGCATTTATTTGGTGCTGGATCAGGATCTCCTGGAGATGGCAATATCATATTAAATAATTTCCAATATAATATTACGGAATGTCAAGTTAGCAATATAGATTTCACCCCAGCTACCTACGTGTATCAGGATTATTCCTGTACCATATATAAAAAGAATTACTCAACTGGTCAACCTTTGAGATTAAGATTCTTCGACGATTCGGAGGCTCTTGTGATCGATGATATAGACGCATAAAAAAACAATTGCATGAATCCAAAAAACAAGATTTTAGTAGACAGGGTAATAGATTCTATTGATTGGGACTTAGTTCTAAAGATCTATAAAATGCTAAAGAGAAGCGTTGGTGTAGAGCCAACTAAAATTCCGGGAATAAAAAAGATTGTCAAAGGAGAGAAAATGTCTAGTGAATTAATAAAGGAAGAGGTTTTGGCCATAATAAATTACGCCATAGATAATGACCTCCCTGAATTAAATTATGGACCATGGAGCATCATATGGGTTAACGGGGAATGGGAAATTGATATTTCAGAGGAATCTGAAAATGACGATGTACACGAGGAAGACAGAATATACGTTCCCATAAATGATTCTGTACTAGAAATTTTATTTTCACCAATCATAGCAATTTCACAGGAAAGAGTTGAACCTATTAGAAAAAATGAATCTCCTCAGGATAGTCAGAAGGATTTGAATATGAGGCTGGAAGAAGCCATTAAGGAAGAGAACTATGAGTTGGCCTCAAAGATTAAGGATCTAATGGATTCATATAAAAAAAAGAACTAAGAAATGATCAAGAGATTATATGAGTTTTTTTCACAAACCCTAACAGGATCCTCATTTAATAGTTCTAATGGGGTTTTCAAGGTTAATTATCATCCATATAGGGATCTTTCCAGAAGTTCAGAAATCACGGTGGATCCCACGAAGGACATAAAAGATTCTGCTTTTAGAAATGGAGACTATGTGAAAGCTAATGTTAAAGGACTTAAGAATAAAGTTTTGGGTCAAGTTATTTCCGCTAAGATATCTGAGGATGGAAAATATTCACTGGTTACAATTCAGAGTGTTAAAACTAAAAAGGTTTACGAAACAATCCCCGGAACAATAGAATTTAACCTGGACACTGGGAATATTAAGTCCCCGATGAAAGCAAATATCACTGCAGGGGAAAGGGTTGCTCAGAACGCAAAGTATTCCGGTGGAAAAATAGTTTGGGGATCAATGGAATCGAAAGATTGGGACTCAGAGTTATCCGAGGATCAAAATGGTAGAATAGTCGGTCCTATGGGGACTGGGTATTTCATAAAGCTTGAAGAAGATTCTGATTACCAAACCGAATTAAAGGGGGATTGTATACACATATCAAAACCTACACACGGGAAAGATTTAATCGATCATATAAAGGCCACGGAGATAGAAACATTCTTTAATAATCATCCAGATCTGAATGAATGCGGGCCATTAATTAAGGATCTTATGTCGATAGCAACCCTTCATAATAGAAATGAAAAGGGAGCATATAGTATTCTAGTCTCTAGATTTCCAGAAAAAAACTCCATCTCTTATGGAGAAGCTAAGGATACTTACGGAGAAAAAGTCTATAATATGTTAAGCCTTTTCAAGTAATGAATATAGAAGAGAAAAGAAGAAGAATGCAGATTTCCAAAGAGATATTTAGAGGAAATTCATTCTTGTTTGGTAGAAAGAATGAAGTTCAAAATGATTCAATTCCCACAGAAGGTTTAAATGAATCATTAGTTCCACTGGAAGGCAGAATACAAACACAAAACATAAACACTTACATTGGGGCTAATTTTTCCCCAGATTATATAGACTCGCAAAAGGGGAAACCTTTTATAGTTGCTGGGTGTGGGGAGTCGTTAAACCAATTTAATGATTTCTCTGATTTTTTGGTTGTTGGGATTAATGATGTTGAAAGAATTTTAACGCCAAATTATTTGGTTGTTGTTAATCACCAAAGAACATTTTCTAGGGGAAGATTCGAATGGGTCACGAGATCAAAATCCCCGGTTATTCTTAGTCATATAGATCCTGGAGTATTAAACAATAGAAGATCATTAGTAAAGATTAACCTTGGATCCAGAGGAAAATTAAATTTAGATGACAGAAGCAAAGTTGACTACACCATGAATTCCCCATATATGGCGGTGATAGTTGCTTACCAGTTGGGGGCATCAAAGATTGGTTTGGTCGGTGTTGATTTCACACCAAATCACTTCTTTTCAAAAACAGGAAACCATGTTTTATCTAGAAATACGAAACTCATTGATGATGAATATGCCCAGTTAGGGAGAGAGCTAAGTAATAGGGGAATAAAAATAGCTAACCTATCTCCATCGAGTGCAATTGAATCATGGCCTAAGATGTCTATAGACGAATTTAAAGCGTTTTAGAGAAACATTTATTAATTTTCCAATAGAAAGTATTATACAGGGAAAATAATGCTTGGAAACATTTATAACGGAATAAAAACGAGGACGGGAATAATTATCAGACTGGAAAGGCCGTCGAGGTCTAAACCCGTCAATCTCACCAGAGAGATCTGTGATAAGATCAAGGAGCTAATCCCCACTGGACACACATGTTTTATTTTTGAGATCACTGATTGGGACTTTGAAAAATCTTTCATTCCGTCGGATTCTGAAATCGAAAGAATAAATCATTTTATTGAGGATCTAAAATTTAGAATTGGATTCTATATTAAATCAGGTAACTACTTTTCAACCACTGATACCAATACAGAGGAAAAGGCAGTTAGCGAGATCAAACTTATAGGTGGAATGATGGATCTACTTAAGCTTCCTTCCGATTTCGTATCGCCCCTAATAATCCATATTGGTAGTGCACAGGGTGATAGAAAAGGTATTATGGAGAGATTTTGCGAATTCCATTATCTTCTTCCGGACTCATTGAAGAATAGGATCTGCGTGATTAATGATGATAAGCCAAGTCTTTTTTCAGTTAAGGATCTGCTACCCGGTGTAACAGCATCAAATAAAATCCCTATAATTTTTCGCAGCACATCATTTCCAACAAACCAGGGAAGCTTGACATATAAAGAATCTCTCTTTCTAGCGGCTTCTTCCTGGCCAAAGGGTACTTCCCCTATGATCATTTATCTCCCACATGGAACCACTCTAACCAGAGACGAAATGAATCCATATGGGATAAATCTTGATATAATTTTTGATAATAGTTTACCGGATCCTGATAAAATTTAATTTTTTTAATCTATATTTGGGTAAAAAATTACTATGCCCGAACTATCAGAGATAAGAATTATGTCGGAGTTCATCAACTCCAAATCCTCTGGGATCTATTACAGATCTGCCAGAAAAAGCGAAGAAAAGAAGTCTAATACAGATCTTTCCCCGCTCAACGAAAACTTACAATTTAAGATTAAAGCTGACAGCAGAGGAAAAGAACTCAGAATGACCTTTGATTTTGGAGGCAAAAATCTCTCGATGTTTTTCATGATGGGAATGTCAGCCAATTGGGCATTCGTCGCTCCAGGCGAGATCTATCCAAAACACTCCCATTTAATTTTTTCTTCGAACGCTGGAACATTATGTCTTCATGATGTGAGAAGATTCGCAAGATGGAAATGGTCAGATTCTTGGAGTCAGGATAGAGGTCCAGATCCAGTTAAAGAACATCCCGAGTTTATCAGTAACATTATATCCAGCATCTCAAATAGGGATTTCAAAAAACCAATATTAGAACTAATCATGAATCAAAAATGGTTTAATGGCATAGGAAATTATCTTAGAGCAGAGATTCTGGGAAGAATAGATTGCGATCCCACTTGGCCTGCTTGTGTCTATATAGAAAAACATGGAGATGAGCTTTTTCATCTCTGTAAACAAATACCACAGGAAGCCTATGTTCTAGGAGGCGGGCAATTTAAGGACTGGTATAATTACGAGGATCAACAGGGAGAAAAGTGGAATACTTTCCAGGATTGGGTCCAATTCTATCAAAGGAAAGATAGAGCGATTGGGATAGTGGATAAGACAGGAAGAAGATTTTGGATCGATAAAAAATGGAGAAAATAATTTATTTTTCCACTATCTTTCCCGCAATCTCTCCAGATTTTAAAAACTCCTCTATTGTTTTCATATTCTGTAGAGTTTGTCCAGGCATTCCCCAGTTTCCGACCTTCTTAAGGTTAACAAAATTTCCATATGTTAATTGATCACCTGAAGGAGTATCCGAAACAAAAGTCTCTCCCCTGGATATAGAATCTTGAGCGGATATGTTTTTATATCCAAGTTTAGAATATTCAGACATTGTAATTTTTAATTTTATATATCAATGATAACGAAGCAACATCTTCAAACCACTCTATTTTTTGACATAGAGACTACGGGTGCATATCAGACATTAAGAGATCTAGAAGCATCAGACCCAAGACTATACGAACTTTGGTTAAAAAGAAGCGTATGGCTAAGAAAAAATTCTCCAGAGGATCAAAATTCATCCGATGACGAATTTTGGCTTAAAAAATCAGCACTACATGCGGAATTCTCAAGGGTCGTTTGTGTTTCTATGGGAGCTTTTGATCAAAATATGAACATTAGAATAAATTCTTTTTGTTCTGACGATGAGTCGGATATTCTAAATAAGACCAATAAGGTGTTAGAGAATTCCCGGGGAAAAGGATGGAGACTGGGGGGACACACCATCAAAAACTTTGATATCCCCACTCTAGGGAAAAGGATGCTAATTAATAGTATAGAGCCATCGTCTCTGATTCAAGTCTGGAGTAAAAAACCATGGGAAACTGGATTTCTGGATATTGCAGAAATATTCTCCTTTGGAGCTTGGGGTCAGACATACACATCACTGGATCTGATGTCATGCGTTCTAGGAGTAAGCTCTCCTAAAGACGAAATGAACGGGGCAATGGTACATGGGGAATTTTGGAACAATAAGAATTTTGAGGGAATTAAAAAATACTGCGAGGGAGACGTAAGGGTGACGATGGAATGCTTTCTTAAAATGAGCTTTTAATTTACACCCAGTATTCACATCAAGCGGCTTCTGCCGCTTTTTTTGCGGCCTTTGGTTAGACAATATGGATATATAGAAAAAAATTCCAGCATTGTCACATATAGCAAAATTAGAATCATGGATCATAGAACAGGAAGAGGTCAGGGATGAATTCTATAAAAAAGAATTGAATTCTTCTTTCTGGACTGAAGATGGCGAATTTGACCAGGGGGTAAGAAAAAAATTATTGGAAATAGCCAAAGATTTTTTTGGCGATATGAAAGTCGATGTTCCTATAGCTGATATACAATTAACGGGGTCATTAGCAAACTATAATTGGACCAAATATTCAGACCTTGATATTCACGTTCTAATAGATTTTTCTAGGGTAGATCCTAATGTGGAACTAGTTAAAAAGGGATTAGATGGACAGAGGTTTATCTGGAATCTAAGGCATGATGTGATTATCAGATCTCATGACGTTGAGCTTTACGTGCAGGATATAGAAGAACCACACACATCTTCTGGACTTTTTTCACTCCTACGTAATGAATGGATCAGAGTCCCAAAACCAACAGATCCCCAAATAGACTACAGAGACGTTGACGTGAAATTTCATGGCTTCGTAAATGATATACACGAACTGGAAAATAAGCTTTCAACATCAGTATCCTCAGAGGAAGAAGCCAGGGAATTATATGATCACACGCAGAGGGTAAAGTCTAGAATTTTAAAATCAAGAAAAGAGGGACTAGCTAACAGCGGGGAATTTTCAGTGGAAAATCTAGCCTTTAAAAAGTTAAGGAATGAAGGATATATAGAAAAACTAATAGATCTAATTTCTAAGGCCTATTCGAAAATATATAATGAATAAATCATGAATCAAAACATTTACAAGGGGGCTAATCCAGTATTTGAGAGCATGCTCAAAACATCTAAACTTTATGAGAAGGACACTAAAGTGGATCCCGCAGTGAATTTAACTGCATCACTTAGTACTCTATTCACCATGGTATTAGATTCAAAAGAGGAAGCATATAAAACTCCGGAAGGATTTGAATCTTTTGTTGGTAGTAAAATTGTATCTTCCAAGGATTTTGCATCGTTTAAAAATTCCGTAATGCAATCAGCAAAAAGCTTGGCTGTATCAGGAAAGATCGATAAAAATTATGCGGAGCAGAACGTAAAATTCATAGAATCAAATTTAATTCCTCTAGAGCCAATACTGAAAGATGAAAAGGCATTTTCTAAAGTTAGCCAAACTATAGGTGAAATGGTCAGAAATTTTAAGGCTGACCTTCAAAATAGGGCTAACGATCTAAAGAAGACCAAGATATCAAATATAAAAGAATCATCTATACTCGAACAGGATCGTAAAACAGGCGAGGAATCAAATGTTGAGTCTGGTCAATTTGAAGGCCCTGCTTTTGATAGATCAAAAGAAGCGATGGATGCTGCATTAGCATTCACTGGTGAAATCACTAGAGACAAATACACAAAATTAATGGCTGAGGATCCTCAGGTTCAGAAATTTGAAAAAACTGCAAACGATCTACTAGTTCAAGCCAAGAATCTTCAACTGGTAGACAGGAAAGGACTTAAGATAGTTACAGCAGGAGGAACACAATATAAAAGAAAAGATTATAAGGTTAAGATTGATTCATTAATTAACGAAATAATCAGACAGAAAAAAGAGTACAGAAGAATAAAAGATTTATTGCTAACTAAAGCAGAGATCTCTTATACACCTCAGCCAATTCCTGTTGTTGTGGTTCCAAAACCGGAAGTTAAAGACGAAACAAAACCAACACCAACACCAACACCGACAGGTAAATGTACTTTTCCTGTTAGAGTGGGATCAGCAAAGTGTGAAGAAGTACAAAAGCTTCAAACTAAAATAATGGAGTTATTTCCTGCAATTGCTACTTTCCTAGAATCAAGAGGAAAAGCCGATGGTAAATATGGAAAGGGAACATCCAAATGTGTAAATATAATTCTTGGATATCTCAATAAAAACAAAGACATCAGTCTAGTTGGAGATCTAACCAAAGACGGATATGATTCCATTATGGCTCTGGAAGAAAAAGACATCGAAAGAAAGATAAAAACAATAGACAGCGCAGCAAAAGAATCCATCGGATTTGATAAGTATTTAAAAGATAGAATATTTGAAGCTGAGTTCAACGAGGGAGTTCCGGTGCTAAGATTTGATTCATTTGCGCAAACTATTTCAAAAAATCCGTCATATAAACTGGTAGCGGAAGAGGATAAAAGCAAAACTATAGGATATAAAATTCCTGAAGAGTGTTTGAATAAATCAATAGAAACTGAACAAATAGATCTCGAGTGTATCAAAGCTAAAAAAGACGAAGGCGGGGAAGGGGAAAAGAAAAATGAGGAAATAATCTGGAAAGGATATAAGCCAGTTAGAAATGGTGCATATACAGTGTATTACGATGAAAGCTGGAGTGAATGGTGGGGGGATTTCTCTAAAGGAGCAATTGTTGCTGGAATTCTAGTTGGTGCAGTAATTGTCACTGCTGGAGCTGCTGGCATTGCTATACCTGTTGGAGGAACCCTACTCGGAGCATCTTCTCTAGGGGCAAGCGGTCTCGCAGGAGCAGTTGGAGCAGCGGGTAGTTTAGGAACTACTGCTGGAGCTATTACTCTCGCTTCTGGCGCTGTAGGTGGATCTACAATAGCTAAATGGGTAGGATCAGATAGACAGCCGGTTACTGTTTTAGTCTTTAATGGCTATATTGAAAATATTGCTGTTAATGCTATGGCTAGGGGATTATCCAACAGTTTAAAAGGAACGGTATCATCACAGGATCTCCTTGCAATAATGTCTACATTAGTTCTTTGTAGAGGTACTTATACCGACAATGGAGACGGTAAGGCAGTTTCGGCATGGAGTCAGATTAAGAAAAATTTTCAAACCTATGCTGGTGAATCGATAGAATCGAGTATACAGGGAATAGTTGGCGAAGAAGGTATAGCAGGATTCTTCAAAGATATCGTAACAGACATGGACGAAATTCCCGCTCTTCCTAGATTTAAAACTAAAGATCCTTTAACTGGCAGTCCAGCAGATTTTGATAACGCCCTGGATGCTTGTAAACAAGGATTGGCTATGCTTAATAAAAATAATTCTAAGGTAGAAGAAAATATTAAGGATCTTAAGGAAGAAGATCTGGAAAAATTATCGGAGGCCATGGAAGAATTAACTGACGGGGTATCCGGAGAAGTAGAAGAAACAGAAGAATAATAATCTAAGGAAAGAAATCCAAAGATCTAAAGATATATAATCTAATTACAGAAAATGAAAGATAAGGATTACATACTGATTCTCGAAAAGTCAAGCTCTAATTTGACTGCTAAAAAAAGCGGCAAAGATTACATCCTTGAAGGTGTAGCTGCTGTTTTTGGGAAAGAGAACGAAAACAGAAGAATATATGAGGAGCAAGAATACCTTCCTCATATGGAATATCTTCAAGATAAAATTAATTCCAAAAGATTAGTTGGTGAATTGGATCACCCTAAAGAATTCGATGTTTCACTTAAGAATATCTCACACATAGTACAGGATCTTAAATATAACAAAGGTGACAGAACAGTAAGAATTAGAGTGAAATTGCTCGATACCCCTGCTGGTAAAATTGCTAAAAGCCTAGTTGATGCAGGAATTCCTATCTCTATTTCATCCAGAGCAGCTGGATCAGTACAAGAGAATAAAAAGGTAGAGATTAAAAAGATCTTTACTTATGATCTTGTTGCTGATGGCGGATTTGGAAAAGCAGCTGAACTTGAAAGAGTATATGAAAGCTTAGGAATGCAGGCTCTTCAAGGATCAATGGAATCTTCTATTATATCGTCTCTCTCCAATATCAATGAAAGCATGGGGCTGGAGAAAAATTCAAACGTTCAGATATATAGAATCAAAGACGTAGAAAAGATAGAGAAACTACTAAAAGAAAGCTCAAATAAACCAAAAAATATGGACCAAAATTTTGTTACAGCCGAAGAGCTTAATGAATATTCTCTCATTTTGAAAAAAGAAATGGAGGGTATCAAAAGTCAGGTTGCCAAATTAAAAACTGCTCCACTAAACGAAAGTTCACAAGCAGGAACAGATTCCAAGTTAGCAGCGAGAGTGGCGAAGCTAGAAAAATACGCAGATTATCTTGCTGAAAATTTAGAAACTGCTATTAAATATGGTGATTATCTTGCTGAGAATCTAGAAGGATCCATATCATATAACAAGTATTTAGCTGAAAACCTAGATAAGGCAATTTCGTATTCTAAGTACATAGCAGAGCACGTAGATAATAACATCTCCTACTCTGAGTATTTGGGAGAAAATTTAGATAAAAATATTTCTTATAGCAAATACCTTGCTGAGAACTTGGATAAAAATATTTCATACTCTGAGTATCTTGCTGAGAGTTTAGACCAAAATATTTCCTACACTGAGTATCTTGCTGAAAACTTAGACAAAAACATTTCATACTCTGAGTATATCGCAGAAAACCTTGATAAGAATATTTCATACTCTGAGTATCTTGCTGAAAACTTAGACAAAAACATTTCATACTCTGAGTATATCGCAGAAAACCTTGATAGAACTATTTCCTATTCTGACTATTTAGCTGAAAAACTTTCTACTAATATAGGATTCACTGAATATGTAGCAGAATCTTTAAATAAAGGTAAAAAGTCCAAAGAAAATTCTTTGGTTGAAGAGGTTTCAGAATCTGTTAAAGAAGGAAAAAGAACCTCAAAACTTTCTGGAGATTACTCTTCATTAACTGAAAAAGTAGATCAACTCATAGAATCTGTTAACAAACAAAAAACAGATGAGATCATAAATGAGAATAAATATTCTTTCCTAAAACTGGTCGACGATCAGACTAAAAAAGGATTTTTATCTCTCAACGAGGCCGAAAAACACAAGGTCGTTAAGGCTCTAAACGAGCAGAATTACAATTCGGGTACGGATGTAATTCAAATTATGGGATCCGCTCTAACTGAACAAGTTAAATCTGGCGAAAAATTCCTAGATATGATGCCAAAGGATATCGTTCCAATTTGGGAAAGCTTAAACCAAACTCAAAAAGCTTCGGTTATTGCTCAAAGCAAGTTTTATAAACTTGAAACCCCTTATCAGATCAATAACTTCTGGGCTACTAGAGGATTTAGAAACCAATCATCTAACGTTCAAAAATTAGACGAATCTCAGAACCAATCACAGCCAGCTAAAGGTTATGGATCAGATTATCTGACAAACATAGCAGCTGAATTGGAAAAGAAATTCAAAAAATAACTCTAAAATATCATGCAACTAATTAATCAACATGAAATTTATGAAACCTGGGCTCCGATAATCGAGAGCAAAACAGGTCTCACTGAGAGAGGTAAAGTAGAATGGCTTTCAACTTACTGCCACTTCCACTCTCTTAACGAGTCTGCCGGAGCGTATAACTCTCTTGGCGTACTCAATGGTATGGGCGCAATCACTGCTGCCGGAAATCTTGGACAAGGTCCTGCTGGATTCTACGCTGGTGGAACATATTCAGGAACTGGTCTTGGATCTGGCGACAAATTCCCATCCCTTCTTCCTCTAGCTATTCAGGTAGCTGCAAAAACTATCGGTTTTGACATCGTTCCGGTTATTCCTATGAGCGGTCCAACTGGAGTTCTTTCCTACCTTGACTATGTTTATGCAGGTGGAAAACTTACAGGAAGTGATACAACTTCACCTTTCACTGCGAACTCCCCAGATTTAATCAAAGTTCCAGTATCTGCTGCATCTCCGGTATTTGGTACTTTAACTGTTGGTACTCAATATGTTATCTTCGTAACAGGAACAACCGCAGGTACAGACCCAACTCTTAAAGGTGCATTCGTAGGATATTCTCGTATCGACGGATTCCCTATCTTCAAAGTTACAGCTTTAACAAATAACGATTCTATTGCTGATGCAGTTACTGCTAACTCTGAAATTAGAGCCGCGCTGGATAACGATACTACAGCTTCTTCTGGATCTACAGGTTCAGCATTATCTTTCGTATCTGCAGCTGCTCAATTGGTTAAAACCTTAGAAGATCACATCCAAGGATTTAGTGGTGCTGGAGTTAACAATACCGCTAATTTCCAAGGTCCTTACGTAGACGGAACTCAGGTTTATGATCCAATGAGCAGAGGAATAGGAGAAAGCACTTACTACAAGTCACTTGGTCTTTCTACTTTCACTAAGTTCGTAGAAGCTGGTACTTTCCAAGTTGCTGCTTCTGTAACAACTGAGCAAATCCAAGACCTTAACAAGCAATTCGGTATTGACGTAGTTTCTATGATCGAAAACGCTCTCGTTAACGAGGTTTCTCAGGCGATCAACAAGCACATCCTTTCAAGAGCTTTTGCACTTGGTTGGTCAAACCACAACGAGTTTAAGAACACAGAGGGAACAAACCTTAACCTTAATCTTCAGTTGTCTGGTAGTGCTTCTGTTACATCTGCTTACATCGGAAAAGACAACACTGGATTCACAATGGCTATCCCAGCTGGTCCTTCAGGTACTTCTTTCGAAAACCAATCTACTCTACAAAGAAGATTGTTCTCTAGAGTCCTTGCAGCTGCTAACGTAGTAGCTAACAGAGGAAGAAGAGGTCCTGCTAACTTCATCGTTACCAACTCACAAGTTGCGTCTGCGTTGCAAGATATCAGCCAGTTCACTTTCGCTCCTTTCACTAACACTCTTACTCAGAACAACGGTACTTTGTACCCTGTAGGTTCTCTTGCTGGTATGACCGTTTATGTTGATCAAAACATGAACTTCAACGACACTAGAGTGCTTGTTGGTAGAAAAGGTGCTGATGATGAGCCAGGATTGAAATTCATGCCTTACATGATGGCTGAATCTATCCAGACTATCTCAGAAGGTACTATGTCTCCAAAAATCGCTGTCAAATCAAGATATGCGCTTGTAGAGGCTGGTCACCACCCACAGTCCATGTACTTGACATTGTACGTTTCAATGCCAACTGGTGGTATCGTCTAATCTTATTAGAATCGGTATATCAAAGAGCCCTGAATTTTTCAGGGCTCTTTTTTGTTTGTTGGGTTTACTATCCATTTTTTGGATATATAGATAAAAGAAAAAAACAATGATAATCGATTCCTTTGATAAATTTGAAGCAGCAGAAAAAGCCCTTATGGAAAGTAAAGGTGATATCAAAGCTGCAATTAACGTCCTAAGAAAGTACCAGGGGCCTTTATTTGAATCAGCTAACACAGATGACCTTGCAGCTGAGCTATCTTTAATTAATGAGGGATTAAAAGATTCCATCATAAATTTTATCAGCAGCAAAATTGGTGGGGATATCAGCAAGTTAAAGACAGCCTTAACCCAGATGAAAGAACAGGAATTAAAGTTTAATAAGGAAGAATTCACTATATTCAAGGATTTTTACGGGTTGATAAAAAAGCAAAAAGCACTTGAAAAAGACAGCACAAATCCAAAGAGAGATGAAATGCTAAAGGCAATAACTGATTCCAGAAGAATGCTAAATAACACCCTAAAAGAACTCGTAAAAACCCACGATACCATATTTAATTCATTGGAAGAAAAGGTTAAATCCCTAACAAAGGACAGTAACAGAAAAAAGAAGTATTTCAACGTACAGAGAGCTTCTGATGTTTTAGAAACTCAGATCGACAGATATAATAAATCAAAGGAACTCAGCAAGATGTATAAAGAAGATGTTGATCAGCTTGAAAAATTCTTTGGTGTTGATTTTGATAAGATAAGTAAAGATGTGGATAAATCAAGAGAGCTCGCTAAAAAAGCAGAGGAAGATGCTCAAAGAGAAGCAGCTAATATACATCCTATAAGTGATGATATGTTGTCTGTTTTCACTAAAAAATTCCAACAGATAAAAACATCGGGAGGAAAAATAGAAGATGCAGTTAAAAAATTGGACTCCCTACACAAGCAAGTTGTGGAAGAAATATCAGGAGGAGAATATTCACCAGATATGGTCGAAAAATTTCTAGATCTTAACGAGGAGAATCAAAAGGTAGTGAAATTTCTTCTTAAAGCCAAGGACGGAGGTAAAATTAAAATGACGGAAGTTAAAGTATCATAATGAAGATATACAGATTTGAAGAGTTTGTAAGTGAGGGAATTCTAAGCGGATTGTTCTCATCTATTATGGGTAAAAAATCAAAATTGGACTCTATACTTAATAAAATTAAAGAATCCAGGATGGATTTTGTTAAGGAGTCAGGTAAGATAAAAAAAGAAATTTTCGACCTGTACAAATCGGGAGAAGAATCATCTTTTGAAGTGGAGATGCTTAAAAAATCTCTTAGTAATTATCAGCTAGCAAAGAATAGAGAGGCGGAGAATCTGAAAAAAGAAGCATATGAAATCATAGGAAACAAATCGGATCTTCTAAGTCACTTCCAATCTAAATTGGCAAAAATAGAAATAGAAGCTGCCGAAGAGACCCTAAAAAAATCAAAGGGATATGAATCGGATGAAACGCTTAGAAAATTGACATCTGACCTAGAAAGAATGACCGCAATAGCGGATAAAAAAATGAAGGATGATTCATCTATTTACTCCTTACCTGATTCATCCCCTATAGATGTTGATCCTGAGGTTGAAAGAGTTTTATCTATGTCTACCGGAGAATTTGAATCACACATACAAAGCATCTCCACCAGGGAACTAGATTCCCTTGAGAGATCACTAAAGAAATACACCTGGTCTCTTCAAAAGCTAATGGACAATGCAACTCTAAACCTTAGAAAACAATTGACAAGAGCTAGAAAGGAAGATGATGTGTATGCTGAATCTGTCATTAGGAAGGAGATTAGAGAAATAGAATCCTCATATAGAAAGGAGCACAAAGATACTAGGGATAAGATATATAGGGTAGAAAAAGTAAGTAAAAGAAAGTATGCAGCTCAAGAGAATTAATGATTTTTTACTGAACGAGGAATCATCGATAGACCTCGAGATCCAAAATATAGATAAGGAAATATCTAAAGCCGATCTTGCTGTTTCTTATCTTAAAGACAGAGTCAATAAGAAAGAAATAACCCAATCAGAGTCTTTGCGTCAACAAGCTATGGAACTACAAAAGAAAGTAGCTGCACTCCAAAAAAAATCTGTGGCCGTTAAAAAAATGGAGGACCTGGAAAAAAAATAAAAAATAAAAAAATGAGAAAACAAGATCTTATACAAAACCCGCTATTTAATCAGCTTCTTGAAAAGGCTCAAAGATATCAGACTTTGAATTCATCTTTGAATGAACAGGAAGCAGCGGGGGCAGAGAAAAAGCCTGCTGATCCTGCTAAGCCAGAAACAGCAGCAAAACCAGGAGACTCCACGGCTAAAAAGGAAGAGACAACCAAAACTTCTACCGCACCCGCCGAGAAGAAAATTAGTGATTTGGAGAAAATTCTAAGCGAAATCATCTTTGGTGCATATGCAATAATGACATCTACAGTTGTTTCTTTTCCTGCTGGTAAATTTAAAGATGAGTTTAGTTCAAAATTTAATGCAGCTTTACAGGGACTTAAGTCAGATTCAGCACCAAAATCGGTGATGGATAAGATCTCTAATGCTTTTACAGACTTTCTTGCGGGAGCAATAAAGGATCCGGGGGGTAAGGGATTTGAACAGGCTTTTAAGAACTATGAACTTTCTATGGATCTTTATAAGCAGGCACTAGACGAGCTCAAAAAACAAGATCCCGATAAATTTGACTCGGAATCAACCAAGAAGTTCTTAGGTGATAAGATAGCATCCATTTTAGATGAAACCATCAAGATTCTTTCTTCCAATAAAGGCGAGGTAAAAGAGTCATTATTTATTATTGAATCGTTGGAGAGCAAAAGGGCGGAGAGATTTTCTAAGAAAGGAAATATGGTTTCTTTTATAAACAACTGTAAGACCATGATCTCGCAAATTCAATCAAAAATAGATCAGGCAGCTACCTACAGTTCAGCATCTCCGGAGTTAAAAACTCCAGGTCAATACGAGGAGAAATTCAAGCAGCTTCTTAACAGAGCTAATGAGCTTATGAATGATGCAAAAACAACTAGAAAAGAAGACGGAAGAAAGATCAAAGATGATGATCTTATCTCTAAATATAATGATCTTTACACTGAGATTAAATCGGAACTTGAAGAGAGCTCATCCAATTTTGATTCCAAAATAAAAGACGAAAGAATAAATTATCTTAAAAGTCTTAAGTATTCCAAAGTGGCTGAGATTCTTTCCAAGGCAGTGGAATTAAAAAATAAGGGCGATGAGGAAAGGGGAGCAGCAACAGAGGAGATCCTAAAAGCAGCAGAAGCATCCAAGAAAGAAGGAGAGGGAGAAAAGAAGGAGACTAAATCCGAAATAGATCTTAAAAAACCAATTAAAAGATCAGAATCCGGCGGAAAGAAAAATCCAGATGTTGAGGCTTTTCAAAAATTGATATTGAACAAATTTAAAAATGTAAAGGCGGTAACAGAAACAGATATTTGGAAGAAATTTTCTAAATATGGAGCGGATGGACTTTTTGGATCGTCTACTGCTGGAATTATACAAGGGTTAAAGGCGGGATTTGATTTAAAAGACTCATCTTCCGACATAACTGCAGAATTAGTAAACAAAATAGAGACCGAAAAACTCACGGAATCTAAATCTCCTGTCCTTACTTTTAGAGATTTTGAAAGGTTAAATAAAGGAATCCTAGAAGCTTTTAATGGAGATGCTTTCAAGAAAACTGTAGAATCTGGGGGATCAAGAGGAAAAACAGAAGAGGTCAACAAAGGTGAAGTAAAGTCCGCTGCTAAAGAGTCAGGAACGGATAAAAAAATATCATCGGATGATATTAAAAAAGCCGTTGAGGACGCAGTAAACAAAGTTAAAGGCGATTTCAACAGAGAGAAAAAGGTTCAGGAATTGGTTAAAATAAAGGGTGTTAAAAAGAACGAAGGCTATAACGGAGGAACAAATATGGCCATAGCAACTTGTCCAGGATTGAGATTCTATGAAAATGGGGTGGCTCTCAGATTATGGGACAAAGTTATGGGATATTATGACACTGAAAATGACTCTTTTAAAGGCAATGATGGATCAACAGATAAGCTTTCAGTCTTAGCTTCTAAAATAACTCCCGATAAGTATGCTAAAAAAATAACCGCTCTTTACAGGGATATTTATGGTTCAAGCTTTAGAGATAAAAAGCTATATAACGAGCTTTTAAAATGGAAGCCAGAAGAGATTAAGCTACTCGCCAGCGGATATAAAAGTTTTTTAAACTCTAAAGGAAAGTCAAGCAATCTTTTTGATGATCTATCTGATGAATGGACAAACACAGAAGAGATCAAAAAAGTAATTAAAAAGTTTTCCCAATCATTATAAGATAATAAATTCGGAATTTTTATTAAATTTGGGGTATAATCATAAAATAGGATTATGCCCCTTATTCTTTTAGAAGGACCAAGAAATTCAGGAAAAACCCATCTTTCCGATAAAATTACACAGTCAAAATTCAAGTTTGATTTTACTGGAGTTTATGGCGGGCTTAATCTTCCCACTAACGGAAAAACAACACATTCTTTAGGTCTGGGAAAGGAAATAATGCTGCATCAGCTCTATTCTAAGGGATTCCTCGGAAACAATCTGATAGTAGATCGAGGTATATTAACCAACGAGGTATGGGGAATATATCAGGAAAGAGTAAGCTACGCCCATGTTTTCTCAGAAATAGATTTTATGATCTCTAGCGGATTATTTGACGATGTGGATATCATATTGATCAAATCGGATGTTCCGATGAAATTTAGAAAAAATAAAGATCATTGGGATCATTTAGAAAACAACGAGGAAAGGCTAAAGGAGCTTTCAATATTTGAAAAGGTTTCCGATTATATGTCGGATGCGGGAATCAGAGTACACCAATTCAGCAATCACTTCGACCCGCAATCCGAAGAAAATTTTCTAAAACTAATTGATAAATTAATATGTGCGGGATCTTAATAGGAAAAGACCTTTCCGAGAGCCAAATAAAATCTATCTCCCATAGAGGTATTGAGCATAAGACTATCAGGGAAAATGGAATAACCATGTGTCATCATAGACTTCCTATACAGACTCTAGATGGAGATGGATGGTCTCAGCCAGTTCCAATCGGGGAAAACAGGTATATGCTTTTTAATGGGGAGATATTTAATTACCCTTCGGGATATGATTCGGACACTGAATATTTACAAAAGTTGTTTTCAAATTTTCATTTTGGGGGATTACCCATGTTTGAGGCAATATTTAAGCCACATATCTGTTCGTGGGACGGATTTTGGGCGATTGTTTTGGTTGACACAAAAACTAAAGATGTCTATGCCTTCACCGATCCGCTAGGTAAAAAATCCCTTTATAAAAGTAGCGACGGATCAGTCTGCTCAGAGATAAAAGGCCTATTAAAAGGGGATGAAATTTCTAATGGGGCCTTCATCAGCGGAGTTTTAAAAAGTGGCTACTTGGTATCGGATGAAACCCCCTTCAAAAACATCGCTAAACTGCCCAATAACACATTTGTTTATTGGAACTTGGATAATCCATCATTTACCCATAAAAGCGCGCTATATTACAATTTTAGCGCCTTCGACATAGAGTTTGAAAACTACGAAGCTAAAATGGACTGGCTTTGGGAGAAATTAGAGTCTGCAACAAGGGCAAGACTTCTCTCTAAAAACTATCCAACTTCTCTTCTTCTGTCTGGAGGCCTGGATTCATCTATAATTGGTGGATTGCTTCTCAAGCTAGGTGCAGACGTTCAATTCTATTCAATAGAAAATGGAGAAGACGAGGAGCACATAAAAGCGTGTGAAAATTACTGGGAAATATCATCACATAGGCTAAAATATTCAATGGACACAGATGATGCAAATAATTTAGACTTTTTGAAAGAGGTCTATCGGAAATGGAATGAAAGTCCAGTAGATCTTGGTAGCGTTATTCCCCAATATCATCTATTTGATGCTATTAAAAAAGGATCAAAGACTAGAATAGTCATTTCAGGTGACGGTGCAGACGAACTGTTTGGAGGATATAGAAGGATAAATGAGTATGACTCCCAATTATCCGATATATTTCACGAACTGACATATTATCATCTTCCAAGACTGGATAAACTTTCAATGGCGCACACTCTAGAGCTTAGAAATCCTTTTTTAAATCTGGACATTGTGAGATTTGCAATGTCTCTGCCTTTTGAAGAAAGAAAAAATAAAAAGATTCTTAAAGACACTTTCAGAGGATTGGTGCCCGATTGTGTTATTGATAGAAAAAAACTTGCCCTTAAAAATTCTAAAATAGTGGAAGATCCTATGGACTATAGAAAAAAAGCAGTGGATATCTTCCTTTCTTAATTGTCATTATCCTCATCTGAGTCGTCTCCCATAACAACTCCTGCTTTTGGATTACCCTTGGCGTCTTTTGGCGAATATCCATCGGGACGATCTGTTAATATAAAATCTTCTGAGGGATCAACTACTATTCCTGCGAGAGACATAAAATCTCTGTTTAATAGTACAGGGGTACTCTTTTCTGTTCTATCGACCAAAGAGAATCTTATTTTTCTATAATTGGCACCATTAAATTCAACATCTAAAGATATGATTGGCCTAATATGAAGATTTTTTCCAACTTCAGCTCTTGAGGTTCCTAGTATTTTATTTCTATATGTTTCTCCCCCCATGCTCCATATTAGGTATCCATCTTCTTCATCAACAGTATCAGCATGCAAGGAACATGACGCTGCTCCGTTTCCGGTGTCTAGTTTTGCTACAAAGCTTCCAACACCCGGGATCGTTACTATTTCTCTAAATCCGCTAATTTTTTTAGGTTTTAGCCAGTTATCTTTATTAGCCAAAAAGTCGGCAATAATTTGGCTAATATTCATCCCCGTGGCTTTTTCTATGCCATCCGTTCCAGGGGAAGAGTTAACTTCTAGAACATATGGATCTCCAGTATTTTTATCTATAATGATATCAACTCCTGCCCAAAGACAGCCGACTGCCTTAGCTGATTCTATTGCTATCTTTTTTGTTTTTTTGTCAAGCTCAACAGCTTCTATTTCTCCGCCTAATGAAAAATTAGTTCTAAAATCACCCTCTATTTTTAATCTTTTCATAGCGGCAATAACTTTATATTCTCTGCCTCCCATTCCATCACTTGTTCCTAAAACATGTATTCTAAGGTCATAATCAGCTTCTATCTTCTCTTGCATAACTATCTCCGTTGATGGAGATAAATTCCACATTGCTTGAAGGGTAGAAACTAAGCTAGGTCTTGAATCAACGCTGAATACTCCAATACCTTTAGTACCGGAGATAAATTTACAAACAATCGGGAATTTTCCTCCTACCTCCTTAACTGATTTGTCAATATCATCTTCTCCAGAAACCAAGGCTGTTTTGGGTACAGGGATCTTGTTTCTTTGTAATGCCCTTGTGGTTTGTAATTTATCCTCACAAAGATTGACCGCATCGTATGTATTAACGCACGGAAGTCCTAATTCTTCCAATTTTTTAAAAAATGTCTTGGAGGCATTATTGTTTATGGCTGTTCTTCTGGCTAGAACCACAGTGTTATCTAGATATATTTCTCTGAGCTTCTCGTTCTTATTTCCAACCAAAACTATTCCGCTCTGTGTTTTTTCAACCACTCCCTTTTCAGAATTCACTATTATACAAGGAGCTCCTTTAGACTCGCAAATTTTTGCTATCTTATCGGTAGTTGGGGCTTTTCCATTTTTGCCAAGTCTACCCGTTAGTATTATAACGGTTGGCATTTTTTCCTTACCCTTTATTCCCTTAAATTTAAAATCCGATAACTGTTCTATAGGCATAATGTATATATTCGCAAACAAAATAAAAGCCTACCGAGGGTAGGCTTTTTCCTGCCGATATTTATTTTTTTAATCTAAAAAGGTATCAAATCTTATTACCACTGGCTCCTCCGTAGATTCCGCGCTATCTTCATCTTCGGTCTGGTCGTCCTCGTCTTCTTCCTCAGTATCGTCCTCGTCTTCCTCTTCAGTATCTTCTTCCTCAGTATCGTCCTCGTCTTCCTCTTCAGTATCTTCTTCCTCAGTATCTTCTTCCTCAGTATCGTCCTCGTCTTCTTCCTCAGTATCTTCTTCCTCAGTATCGTCCTCGTCTTCTTCCTCAGTATCGTCTTCTTCCTCAGTATCGTCCTCGTCTTCCTCTTCAGTATCTTCTTCCTCAGTATCTTCCTCCTCAGTATCGTCCTCGTCTTCCTCTTCAGTATCTTCTTCCTCAGTATCTTCTTCCTCAGTATCTTCTTCCTCAGTATCGTCCTCGTCCGATTGGACATCGGTTTGATTCTTTAACGTCTTTACTTCTTCAGAATCTATGGCATCCTCGTCCTCCTCCTCTTCAATTCCATCGATTTCTTCAGTAGGTATTTTAGCCATGTTATCGTCGCTAAAAAGAGGTACATCAGGCTGTTTTTTTTCCTTACTGAATTCCTCCCATGATAATATTTTAGTTCCCATTTTTATTTTTTATTTTTTATTCGCTAGTTCCAAATTCAGCAGTGATCCCGCTTTCTGTAGCTCCTTTCCCTGGATAATCTATTTTTGATACCTTATTAAATATAGGGTCTTGAAATCCAACATAAGCATATGGCTTTTCCGGTTTAATTTTATTAAAACCCGTTCTGTCCTCCTTGCTCAAGTTTTGTTTATTGAATGGATCCGAAGCAACCTTAATGAATTGCTTGTAATCTAGAATTTCTCTTTTTTTTACGTTTTTTACGTTCATGGTGCAACTGTTTTTGTTAATACATCCATTATCCCGGATGTTGCTACTTTTTTAAGTATATTTGGGTCATCTTCTGCAGCTCTCTGAATCTGGTCAGTCACTTTATCTTGATCAGATCTGGTTATACCACTTAGTATGTCACCAAAATTAGCTCCACACAATTTACCTGATATCATTTTTTCTATATTCTTCATGAAATCTGTGTTATTAACCGCGTTCTGTAATCCTTGTCTTATAGACAATGCTAGTGTTGTAGCTAATCCCCCCCTTTCATCTATTTGCATACCTAAAGCACCAAGAATAGCAGCTATGGCTTTTTCTTCTATGGTATCAGCAAGACCCAAAACGATAGCTTTAGCCCAATGAGAACATGATCCTTTTCCGAAATACGATCCTATTTTGGTCCATTCCATTTTTTCTATGATATTACGTATCATCTGATAAAATATGGTTGGTTGACCAGCTTCGTCATGGGTTTGGACTCCCATTTTTTGAGCTGCCCAATCTATAACGTAATCCTTAACAATATCGGAAAAACCCCCTCCTAGTCCGGAAAGAATATCGGAAAATACGTTTTCGTTAATTTCATCTGCACTTAATCCCTCCCTGCGCATTCTTCTGATCTCGCTTTCTATGAACTCGACCTGATGTTCAAAAACCTCCCTGTCTATAGGAGCGTTTTTTGATCTAAATTCCTCAAATTTGATTATTTCTATCATTTGTCTTTATATATATCTATTTAACAGATTCTGTCATTGAATATATATCCTAATGAGTAATTTTTCATCGCTATCGGGGGAATCCTATGAATCTCCATCCTATTACAAATTCACACACAAAACTGATGTGTGGATAAGAACAGGTGATGAGGATACAACTTTTGTTTATAGAGGATATAAAATTCTTAGACCCGTATGGAATAAAATTTCAGCAAATCTGGGAGATTATCTTTTTATTCTAAAAAATGGCCTATTTTTTTCAACTCTAGAGGATGAAATATTAGTGGAATGTAAGCCCTATGAGCCAGCATTTGATCCCAATTTAATCAGAATATCTAATTTGGATAGGCCTGAATTTGGTCCAGATTTATTAGAACAAATAGAAATGCCGCTGAATATTCAAGATTTTAGATTTTCTTCATATACCGAGGCGCAAAAATTACAAAAAAAGAAATCAAATCATGAATAGAATCTCCAACTTCTCAAAATTTATTTTGGAAAGCTCCAGTGCAGGGTCAAAATTTAAGGAGTCCATATCATTCAAATTTGCTAAGAAAGATCTTAGGGATGGATATTTTATAGATGATCTGATAAATGACATTCATTTTTATGGAGATAAAACCCCACAAATAAAGAAAATGATCTCTCAGATAATAAGTAAATATGCAGAATCGTTTGGTGCTTCTTCGATAAGGGATCTAGATTCAACAGCACTAAAAGAATTTATATCTAAGGTGGAAAAAGTAATAGAAACGGGGGGAGCTCCAGAATTGATAGAAATGCCTAGCGGATCTTTTTTATTTCTTAGAGACCACATTTCGCCGGATGGTAAATCGTGCGACTTTTACATAAACAGAAAGAAAACTAAGATAGAGGTTGTGACAACAGAAGCGGGAGGGGAAGAAGAAAGTCTAATCTTTAAGATTGATCAGTTCAATCCAGGGAGCTTCGGTATTGAGGGGGAAAATTTAGAAAAATTCCTACTGCTAAAGGAGATCGATTGATTTCTTATAGTTTTTCACTATTATATCAACAGCTTTTTCTTTGGATAGATCCACACCAAGATCCAGTTCTAGCTCTTCAGTGATTTTTCCAAAAAGAATAGCATCATTGGGACTAATTATAGAAGATTTTAAATTCTGTATTAAAAACTTCTTAACTTCTCTGTCATCCTCGGTAAATCCACACACAGGATCAAGAAGCTCGGTCATTAATAGGGCTACGCTTTCATTCCCGTCTATCTTAATAATAGAAAAACTCCAAGAAAATATTCTAAGCATACTCTCCAGGTTTTTTCTGATAATGAGAAATCCCCTATCCCATGTCTGATTTATAGATCCTGAATGAGTTACCTCTACCATTTGATCATATTCTCTAATTACTGAGTCATGTTTTCCTAGAAACTTTTCTATAGTGGATAATGACTCCTCTATTATTTCATCTCTTTCATCTGAAAGTAAAAAATCATCTATGAGATCGTGGGTTTTTTCCAATTCCCTTTCGGTTAAATGTGAATTTGATTTCACTGATAGCACACCCTTGTTCTTAAAGCTCCAAAGATCCTTTTGAATTCTAAGTACATTAGTTAGCTGTTTAACATATTCTCCATTGGAGAAGTCCTTTTCAATGGATTGCAAATAAGCCATTAACACATAATATTTGTGTTCTTTATCGACCGGCTTCTCTAGAAACCAATAAGGCTTTAGTATTTTCATTGTTCATTAGGATGATACGTATTATATATAGAAAGAGCGGTTTTATTTCTTTCTAAAAAAAATTTTCAAGAAACTGAAACTTTCCACCCAGGGCAGACTAAAATTTTTACGAAGTAAATCCCGGGGATGAATTCTATTATATAATATATTACTTGTGAGCCCCCAATTTTTAGTTATAGCTTATTACACCCAAAACTCAAACTACCAAAGTTTAGCTGGTAGACTACGGGAATCTCTCCAAAACTTTTCAATTCCGCATTACATTAAACCCATAGGAGACCTTGGAAGCTGGGAAAAGAACACACATTATAAAGCACATTTCATTCTGGAGTGTCTCGAGAAGCTAGATCAAAATTTAGTCTATGTGGATGTTGACGCTGCCTTTAGAAGCTTTCCAGATCTTTTTAATTCTCTAGATTGTGATATAGCATATAGGACGGAAGATTTTAGATGGAGAAAGGACGAAGCATTATCAGGGACAATTTTTTTAAGAAACAATCTTAAGACTGTGTCACTGGTAAAAAGGTGGATAGAGATCAACTCAAAAATACCCGCCGAGAGATCTAAGCCCGAAACATGGGAGCAAAAACACATGCAAACTGCTGTTCGGGAGAATCCAGATCTAGTTTATTGTAATCTTCCTCCGGAGTACACTTATATCTTCGATCACACACGAAATATGTACCCTGGGCTTAAACCTATCATAGAACACTTTCAGGAGAGCCGTAACGTTCATAAAAGACCTGCCAGAAATATAATCCGTAGATGAAGATTAAGTACGCCGTAGTGAGTTCTAATGCTAATCCCGAGTATCTGGATTTTTGGCCCTATGTGGCAGCTATGTGGCAGAAGCTTGGAATAGAACCAGTTCTAATTTATATTGATTCCCAAGGTCCTTCCCAAAATGTGACGGAATATGGTAGAACAATTTATCTGGAATCGATCCCAGAATGGAATATTGCCCAACAAGCTCAGTGCATAAGATTTTGGGGTGCAAGAATATTAGATGCACCTTTTATCATTTCAGATATGGATATGCTTCCTATATCTCGGGAGTATTATGAAAATGGTGCGAGCCAGATAGGAGATAGGGGTATAGTGTCATACAGCTCTGATGTTATTCAATATAGATGGTACAGAACTAATCCACAGTACCCCATGTGTTATCTCGCTGGTGATCCACGGAGTTTTACTGATTTGCTGGATCTTAGTGATTCGGATCATAAGGTTTTTCTCAGGAGATTAATGAGAATGAATATCAGGTTTGGTACGGATCAAAAGTTTTTTTATAACCAATCCAGAATTAAACCGGGTATACAAATCAAACATCTTGAAAGGGGCTGGATCGAAGAAAAATATGCTACTAGGAGACTGGATAAGGCTATCTGGCCGAAGGGTGATTATAATCCATATGATTATATTGACTGTCATATTCCCAGACCCCTTTCAAACAATAGGGAAATTTGCGGGGATCTTTTCAGAAGATTAGGACTATAATAAAAAACCAATATAATGGAAAAATTTAAAATTTATCAGGACATCAATGACATACTAAGTGGTTATGCCTTCGAGACTAATAATGATGATACCAGAAAATCAATTTTGTCTGATATAAATCAATATCTTATAGATATATCAGCTTTTCCAAGACTAATTGATGTCACTACACCCGAAATGATGGACAGGGGAGAAATGCTACATAGAGTTCTATTCATGGGAGCTGAGATGAGCTTGGATGAATATTTAAAAACTATTATCGATGGAGAATAATGCTATTTGCATCTCTTATTATACTGGGAACCAATATTATAAGACAGCATCAGAATCACTAAAAAAATCATGTGAATCATTAGGTTTAAATATTCATATTGAAAATGTAAAGGATTTAGGTGCATACTGGAAGAACACTCTTTATAAGCCCCTATACATACTTGAAAAAATCATGGAGTTTAATAGAGACGTTGTTTGGATAGATGTTGATACACAAATTTTCTCAGCTCCCAATAATCTAAAAAAGTGGGACTCTGATATTCTTTTTGCCTCTCACACAGGTGAAATAAATGGAATAAAGGCATCACCATTGGGATTCAAGTATAATGGCAAGTGTTTGGAATTTCTAAAAGATTGGGGCGATGTGTGTTCTAGTAAAATTAGAGGAGGAGAAATAGATTTCGATCATGACGTTCTAAAGTATGAGATCATGCCTAAATATGCTGGAAAAATTTCCGCGCAGATCCTTGGTAGCGGGGAGAGGTATATAGACTATACGGATGGATCTATTATTATGAATGGAATATCAAGAATTCCCGATAAAGATGTCCAGATGAGAGTGGTAATTAATAAAAATAGTTCTAGAAGCTTAAATTTTAACAAATTAAACATTAATGATTATGGATTTTGAATCAAGAAGAAGAATGAGGGTAACCAGGGAAATTTCAAATAAAAATCACAGAAATATTTCTAACGTCCCAAATAATGAACTCCCAAATTCCTTAACAAATAAAAAAGAAAACATGAGTTTATTTCCGCCCTTAAAAAATTCAAGGGATAGAAATATATTGAATGAATGGAGTAGGATAGACAATGATGGACCTATGATCATATCATTTATATCTGATCCTATAGGATCAAATTTCTATTCCTCCCGCATAACAGAACTGGTAAGAAAAGTTCATTTTTTTGGATTAAATTATCTAATTAGACAATATGAATCAGATAGGGAATATTTTCAGAATTGCTGTTACAAACCCGTTTTCATACAAGAGATAATCAAAAAATATTCAAAAGACGTTGTTTGGGTGGACGGAGACACAAATTTAAAAGAATCCCTAGCTTCCTTTTGTAATTTATCAGATGAATTTGATCTTGGTCTTGTGTCGTATACTAACGATATAAATGGATTTGTTGCATCCCCTATATTTATAAGAAACACTAGTGAAGCTTTTAGAGTTATAACTGCATGGGCTGATCATTGCACAGAAAAAGTTGAAACTGGACAGCCGGAATTAGATCATGATGCCATAAAGCATTCAATAATACCCCAATTTAGATCCACTGTCAAAATTAAACTTAGCGGATCTGATTTTCATAATGGAAGATTTTTAGAAAATATCAATTCAGAAGCCCCTAATAAGAGATCTATAATGAATATAATGAAGGAACTTAATCCCCATCGCCCATTTAATTACACTAATAAAGATTTTATAATCGTATGAATAAACTAAAAACAACGTGGTCTCCATTTCCTGTTGAGTACTCGTCCTGCTCATCTTTTAAACCTAGCAATTTTGAATGGTCAAAAGGAGAAGGAATAGCAACGGTATGGATTGATAATAATATGACGAATCACACAGGTCCAGCCAGAGGTAATTTTGGATGGTTCTGCGAATCTTCTGAGGTCCTTCCATCTCTTAAAAATGATCTAATACATAATTACCCAAGATATAAAAATCATTATACTGCTATTTTTACCTGTGATCACGAGATCATATCTAGGGATCCTAGCTTTTTTATCTTTAATCCTCCTGGCTCTAATCTTCCTTGGACTAGACCGGAAAATTATAGAATACCAGAGAAGAGTAGGATTTGCTCAATGATAGCCAGCTCCAAGAATATGACCACGGGGCATAAAAAAAGACTGGAGATAGCATCGAGATTAAAAAATTCTGCAGATGTTTTTGGGGGAGCAGCTGGAACTACAAGGATAGGAACGGGAATAGGGCCTAACGGAGACTGGTGGAGATCCAAGGAAGAAGCCCTTGCTCCGTATATGTTCTCTATAGTTTTTGAGAATGCAAAAATTGATAAGTATTATACCGAAAAAATAACCGATTGCTTTGCTTTGGGTGTAATTCCGATATACTGGGGAACTGATAAAATAGAGGAAGACTTTAATATTAACGGAATAATTAAATGGAGTGATAATTTTAATTTGAGTCTTCTCAATAAAGATCTTTACGATTCAAAAATCGAATATATCAGGGAAAACCTGGAGATTGTTACTAAATTACATTCTGCGGATTCTTTGATTTTTAATAAAGTGAAAAATTATGATTAAAATAAACATAGTTGCTGCATCCAGGCAAAGGCCCGTAAGAATGTATAGGGTTGTTAAGAAATGGCTGGAAAATGCAAATAACACGGAATCTATAAGAGTGATTATATCCATAGATAACAGCGATCCTACCACTAATCAATATTTGGAGTTAATGGATAAATTATCAGTTGAATATAATACGAGAATCGATGTAGTAATTAATCCTAATACATGTACGGTAGAGGCTATAAATTCTATTAAACCACATATAGATGGAGATTTAATTTTGGTTTTTTCCGATGATACAGATTGCTTTGAATACTGGGATGATAAACTGAGAGATATTGCTTCTGAATTGTCGGGAAAATATGTAATTAAAACATCGGATGGGATGAGTAATGACCTTATCACAATGCCTATATTTTCGAGGGAATATCTTGATAGCTTTCCCTACATATATAATCCATCCTATGAACATATGTTCTGTGATACCGAACTCACATGCGTTGCCAGTATTTTAGGATGTGTTGTTGAGGCATCAGATGTGGAATTTGCTCATCTTCATTATACTAAGCTTTATCACGATAAGGATGCCATTGATGATAAAAATCAATCTACTTTTTATAGAGGAATGGATGTTTTTAAAGGCAGATTGCAGAATAATTTTGATCTATCCCCCGAGGATTTTAGAGGGGAAGTTCCTAAAAAAATAATAGAATGGATTTCTCAAAAATAGATCTTAGTAATGTAACACTATTCTGCTTGGATGGCAGGATAGAAGATTCTGAAAGAACCCTAAGATACCAAAAAATCATTGATTTTATGATTAACCGGGTAAATTTCTATGATGTAAAAGTTTTTACTACATTTGATCTTAATATTGATGGAATTAAAAATACCTTAATAGATCCAATGGGAATTGGACAATACTCCAATTTTTGCGTTACCGAATTAAATAATCACATAGATAGTGATTACTGTCTTGTTTTTCAAGATGATGGATTTATTCTAAATCCATATCTATGGGAAGATTCTTTTTATGATTATGATTATATTGGAGCCCCATGGCCTCTTTATATCGGGTGGCCCAAGGAGGGACAACAGGTTGGAAACGGCGGATTCTCTTTGAGAAGCAAAAAGTTTTTAGAAGCCTCCAGTAAACTTCCAAGAACTATGTCTAATGAAGACACCTACCTAGTTTGTACTAATAGACATATTCTCGAATCCCAAGGCATAAAGATAGCTCCAGTGGAAGTTGCTAGAAAATTTGCAATAGAATTTCCCCTCGACGATCAGCATAATATAAATAATTGTTTTGGCTTCCATGCAAAATCACTTTTGGATAACGCTGTTAATTATATAAATAATTGTAAATAATATGAAAATAGAATGTTTCCCTTTTTTCAATGAACTGGATTTATTAGAAATTAGACTGGAGATAACTTCTCCTTATATTGATTATTGGGTGATAAGTGAATCCAGAAAAACATTTTCTGGCAAGGATAAACCCTTATATCTAAGTGAAAATTTAGAAAGTAGATTTTCTAAATACAGGGATAGAATAAAAATAGTAGAATATAATTGTGGCACAAGTGCTTGGCACAACGAGTTTGAATCGAGAAATAGTTTAGGTAGATATGTTTTATCCAATTTCTCGAATAATGATATAATGATTCTTGCTGATTGCGACGAAATACCGGACTATAGAAAAGTCACCTTTACCGAGGAATTACCAGCTATCATAGAAACTAAGGGATATTACTATTATCTTAATTGTAAACAAAGTATAGATTTTCAAATTGTTTCTATGTTTAAAATTAGCGAATTAAAAAAAATAGAAACTTATAGAATGAGAGCCTGTGCTGGCATGCAAAAAACAATAATAAGAGATGCTGGATGGCACTGGAGTTTTTTAGGAGGGGCTCAAAAAATCAAGGATAAAGTAGATGCTTATGCTCACCAAGATATGAATGACCCAGAGAAGATTAACAACGCTACTATAGAAAAAAATGTAGACGATCTTAAAGATATATTTGGAAGAGATTATATTAAATACCACATAGTTGAAATAGATGAATCTTTTCCTGAATACATAATTAACAATATCGAAAAATATCAGCATCTAATAAAAAATTAAAAATATGAATCAGAAATGTGTAAATATCTTAAATGAGATTCCAGAAAATATTAATTCTGAATTTCTAATTGATTGGGTAAGAAATAAAGCGGGATCTTCCAACAAGGATTATTTTAAATGTGAAAAATCAGGGGATCTTAAACTTCAGCAAGTTCCGGAGGAGTATTCTAATGTGATTCTAAAAATACTGGAGAAACAGCCTAAGTCTTATTTAGAGATTGGAATAGGAAACGGCGGATCATGGATGACCTTTTCCCATATAAATAAAAAATCTTTACTGGTAAGTCATGCTGTAGATAATCTTTCTTACTATCAAGCAATAGGACAGAAAATAGAAGAGATAGAATTTATAAAAGATTTTCTATCTAAAGATATAGAGGATGTAAAATTTTTTAATATGAATTCCGATCAATATTTATTAGGATGTAAAACAAAATATGACGTTATATTTATAGATGGGGATCATAGTTACGAAGGTGTAAAATCTGATTATATAAATTCTATTCCTCTTCTTAATAAGGATGGTATTATGATATTTCATGATATAGCATCGATAGGTGCACCTGGTGTTGTCCAATTTTGGAATGAAATCAAAAATACCCATAAAAGCGAAGATTTCATCTACGGTAATACGTGTGGTATGGGAATAATAAAAATTTAATAAATTATGTACAGCCAATTAGACGAAGATGAGATTATCCTTAAATTTTATGAGGAGCTAAAAAATAAATATCCACAATTTCTTTCTAATAAAATATTAGATATAGGAGCAAATGACGGCGAAACGATATCTAATTCCCGGGCATTGATTGTTAAATATCCGGATATAACCGGATATTTCATTGAACCGAACCCAGCATGTTATAAAAAACTTAGCCTACTCTATCCAGAGAACCACATGCTTTTTAATTTTGCAATAGGAGATATAGATGGAATTTCTAAAATGTATTGCAACGGGAGCCACCTATCATCCAACGACACTGGACTTTTATCTACAATATTAGAAAAAGAAACAAAAAGATGGGGAGACGAAAAATGGGAAGTAATAGATGTCGCTGTTAAAAAGTACCCATTTACCGATATTAATTTTGATTTCATCAGCATGGATGCAGAAGGAATGGACGAAATTATACTTCCCCATATAAATTTAGAAAAAACGTGGATCGTTTGTATTGAATGGAATTCTGAGCCCGAAAGAGAAATATTTTTTAGTGATTATTGCAAAAATTATTCTCTAGAACTTATTCATAAGAATTCTATAAATTTAATTTATGCCAAATATCCTTCATATTAGATGAATGCTTATTTTAACAGATTTAAGGAGATTATTTCGGACCCTATAAATAAAAAGATTGTAAGGGATAAAATATCCGGATTCTGCGAGAAAGATATAGTCCATATGTATAATGGATTAAAGGTATACAAGAATTGTTACTATGATGAATTCTCTGAGATATTTTTATTAAACAGGGGGGTTCATGAGCCGCAGGAGGAGTATCTTTTTTCCGTTATACTAGAAAATATTAAGAAAGAAAATCCTATAATGATAGAACTGGGATCTTATTGGGCTTTTTATTCAATGCTTTTTTTGAAAAAATTTAACAAGGGAAAATCTATAATGATAGAACCTGGCAAAGAAGAAATAGAAAGTGGTATAAGAAACTTTGATCTTAATCATTTTAAAGGAAATTTCGTTAATTCACATGTTGGCAAAGATGGGATAATTATAGATAAATTTTTAAATGAACAAAAAATAGAAAGAGTTGATATACTACATTCGGATATACAAGGAAATGAAGTAGAGATGTTAGATGGATCCATGGATTCAATGAAAAAATGTATTATAGACTATTTTTTTATATCAACGCATTCCAATCAAATACATTATTCTTGTATAGATAGATTGCTGAATAATAATTATCACATCATATCCGAAGTGGATCTAGATAACACGTATTGTTGTGACGGGATTATAGTTGCCAGCAGTCCAGATCTACCCAAAATGACAATTGATATTGGAAAAAAAGACGAGAGTATAATAATCCCGGATGAAATTTTAATTAAGATGTATGAGGACATTAATTTTAGGATCTAGGGGTTTAGTTGGATCAAATCTACTCGCAAAATATAAAAATACAAGGTCCAATCATGAGATTCTCCATCCGGTTAGAAATGATTTGGATCTAACCAAGAGGGAAAGGGTCTTCGAATATTTCAGAAATTTTAGGCCAGATCTGGTATTTCTTTGTGCAGCAAAAGTTGGTGGAATTAAGGCTAACAATGACTATAAGGCTGACTACATCACACAGAATCTTCGTATACAGACTAATGTCATAGAAGCCTGTCATAGATACGAAATCAAAAAATTGGTATTTCTTGGATCGTCTTGCATTTATCCTCGCGAATGTCCCCAACCTATCAAGGAGGAATACCTTTTAACTGGACCATTAGAAACCACAAATGATGCTTACGCAATTGCCAAGATTGCTGGAATAAAAATGTGTCAATCATACAATCAACAATATGGATGCGACTTTATCTCAGTAATGCCATCTAATTTATATGGACCTGGAGATAATTTCGATCTTAATACTAGTCATGTTTTCCCCGCTTTAATCCGAAAATTTCATGAGGCAAAAATCTCAGGATCACCTGAAGTTGAAATTTGGGGCACAGGAACGCCAATGAGAGAATTTCTACATGTTGATGATTTAGCGGATGCCCTAATATTTCTCTCCGAAAATTACTCAGGATCTGAAATAATCAATGTTGGTCCTGGCGAGGACATTTCGATTAGAGAGTTAGCATATAAAATCCAGGAAATAATCGGATATGAAGGCAGCATTAGATTTAACCCTGCATATCCCGACGGAACAATGAGAAAGGTTATGGATGTTAGTAGAATATTTTCCACCGGATGGTTTCCAAAAATTTCTTTGGAAAACGGAATTAAAAGCACATATGAATTCTATAAAAAAATGTATGAAAGTAGCTTTAGTCACGGGAATTAACGGTCAGGATGGTAGTTATTTAGCGGAACTTCTCCTTAAAAAAGGCTACGAGGTTCATGGTACAATTCGTAGATCGTCATCATTTAATACATGGAGAATAGATCATCTTAGAGAACATCCCAATTTTTATTGGCACTATGCAGATATTACGGATCCTGTAAGCATATCCAATCTTGTCTCCAATTTACAACCTGATGAATTATATAATTTAGCTGCACAGAGTCATGTGAAGATCTCTTTTGAGATTCCATATTATACTGGACAGGTTGATGCAATAGGAACACTAAATATTCTAGAGGCTATTAAAACTCATTCCCCAAAAACTAAATTGTATCAGGCTTCAACATCTGAACTTTTCGGGATGGTTCAGGAGGTTCCCCAGACGGAGAAGACCCCATTCTATCCCAGATCCCCTTACGGAGTTGCAAAACTCTATGGATATTGGATTATCAAGAATTATAAAGAATCCTACGGTCTTTTTGCTTGTAATGGAATTCTGTTTAATCACACTTCACCCAGAAGAGGTGAAAACTTCATGGAGAAGAAAATAGTTGATTCCATGGTCGATGTTTCTCTTGGACTATTGGATTCATTCCAGCTGGGCAATCTTGATGCGCAGAGGGATATTGGACACGCCAGAGAATATGTCGAAGGTATGTGGAGAATGCTACAGAGGGAAACCCCTGAAGATTATGTTCTATCCACTGGAAAAACCCACACTGTTAGGGAAATAGTGAACAAAACTGCTTTCTTATTAGGTATGGACATCGAATGGGAGGGAGAAGGTGCTACAGAAATATGCTTATACCAGGGAAAAACAATAATATCAATAGATCCAAAATATTTTAGGCCCGCGGAAGTCGACCTTTTAATCGGCGATTCCACAAAAGCCCTGAATGATCTAGGCTGGGAATCTAAAATGACGATATATGATATTCTAAAGGAGATGATTGATTTTCAAATTAATAAAAGAAAAGCATGAACTACCACGAGATAATTCAGAAAGAAATTGATGCAATAAGTAAGATACCAGTCAGAAGAATAGACGAACTAGTGCACTGGCTGGATTTAAGAATGACCCAGAGAACTAGAATAATAACTTCTGGTATGGGAAAGGCTGGACAGGTCGCACATGCTTTTGCAACAACTTTATGTTCAACCGGAATATCTGCATCCTTCATGCACCCTTCAGAAGCACAGCATGGGGATCTTGGAATTATTCAGCCAGGTGATATAGTGTTTGTATTTTCAAACTCAGGAAAAACCACCGAAATAATTCAGCTGGTGGAGCTAATCCAGCAAAACCTTGAATATAAAAATCTGATTGTTGCCATAGTTGGAAATAGGAGTTATCATTTTGAAATTAAGTGCGCCGAAGTCGTTCAGTTTGGGCCAGTTGAGGAAGTGTGTCCTTTAGGATTAACCCCAACAACATCAACCACGTGTATGTCAGTGATCTGTGATATGATAGTTGCAGGACTCATAGAAAAAAGAAAATTCACTAAAGAACAATATAGCAAATTTCACCATGGAGGATATCTCGGCGAGGTCTCAAGAGGCTAAAATTTTAATAGCAGGTCCATGTGTGATTGAGGATTATTTCACCTCTTCAATCATTGCAGAATATCTGATTAAAAAATCCAATCAATTCGGATTCGATCTCATTTTTAAGGGAAGCTATAAGAAGGCTAACCGAACATCTTCTAAGAGCTTTACCGGCATAGACGAGAGAGAAGCACTGCGCATTCTACATGAAATAGGTAAAAAATATCAGATTCCTGTGATGACCGATGTGCATGAAACCACTGATGTTGAATTAGTAGATCCGTACGTCACACATCTCCAAATCCCTGCTTTTTTATGCAGACAGACTGAATTGATTAAAGCTTGTGCCCAATCTGGCAAACCAACAAATATCAAGAAAGGACAATTCCTTTCGCCTGAATCGTGTGCTCATGTGATTGAAAAATATAGGGCTTTTGGAGGTATTGGAGATATGATCTGTGAAAGAGGAACAACGTTTGGATATAATGAATTAATAGTCGACGCCACTGTGGTACCCAGAATAAAAAGATCAATTGGCACTAAGGTCATTATTGACTGCACCCACAGTCTTCAAAAACCTAACAGAAGCTCTGGTACAACAGGAGGAGATCCTGACCTAGTCTCAACTATGATGAATTTTGCTATGGCAACAGGTGCAGACGGAATATTTGTTGAAGTCCATCCAGTTCCATCTATGTCCGCATCCGACAGCGAATCAATTCTGCAGTTGGATAGGCTTGGACCTTTTCTTGAACAATCCTCTAGAATCAGAGACGCATACCAATCATGATGAGAAATGTAGACGTTATCATAGTCAGTTACGCAAAGAACGATGAATGTTTTAGTCTGACCCGTAATTGTTTGGATTCCCTTTTTAAATCCGAATCTGATGTCAATATTAATGCAATAGTGGTTGAATCTCAGGAGGGCATAGATTGGAAGAGAGAGTTTACTCAGTATGAAAATATAGAGACTTTAAAATCTCCAATGCCATATAGTTACCATAAATTTTTAAATTTTGGCAGAAAACATGGAAAATCGGAATATGTTGCTCTTTGTAATAACGACCTGATCTTTAAGGAGAATTGGATCTCTAATATAATGGAATTTGGAGATTCCAATCCTGATTTTATGTCTTTTTACCCGATTTGTCCTATGACCCAGCCTAAAATTGGAATCGGGATCAATACCGGTATTTATGCGGGACTTGTTATTCGTGAAACTATATCCGGCTGGTGTATAGTACAGAAAAGAAAAATTTACGATATTATAGGGGATTTGGATGAAAGATACACACATTGGTATAGCGACAATGATTATGTAATGACTTTAAATAAAAAGGGGATCAATCATTTTCTTGTGACTAATTCCATAGTTGAGCATCATAGTAATACACTTGGAAGAACAACTGAGGTTGTTATAGAAAACAGAGAAGAGCTCGATAGAATAACATACGGAGAAGAAAAATTTTTAGTGATAAATGGAATTTGAAATAATCCCATATATTTGCCCTATAAAATAGAGTAAAATGGAAAAGTTGCAATATGGACAAATTATAGAGGTTAGAGCCCCAGGAACATCTATGAAATCATATCACAGATTTTATAGACATCCTGACCCGATTATGGATAACATAATTATATGGGAAAGAATAATACCAAAGGGCAAGGGTAAAGAGAAAAAAGAGGAGCACTGGATTATTGAGAAGGATCTCGAGGACCACCTTAGCTACCATTCCAATGACGGATTCACTGAAATTAAAATAATAGAAGATAATGATAAAATGGATAAAAAATCTTCTAAAAAAAAGCAATAATATGGAAGAACAAATTGAAGCGATAAACCAAGATTTAATTAAGGCTAAAGAAGATCTCCAGGGATTTTCTTTTAAATGGTTAAAAGGGGAGCAGAAAGGATCAATAACTGATCTTCAAGATGTTATATTCGATGAAACCACAGGAATATTCTGGGTTTATTTCACAGATGGGTCCAGAATAAACTACTCCATTATTGATGAGTTTATGCTCAGATTGGATGGAAGCGAAGCCAGGGAAATCAGGGAAAGAGAATTAAATCCGCCTGGAGAAAGGGAAACTTCCAGAAGAAGCCGAAATATACAATTGATAGACGATACATCCGGGAATTCTCAGTATATAATAGATTCTCCTATTAGATCCCTGTTACAAAAGCAGAAGCCCAACTGGGTTGATGTGAATTTTAAATTGAAACTTAATCTTCCTCCAAAAAGTTTATATGATGTTCTGAATAGTTCTTTTGAAGATGCTGAAAAAGAAATAATAAATTTTGTGGTTGATGATATGGATTTGGAACTAATTAAGGAGGCCCTAAGAAAAAATATTAGGGAGATATATAAGAAGAATGCAGACAATAGACAATCAATCCAAGAAGACGATTCACAGTAATGGATATCTCAATGTAATTGAGAACAACGGATCTATTTATTTAGAGCAGAGAGAGCCTTCTGTTGTGATCATGCCATATATCATGGACGAAGATTCAAATCCAACTATGATTGGTATAATATCTGAAATTAGCTCAGCAAGACCAGGAGGGATAACAAAAACCCTAATTACTGGATCCCCAGATGATCATGATGCCAATATTTTACAAACTGCTATAAGAGAACTAAAAGAAGAATCTGGAATATCGGCAGAAGATGTTAAAAGATGGAAGTTTTTAGGTAACATCTACACATCAAAGATGATCTCAACCCCTAATCCATGTTTTTCTGTTGATGTGACCGGACTAGCAAAAGAAGAAAAAACAACTGACGGTTCAGAAAACGAGAGAGACACAAATTTTGAAATGCTGAGCGTTTCAGATGCTTTATCATTGGACGATGCTTTAGTGTCTACCCTTTTTATTAAACACTTCAAGAATAATTTTTAATTTATATGCAATCTCAATCTAGAAGAGAAAGAAGAAAGCTGGCCAAACAAATGGGACTTCTTGGAAAAAAAGAAACCCTGAATCAAACACTGGAAAGAACCAGAAGGGCTAAAGAATATGGAGAAATGTTGCATCTACAGCATTTAACACGTCAGGCGAACCAAAACTCCGAAAAACAAAACGATTAATATCTGGATGACCGTATATGTTGTCAAATCAATAGAATCGATGAAAAGCCTGAATCCCAATTCGGGTCCTACTTATCTTATCGATGTGAATAGTTGGTTTGAAGCAAACGGATTTACCCATAAAGAAATGAACCCCGTAAGGGAATGGATCTTTGTGGAGTGGGTAAATAAAAAAATAGCATCCTACACATCAAAAAAGTGCAAAGAAGAGTACGTTTGCATGATATTTACTGATTCCACTCAGGCATCCATCAGGAATTTAGGAAAAAATCTTTCTATACATTTTGAGAGAGACAATCTGGAGTTCATTTACGTCCAGTAATCGAATCTAAATATATAAAAGAAAGGTTTTATTAGATGGCAGGCGAAAATCCAGTAAATCAAACGGGACAGGTATTAAATCCACCTTCGGTATCAAATGCTGGATCTGGAGGATCAGTAATTGAACCTGGAATACAATCTACTAATTCTCCTACTTTTCAGAATGCTGGTGATAAAGTTTTTGGCACATTTGAGCTTAGTGAAAGAGATAAACTTCCTAAAAGTTTGTTTTATGAAGCTTCTTCAGCTAATAATCCACTGACTGGACTTTTTGCTTATTATGTTCTTGGAAAAAGCGGAGTCAGATATCATAAATCCGAAACAACCAGCGCAGCCAGAATTATAACCCCGGCAATTTCTAGAAATCCCACTGCTGCTAATATCATCAAAGCTGTTTCTGAACCTAATTCACAAGGGGTTCCAGCATTTATGGACTTTCAGAACAGCCAATATAGATCCCAGCCTTATAATGTTAAGGACTTTATATTTTGCAAGCATTATGGTGTTATTCCTAATAATAGAATGATTACTTTAAGAAGATTTCCAAGTCCTGTTTTAGACTCATTAAGAGTTCCAACATCAAATCTTAGAGTTGATGTTTCGGGACAAAGCGTGTCTATGGATCAAGGACCCAAAGACCATATCCAAAAAATCATAAGTGATAAAGGGGAACTGAACGTAGCTTTACCCGTTGCCCAAGCTGTAACATACTTTGGCGAGGGAACGGGAAACACTCTAGGAGGAATATTAAAATTTACCACTGGTTTAAATTTTAATCCAGAAAGTCAGCCCGACATGCTTAACATGAAAACGGGTGACATAGGATTAATGAATACACCATTTGGAGACGTTTTAAAATCTGCACTTTCTGATCCTCTTGCCCAGGCATCATCTGATATAGATAAAATTTTAGGAACATTGGAGAATCCGGAGAGGCAGATTAACAGATTGAGAAGATTCTTTCTAGATCTTGAAACGAGTGCTGGTGGACCGTTATCTAAAAAAATATTTGTTAATCTTAATACTGTAGATAAAATGATGGTTAGAGGAAGAGGATTTAGCGGAGGTATGGAGACATTTACTCTTGCGTTTGATTACAATTTAACCTCCGTTGGTCAGATGAACACCAAGCTTTTATTTCTGGATTTAATGACCAATATTTTAGTGCTAGGATCAGATTATGGCACCTTTTTATCTCCTGAGGTTAGGCTTGAACAGACCAATGTGGGAATCGGATTTCCTGGAGGAGGAGAGGGGTACGCTAAACTTCTAACAAATCCATTACAATATATTAGGGAAGCGGTCAGCGGTGTACTAAGCCAAAATACGGTGAATAGACTACAGGAGTTTGAAAAATACGCCAAGGAGGCTGCAGATGACTTGAAAAGATTTATAGAGGATCCATCCAAAGGGGTTGATCCTAATTCTAAATTTATGAAATCCCTTTCTGTTTTTATTTCGGACCAGTTTCTAAGAACAATCTACTTTAAACCTATGATGTTAAGCGGATATCCAACCGGAGATTGGCATATGGTTGTGGGAAATCCTTTGAATCCAATTGCAATGGTCGGAAATCTAATTTGCTCCAGTGTCACTATAGATTTTGATGAAACATTAGGTCCTGATGATTTCCCGATAGGATTTAAAGCAACTTTCCAAATGCAACACGCTAGGCAAAGACACAAAGGAGACTTTGAGTCCCAGCTTAATAGGGGAAATGGAAGGATGTACCTTGGTAATCTCCCGACATCGGAAGAAGCTCTTAGAGCATTCCAGGATATCACCGGAAAATCCCTTGCTGAAATCACTGCCGAAGGAAAAACTGGAAACGGAACCCTTTCTGTTGTTCAGGGACAAATTGCGGGTGAAAATCTTCCTGGTAATTAATAAAAAAATTAAAAGATGTTAGGTATAGATATCATAGAAAAAAAACTAGAGAGAATAGATCCAAGAACTGGTGCTAAAATGATAGACCTTGTTCCCGCTGAATGGGATCCAAGAAGAGTTAGATTTACCCTCAGATCCATAGCTCTAGTGACTGAAGAAACCGAGATGAGAGCAGATTTGGTTGCTCTTCTTTATATGAAATCCCAAGCAAGCCTGGGAACAATGCTGAAAATCAATAATATCTCCAATCCATTAAGTTTGGAAAGAGGAGAAATATTAGCAATACCGGGAGATCAAACAGTTACTGATCTTTCCAATAGCGGAAGAATTAAGGAGAACAATAAATCCAAGACTTTTAGAAAGGAGCTACAAGATAAGATATCTAAGATCAGTAATGATAGATTGGAGTATTTAAACTCAAAAAATATATCCAATGCAGCTCAAGCTTTACCTCCTAATATTCTTGCGGATGGAGAGCAACAAATACAAATTGGGGATGGCAAATTAATTTTTGGCCCTGATATAGGTCAATGTCGAACTAAATCCAATAGAAACGTATCTTTGACCCAATTGAAATCTAAATTAGCTCAAAAAAACATTTTTAGATAATGGCGGACATAAATCTAAATAAGACCATACTGCAAATCACCAAGCCTGAAATAATATTGGATGAACTCTCCACAGTCAACACATCCAAAGGGGAAGGGGATCAGGGGGAACAAGATCTTGCTTCCAATAACACACAGAAAAACTCATCTGGATTGGATCAACCGCTGATTAAAATAAATAATATTTTTGTTAGCGGAATACAAACATTTACTCTTGATCTAAGCACTTTTTTACCCACTATTATATTTAGATTTCAGACGTTGGATGAAAGATTTATTTATACATCATATCCCAAAGACGGAGATATAATTTCGCTGTATATAAGAGCACTAGGAGAGGAATATAAGCCAATCAGAATGGACTTTATAGTTACCGAGGTAATTTCTACCTTTTCTAGTAATTTGGGAGGAAATGATAGTGACGGGTCAACTGGAAAATATATAAGTTTTACTATTAGGGGAGAAACGAGAATTCCCAAAATATACAAGCATATCTGTAAGGCTATAAACGGTTCTTCATACGATGCTTTATTACAAATATCTAATGATCTGGGGTTAGGATTTGCATGTAACGAGAAGAAAACATCAGACCAGATGACTTGGATTTCCCCCAACCTTGACTACTATTCATTTATAAAAAATGTATCTAATGCTTCTTGGCTTTCTGACGAGGATTATTTCGACTGCTGGATAGATCAATATTATAATCTGAACTTTGTCAATATGAGAAAGCAATTCGATGATAAAAACGAGATGGAGACTTTAAAGCTTCCCTATGGGGTAGATGAAAATAAATCTATTATGGGCGGAACTAAACCATTTGAAGGAGACTTTCCCCTGATGTTTTCTAATTCCAATAATTTTAAAAAATACCCAACATTTATTACCGCTTTCTCTGTGGAACATAATGCGGGAAGAATTAACAATGACCTTGGATACTTTCAAAATATACAGTTTTATGATTCTAAGCTTGAATCTGATAAGCCTAAAAATAAATTTGTTACCTATCCAATAGAAAGCATAACAAATAAAAGATTGGGTGCAAGAGCAACTATAAACAAAGGAAGATTGGGTGAAGACATTTACAAGGAGGAAATCAAAAAAACATACATTGGTACTGTTTACCACGAAAATGCTCATGAAAACATCCAACAGGCAATGGTTCAAAACATTCTGAATAAGAATGATAATTATAAAATGCTATTGAAGATAAAAAACAGAGCATGGACTCCTTTCATATATAGAGGACAAAATATTGTGGTAAACATAGTTCACGAGGGAAGTTCCACTGTCACTGCGGACTCTAAAAATTCTTTTAGTAAAGATCCGGTTGCAAATTCTATGAAGGATTCGGAGTCGAGAAAAAATAATCTCTTTCTCTCTGGAAATTATGTTGTTTTGGGAATCGAAATAAATTATAGAAAAAGCGAGGGAATATATCAAACATTAGTACTTGGAAAAAAAGAATGGTCATTGAATGCTGGTCTTGCATCGGATCCCGACATTCTAGACGGAATTAACGAAGAATAAAAATGGCAAACTTTGGAAGCGAATTAGGCTCTGGCCTTAAAAATAGATTAGTTCCTGACGAATCTGCACTTGACAGGAAGATAGACTTTCAGAGGGAAAAATTTCTTAAGGGACTAAAAACAACTAGATCTGGAAAAAAAGAGGACCCCACATATATCTCTTTCAGATTTATTTTTGATTTTGGAAATTCCAGTCTATTGGAGGAAGAAACATTTCTTCCTATATCTCCACTATTTAAAAAAATGGAAGGAGTAGGAGGGGATGACGATATGGCTGATAGAATCAAACAGCAATTATCCAGAGAAATGGGATCAAAAAATCTATTTGTTGATTATCAATTAAACGTCGATGGAGCATATAAAACAAATACTGATTTCTTCTATGGATCAAAATTAAAATCTGAAAACGGAAGAAGAAATCTTTTTAATATGCAGGGGGGTGTTGGCTATTTAGGCGCACAAGCTTTCTTAAGAACTAGATCCGAAAAAAGATATCAAATGCTTAAAGCTTTTGGTAACGGGATAGAGTATTTGAATAAAAATTCTCCATGGTATTTTCAAACCGTTTCCGGGCTAAACAATTTAGTTGCATCTTCGATACCTAGATATGGGAAAGCTGCTGGAAAACCGCAGAGAGCTGGAGAACTCACTATAAATTGTTTGGAATCTATCGATATGAGGGTTTCTGCACTTGCTGAACTATATAGAAAAGCAGTTTATGATTATACCCACCATAGAGTGATGCTCCCCGAAAACCTAAGAAAATTTAGAATGTGGATCGTTGTAACGGAGATGAGAAATATTCAATTGGATTTTAATATGAGTGATGTTTTAAATCCATTTTCCGTGCCTGCAGTGGCAAAAGTGGCCAATGTTTTATCTGATTTTAATTCACAGACTGGATTGCTTGACAGCACAGAAAAATTTCTTAACAGATCTACTAGACCGGACTTAAAAGCTGGAGGACCAGGTGATGTCCAATCGGGACTTTATAATCTACAGCCCTATGTATACATTTATCAGCTTGATCAATGTGAATTTGATTTTGATTCAACATATCCATCTTTCGATACAATCAATAACACCGGAGGACAAATGGTTTCAACGTCATTTAAAATCCAAGTGGGAAGGGTTAAAGATTATAAATTGCAATTCACAGAATTGAATGAATATAAGGACGATAATGGAATCAAGGGCATGATCATAAGCGACACCTGGGGAGGGGTTGAAAATTATACTGCGATGGATTATGATTTAACATCGGGTCTTGAAAAATTAACTTTTGATGATAAACCTAGTGCAGGAGATTATTTTGCTCAGCTTGCTTCAAATTTCGTTACTAACACAGTGGCGACCATTAAAAATGAAGCCGTTTCGTTTATAGAGTCTAAACTTTTGGGAAACATATACGGATTTCAGCCTTCCCAGTTAGCTCAAGCAACTAACGATGCTTTCAGTTTGGTAAATTCACTAAAGTCTGGAATACCAAATCCGTTTAAAAAAGCTGATCCCCAATCTACTGGATTGGGAGGACCAGGGCAAAGACAGTACCCAAGAGTTAATGAAGATGTGTATTTAACTGTACCTGAAAACCCAGCTCAGAATCTTGGTAATGTTCTTGGTCCAGGAGCTCCTTCAGGATCCCTTGGTCCTAATGATGTTTATGGAAACGTTCCTGGATCTGATCTAGGACTTCCTAATAGATCATATCCATCTAATAATAACGACCAATATAGTACGGTTCCCGGACAGGATTTAGGCCTACCCGGAAGAGTTTATGTTCAGCCGACGGACGATGTTTATGGAAATGTTCCTGGATCCGATCTGGGACTTCCCGATAGGACATACCAAACGAATAATGATGATCAATACAGCGGAGTACCTGGAGCAGATCTGGGTGTTCCTGGAAGAGTTTATACGCCCGTTAATTCTGATTCGTATCCGGATGTTCCTGGATCAGACCTTGGACTTCCTAATAGAGCTTACCCCCCGGCAAATGGGGATGAATACTCTAATGTTCCTGGACAGGAGTTAGGCGTACCTGGAAGAGTTTATAGCACACCAAACGGGGATGAATATTTGGATGTTCCTGGATCAGACCTTGGGCTTCCTAATAGATCATATCCACCCGTGAATGGTGACGAATTTCCAGATGTTCCGGGTCAAGATTTAGGAACCCCTGGCAGAGTATATCCACAGCCAAATGGAGATGAATACCCAGACACACCTGGTCAAGATTTGGGTCTACCTAACAGAGCTTATCCAGCCGCAGGGGGAGATGAATATTCTAATGTTCCAGGATCTGATTTAGGAGTTCCGAATAGAATTTATCCACAGCCAATATTGGATGAATACCCAGACACACCCGGTCAAGATTTGGGTCTACCTAATAGAACATATCCACCTTCAGGAGGTGATGAATATACTAATGTTCCAGGAACAGATTTAGGTGCCCCAAATAGAATCTATCCGCAGCCTTCTCTGGATGAATATAGCGACGTCCCTGGACGGGATCTGGGTCTACCTAATAGAACATATCCACCTTCAGGAGGTGATGAATATGAAAATAACCCAGGAGTAAATCTTGGGGTACCAGATAGAATATACCCAGAGCCAAACGAGGATGTTTATATGGATAATTCATTACCCGGAAGCATAACTACCAGAAGTAGGCTTCCAAGAGAATTGAATTACACACAAAATAGTGTTCCGCCCCCCGATCCATTAGCATCTAAGGATCCAGTTTATAACAACAGCGTACAATCCGGAACATCATCCATAAATGCTTCGCAAAACCCGTCGACACTAGGAGATGTTTACCCGAAGGTACCCGGTGAATCATTAGGTCCTCCAGAGAGAAATTATATGGATAGTAACGGGGATGAGTATATACAGGAACCGCAGACTACTCAAAAACAGCTGGGAAGGGTTTATCCTACCACTGATCAATTTGGGAACTTGATCTGATAAATCCTGTATAATCTATATGGCACTAGTAACCAGAGAAAATCTTAAAAAATCCAATGCTGAAGTAACACATTATTTAGGCGTTGTTGTTGATAACAAGGACCCCGAATTTAAGGGCAGGGCCAAGGTTAAAGTTTTTGGAGTATTTGATGATCTTAATGATAAAGAAATTCCGTGGGCTCATCAAAGATTCGAAATGTCGTATGGAGACGGGGGAGGAAGTGGAAGAGTTTCTATTCCAAAATTAGGATCTGTTGTGCATGTCCAATTCAACAATAAAAACTATTATAGCCCTGAATATAAAGCTATTCAGGAGCTTTCCCCCGACTTAGTTACCGAGATAAGTAGAAGCTATGATGGTGCTCATTCTTTAATCTATGACGGGATAGAGAAACTAAAAATATATTACACCGTTGAAAAGGGGTTGGTTATAGATCTTAAGGAATCTAGAATAATAATAAGAAATGACAATTCAATTTTAATATCCCATGCAGAAGATACTAGTGCAATGGAATTTCGTGGGGGAGTAATTACTAAATATGCGGACCAGGAGATTAACGCAGTAGGTGTCAATAAAATTAAATATTCCTCTGAAGAGGTTCATGTTGACGGTAAAACTACTAATCTGGGTCACAACCCAGTTTTCTCTGCTATTTGTGCCGAACCACTTTGGGACTTTTTAAAGAAGCTTTCGTCAGCAGTTGATTCAAAGCAGCCTGCAACCCCTGGTGTTAATTCCACGCTAGCTTCATTGTATGAATCCTTGTCAACCAGCAAGACTGTCAGGGTAACAAGGGAAAACGATATTTATGGATGTACAGATCCTGATGCTAAAAACTTTAACCCAGATGCCACTATAGATGATGGTAGCTGCGTATTTTAATTAAATGAACGAACCGCCAAAAATAAACGGATCTATTGATACCATAATGGAAGCGTTGTTAAGCGCCGACCCAACACAGCTTAACAACTCATTCGTTTTGAAGACTATATTTGGTCCTGACTATCAAATTCCTGAAATTACTGACGTTGATCCTGAAGTAGAAATACAAAAAGAAACGGAAATATTTGAAACCGCCATAAATGCAATGGTTGAATCATTAAAGCCCAAGCCTTTATCTATACCAATAGAAAAAGTTGAGGATCTTTCTTGTAAAATGCAGGGGGATGAGTTATACTCTGAGATATTAAAGCAAATATACGAGAAAAAGAACCCTGGAAAAACCCTATCAGGATTTACCAATTCTAAACAGGCCGAAAGAAAAATTGCGACGGATTCCCCTGATATTTTACAGGAAATTAAGGAGGAAATATTTGATAATATAAGTCCATCCGTTTTAGGTAAACCTTTTAATTACGCCAATAAAAAATCCAGAACCGTAAATGTTTTAGGTCTACCTATCTCTTTTGATATAATAATGAGTGGCAATCAGCCCGTTCATTTTTCTTTAAAATCTAGTGGAAAATCTGCTTCTGAAGCATCGAGGGAAATAAAAGAAATATTATCCAAAAGAAAATCAGGAAGAAAGCCGTGTGAAAATGAAGACACCAATGAGGGGGAGCTTCCTGATGATGTCTCTATTTACCCGGATGATCTAGAGGCACAGGAAAGAGAATTCTCTGATCTCGATAGCGACTACCCAGATTCAGGAAGAGATTTTACTATAGACGAGCCACCATTAATAGATGAAAGAGATTGTGATCCTCCATACCCTCAGGACCCTTTAACGGGTGAACCATTGTTTAATATAGAGGATCTCGAAAGAATCAAGGAGGAAACATGCGTCGAACCTGTTGATTTTCCAACCAGGGAAAAAGAGGCTTCTCCCATTACCCTGCCCGAAGTTGATATTATAGGACAAATAGATCAGTGCTTAGATCAGGTATCCAATAAACAGAAAGAATTGATAAACAATGTCGATCTTTTATCAAGATTCATAAAATTAGAACAACAGGTTGAGGAAATTCATATTCATTATAGAATAATAGACAGATATTATGAGGATCTTTTTTTGGAATGGAACAAATATAAGCAGGGAAATCCTCTTTCTGTATTTAATTCTTCCTCCATATTCAATTACATATCATCACTCAATTCATTCTCCGTTAGATTTAAGGGAACATTGGAAAATGCAAACAGAACTGTAAATTTTACATTTTCATATCCAACATTAAGACAAGATGATGTTCCGTACGAAGAGGTGGACGAGCCTCAAATGCCAAATTTAAGTGGAGGAATATCCCAAGCCACTAACAAGGTAATTAAGGTTGACAAGAAAAAAATAAAAATAGGACAGGAATACAAACAAGACGGAGTATTATTTGGAAGACCTAATAATTTTTTCGATGGAGTAAATAAAGCCTTGAATTTTATTCACACTGGTGCTGGAGGAATTTCAGAGATTGCTGATTTTTATGATTTTGCCGGAGATGTTCAGGGATCATCAAAATCAAAGAGCCAAATAATTTCTGAAATCCAATCTAAGAGGGGATTTTTATATGGACAGCTAATTGAAAAATCCGCACTTCCGTGGCTATTTTTTACCCCAGAAGAAAGAGGAGATAATGATGCAAGAGATCCTTCCAAACTCAAACCATCGTCTTTTAATCCTGACGGTGAACCTAATTCTAATTTTCTTGATTTTTGGGGAAATTATAAGAGCAAATGGGATGAGAGATATCAACAAACTTATAATGCTTTAATAGAGCCCAGAATAAATTCTATAATTTCGTCTGGAAGGTCTGCTGCTGCATTATGCGTTTCAATTGCATCATTAGCAATATCCGGCGCTGAAGAACCTGAAGACTTTGATTTAACCCAATATATTCAATCCAGAAGAAACTCAATTAGATCAAAGATGAATGAGGTTGAGGATCTTTTGATTTTTATAGGAACGAAAATCAATGAACTGAATAATGCTACATCTCCTGAAAAACTTAAAAATGACTTCAATGTGTCATGTTCAGGAGGGGCTCCTGCACCGGGAGGACAAGCTCCTGCTCCATTTCCTAGAAGAAGCCCTTCTTGCCCCCCTCCCTGTTGTGGACCCGCGGGAAGTGACTTCCAGAAGGATAATTATCTACAGTCTTCTTCGGGATCATCGGATTGTCCTACAATTTACCAGGTTTGCTGGTGGAAAGAATTCTGTAAAAAAGCCACTCTTTTAGGACTTTTGCCGTATCCTAATGGAATTCCACCGGTCGAAGATGTTAATTTCTTTTTAACCCCAGGACCATCTGTTAGATTTGGATTTAGATATTGGCCAGTGGGATATATCCCACCTGCATTCATCCCGATATCTCCAGCTGTTAACCCGATCGATGGATTACCATACCTCAGGATTCCTCTTCCTATGATATGGACCATAATAGATCCTATAGTTATACCGCTGCCTTTTGGACTTGGTATACTTGTTATTTTTATTCCTTTTATAGGAGGGTTCATGCCTACCCCTCTGGTTTATCTTAAAGAAAATCTTTTTGGAACTTCTCTATTTCTGACCGGAATTAGGGGGCCAAGATTTATTCCAAGAAAATCCGATCCTAAAATAATGGACATTCTCCAAAAGTTAAAAGAAAAAATAACTCATGGTATACCAGACAAGCTAATTCCTCTTCCCGGATTCGGAAAAGAAATATTGGATACCCCAAAAAATATTATGGGTGAAATGAATTCCAATATCAATAAGATTATGGACAGAGTAGAGCCTCTTAAAAACACAAGTATTCTTAATGGAGCTCAGGAAAAAGAGAAGGAAATTAAAAATTTAATAGACCAAAATCAGAAGGAGTATAAAAAAAGAGCAGCATTATATGATGATGAAAAGCCCATAGATAAAATCCCGCAGGAAGAGATAGATCAAATAATAAATGCTAGAAAAGATGCCTTATCTAAAACAATAAAGGAATTCTTTGATAAGAAAATGCCATCTCCTAGAGATATCTATTTTCCAAAGGATAAGGATAAACTTAAATTTGGTATTCCGAGCGCTCTTAATTTTAAGGCCAATAGGGAGAACATAGCGAAAGATTTAAGTCCAACTGAATGCCCCAAGTTTGTTAATTTAAGAAGTGAGATGAAATCTGTTCTTAGAGAAATGAGGATAGGACTTAACCCCTTATTGTACCCCATAAATAGAAATTTAACCAATTCAAATTCTGTACTTATTTTATTCCCTGGTGATCCTCAGCAGATGTCCAGAGATGAATTTATTTCTCTTGTTGCTCAGGTTAAAACTCAAATGGCAGTGACATCTCATAAAATAATGAAGGGGAATAAAAAATCAATTAGTAAAAGACTAAGGGAGGGAGCATTTTCATTGGTGTCCTCCGCTAATTATACCGGTATATTTAATTTTCCCGAATTTAAAATAACCGACGGAGCACCAGGAACATTAAAATTTAAGACATTTCCAGATCCCCAATTAGAGGCGATGTACCTTAGAATTATGGCCGGGGTCGCGGGAATAGAATTGGAGAGAAATGATTTCGCGGAATACACGAGAAACATCACACCGGAGCTTACCACTATAATTTCATCTATACCAGGAGCAGTAGAAAATAACGCACAAGAAATTCTTAATATTCCTTCTTCTGCGGTAGTGATGAGAGTTAAAGATTTTAAAAAGCTTCTGGCTAAAAAAATGGGTTTAGGCAAGGCCACGAAAAATAATCCAATAGCGGTGGAAAAAGCAGTAAAAGAACCCACTAACCAGAACATAATTACTGCTACTATTCCTATACTTTCTCCCAAAGATATAATAGACAGGGAGGAGCCTTTAATATCCAAATATCCACATCCTCAGGGGCTGTTTGGATGCTTAGAGCCCGCTTGTATAAGTTACGGAACTGCATTTATGATGTTTGAGTTCCCTCAGGTTTTTCCACCCAAACAGGATCAGATTTCGCAAACTCTCCTTGCGGGCGGAATTCCAAGGATTACTATACCCGGAAGTGTAATAAAATCTTTTCTGTCCAGCTTCATAGAAGAATTTGTCGAGAATAGCATTGAGACCATAATGCCGGAGATTAATGATATAGATTCACCTAAATTTATGAATCTTAATTCACAGGATATAGTAAAAATAACCAGAAAGATACTTAATAAGGCTACAGATCCTAATGGAGCTATACCTTCTTTCCTCTCAGCTACCCAAATACCTGTAATACCCCCAGCAAGGCCCACTGGAATAGCTGAAATGGCAGTTATGTCTCTTGGTGCTCCTCCCCCAGCGAGATTACCTCTAAGCTTATTGTGGAAAAACTGGATGGGATCGCCAAAAATACCTCTGGCTGATATGATAATTAATCCAGTCATAGAGGTTGCTTCAAAAATATTAAGTTACATTCCATGGCCTATTATTCCCCTATTAGGAAGGCATGTGATTAATCTCCTTAGTCCAATAGCACTTTCTGACGATTTACCAGATTGGAAAAGACTCTCCTTAAAAAATGCTTATTTTGTGGTTTACTTGGATGAATTTTTAAGGAGTGCAGCTGACGTTTCTGGACTATTTAAGTTTTGTTTTGGAACCGCAGATCCTGTTTATCCTATCCCGGAACTTCCATCGGAGCTTCAAAAAGCTTTTAATGAGGACTATAAAAAATTCTGACAATAGTTGAAATTCTTTCCACATTTCAGGATAAAAAGAAGAACAATAAGTTTATTAAATTAAAAAAAATGGCAAGAAAAAAGAATTATACCTGCGATGACTACACCTCAGAAGAAAGATCGTTACTCGATGAACTCTATAACGAGAGTTTCTCAAGATCTTTCCCCGAAGGAAATTATCACAACGGTAAGGAATTTGACAGCGGAAGCACCGTAAGAGTCAGAGTTGATCATATAAACAATGGGGTTGCAGTTTGCGAATCATCCATGGGTCAATCCATAGTAATAAACTTGGAGAAAGAACTAAGATCTATTAGAAACTTGGGATATACAGAGTATGACCTTAACATAGGCGATGTTATTGATATAGTGGTATTAAAGGATAAGACCGGAACTTATTTTGGGTCACTTTCAGCGGGACACGAACAATCAGTCAAGAAGGAGCTTGGAAAAGCTTTAGAAACCAATAATGTTGCTTTCAGTGCAAAAATAGAGTCCCTATGTAACGGAGGATTTATGGTTAATCTTTCTGGTGTTAGATGTTTCCTTCCAGGTAGTCTTGCGGCAGCCAACAGAATTATGGATTTTTCTTCATATCTTGGTAAGAAGATTAACGTCATGGTTGAAATGTATGATGAAAAGAGAGATATTTTTGTGGTTTCGTTTAAGAAATACCTCAAAAAAATTATATTTGAAAAAGTACAAGAACTATCATTTACCGAAAAATATAATGGTGTTGTTACTGGATATGCAGAGAGCTTGGGACTTTTTGTTGAATGGGACGAGATATACACGGGTTTAATTCCTACGGATCAAGTTAACGGGGACACATCTTTACTAAGCCCCGGGACTTCTATTGAATTCTGGGTCTCTGATATTAAAAACCCATCCAGAATAGGATTAACACTAAACGAACCCTCTCAGAAAAACAAATTTCTACAAGAAATGAAGGACATTTCGGTGGAACCTGGAGAAAATAAAATATATAAAGGACAGGTTAGTAAAGTTAAGACCTTTGGTGTGTTTGTTAAATTAGAAAATGGATTTAATGGACTCATAGAAAGGGAAGAGCTACTCGAGCCTGTCAATGAATATTCTCCGGGACAAGAGGTATCTTGCTCGGTTTTGAGCGTTGATACATCAACTCTCAAAATACATCTGAGAGAGGCCGAAATTGGAAAATCTACTAGCCAATAATTTCTTTAGTTCCTGTCTGATTGGGATGGAATTCGAATTCTATTCCCATTTCACAAAAAAGGAGATCGCTGAGCAGCTTTCCCCACAGATAGGAAAAAAGATTAGGGTATTTAAAAAGTACCATTCGAGATTTATTCCCACAAGAGAACAATTTAAAATAGAACCTGATTATTCTGGAGGATCCAAGATGACTGAACTCATCACGGGTCCTCTTCCTTATTTTGAGGCTATACCTATCCTAATAAGAATACTGAGATGGATAGAAGAAAATGGGTATACTGATAGTAAATGTGCATTTCAGTTTGGAGTTAGCTTTGATAAAGACGTATACCCAAGCCTTCCTAGTATAGAATCCCTCAATTTGTTAAAATTCGTACTTGGTTTTGATGAGGATTATATTTGGGAAAGGTTTCCAAATAGAAAAGGTTCTCTATACGCTAAATCAATCAAAAAGGTTGTACCTGCGAATAAGTTTTTATCTCCGGGTAAACTTTCATATATTGATAAGAACCAATATAAAGTTCCTGCCGAAAAAAATAATGGAATTAATTTCACTAAGCTTAAGGATGGATATTTTGAGGTGAGATACTTGGGAGGAAAGGACTATCAAAGAAAGTATATTCAAATCAAGGAAGTTATGGATCACATAGTTTCCTATACACACCAGGTTCTTCTCTTTAATGAGGAGTTTACCCCGACAGAGGCTTCCAAACTTGAGAAATCCTTAAATGACATCTACAAGGAGTCTTCATCGTTTGTTGAACCTGAATTATTTTTTAAGAATTTTCAGGGCCTTAGTGTTTTAGTTGATCTCAAATCCGATCAACAAATCATCAAATCATATTTCAACCAAATTAGGGAAGTCCTTTACGATGTCATAGTTGAAAATGAAATAACTAAGGGATATCTGAATTATGACACGCAGCTCACTAGATTTCAGCTTAAAGATGCCGAAACCACTAAGGCATATTTATTAAGAGACATGGATCTAATTGAATGTAAGATCGCGGGAAACATATACAATTGCAGACTCTTTGGATGTGAAATAGAAAGCGGAAATCTTGAAAATTGTGACGTGATTACGAATAACAAGATCTCAAAGAGCAAGCTCTCTAAATGTGAATTAAGATTCACAAACGATATAAATGATTCTTACATAGATAACGGGGAAAAAGAAATTAACTGCTCTGTTAATGGAGGAATAATTAGATCTGGTTTTATTGGCCAACTTGCTTTTATTTCTGACGAGACGGAAATAGTAGAGGAAAAACCAGATGGAAAGAAGAAAAGTGGAATACAGATATCCCAGGAATTTAAAGATAGAAATTACCAGGATGCTAAAAAACCTCAGGGTGCTATGTTTAGGAACTTAAATTCTAAACCAACCGGAATTCCCGGAGCAATGGGACCGATAAATAATCTTAGAAAATGACGGAACAGCAACTCATACAGGAAGTAAAGGACGAGCTTTCACACTCATGTGCTTTACCTTATAATCTTAATGAGCAGGAAATTAAAAGGATCATCAAAAGAGCTCGGGCTTTTATGTATGATAATTACCAATATGCTGTGGAAGAGAAAATATTCGTTCTTGGTAGAGAATTATTTCTTTCCCCTTCTTTTGCTGCAACTCGTCAGATACAACTTCCTGATTGTGTCAGATCTGTCTATGATGTAAGAGAAGTACAGTCCAGCGGTCTGACAGGAACCCCGGATAGAGACTTCGGTGATTCTAAACTTCTAGGATCTGAGCTTATGTTATCTCCATTCGTCGGTGATAATTTAGTTTATAGGACAGTTTTATACTCTTTCTTTGACCTAGCCAAGGCTTACCTTTTAGAGACGTTTGCGTTCAACTATAACAAAAATACAAAGAGATTAACGATACTCGGAAGAGATCCATCGAGATCGTCTGCTGGAACCGGAAGCCAAAATTTTCAGCTTATCGGAAAAGATGTTGGAATAAGGGCTTTTATCGACATTCCTGAGGAATCACTATATGATGACGAACTCTTCGTGAGATATGTCTTGGCCGAAGCCAAGATCAATATTGGACGTCTTTTAGGAATGTTTGAATATAATCTTCCAGGTGGGGTTAGAATCAATTATAATAACATACAGTCTTTAGGAACAACTGAGAAGGCTGAGGTGTTAGCTCAGATTAAAGACGAGAATACTCCAAGCTATTTCCTTCAATGGAATTAAAAAATATACAGATTCTGTAATATGAGTTACAAGAATTTTGAAGTTGCAGGACAGATAATAGATGCTATTAGCAAAGCAGCTGGACGTAGCGTTCAATTCGAATCCGGTAAGTCATTAGATATTATTAATGGTAAAGTTCACATTACGGGAGTCCCTGTTGATGATGATGCTGCAAGACATCTTCTAGAAAACATGCAGATAAAAAAAGGATTTATTAGAAAAGTCGGTCCGAACATGGAAAACTGGGATGATGTTAAATCGTCTCTTTGCGGGATGTTTTCTGATCAAGAATTGGCCATGTATGTTGATGATGGAATTATTAGGAAAGTTAGAACTGTCTCTTCCGTATATAATTCCAATGTATATCATGAAACTGGTAAATCCCTAGCCAATTCTGTTTCGCAGATAACTGATAGAAAGGTCAATCTAAGCTCATCCGTTTTTAGTGAGGGTAAGCTGGTGCTTCAATTTACAAATGATAGTTCGCACGAATTACCATATGGCGAGGTTTGGAAGACCGGACATTCAGTTACCATAGATCCATTTGGTGTTATGTTAGAGCCATACATGGAAAGGGTAATATGTACTAACGGGATGGTAAGACCAGTAAAAACTAACAAGTATTCTATTTCTCACGGAAATTGCCCAAAAAAAGCATTTCAGATGAAGCTTGGAACCACCGATTATACTATAGTAGATGATATAAAAGTTGGCATAGTAAGACTGAAACAGAATAATGCTAGTGTGAGAGAGTTTATGAGATTCAGAAATCTTTTAGAAGAATCTGAATCAACAGAGATTTCAAGAATGCTATCGATAAATCCGGGAGGTGAACAGGGGGGATTTTCAATTTCGCGCCTGGTTAAGTCATATGGAGAAGATTTCATTGAAAAATCTGACAGATGGCTTTCCACCGCAGATTCCGGAATAAATTCTTTTGACCTTATCAATTCAGCAACATATATTACAAGTAGGCCACAGGAATTCAATGTGTCTTCCAGCATGGTTCTTAAAATTCAAAGACTGGCTGCTAAAACCCTATTGGATGAACTTGATCTACAGCACGTTGCTCCTCGTTTAAACTAATTCAAACGAGGTTATTGGTTTCTTTCATTAAAATAAGTGCTCTCTAAATAAAACAAATATATAAGAGAGCTATGGCTAGAATGGTAGAAATATATCCAAGAAATCCGGACGATCCTAATTATACTCCGGGATATCTCGAGACTAACAACGAGATCGAAATCCTTATTGGTATGATCAAGAATGTGATGCTCACCAAACCTGGACAGGTTCTGGGAGATCCTTATTTTGGTATAGACTTAGAATCTTTAATCTTTGATTTTGAAGTGGATCAGTCGTCTCTTGAACAAGCTATAGCAATGCAGTTAATGACATATGTTCCCTTGTCGAGATCGACATTTCAAGTGGATTTTAAGGTGGGATTCTTTAAGGGAGATTACAGGGATGCTTGCGTTATAGATTTTGCTATAAAAGGAAACCCAATACTAGGAATAAAAATAATATAAGAATGGATTTTTTATCTAAAAATAAGGCAAAAATATCGGAGCTACTATCCGAAACCCTAACTCTTGTTCAGAATAGGTATGCACAATCTGCCCAACTTTTCACGGTTGCATCGGTTTGGGGACAAATCATCTTCGTCCTGGAAAATTTAGTCCAGTTAGTTCTGTTTTTTATAGAGGACTCAATATCGGAGCTTAACATAAATCAGGCGACTAGGGAAGCTTCGGTCTATGGATTAGCAGCTTTGGCGGGACACACGGCTTCCAGAGCAATATCAGCAAAAGGCGAAATAGAAATATCATGGAATGGTAAAAATTTTGATGATATTAGAGGGGGAGCAGTTCTTCTGCCCAATTACTCGGAACTTAAATGCTTAAATAATGGATCAAATTATATTATTAAGCTGACCTCAGATTATGTCAGAATAAACCTAAATAACTCTTCCAAAATAACTGCTACCATTATAGAGGGCGTTAGAAAAACCCAGCAGTTTACCGGGACCGGAAGATTTCTTCAGAGTTATAATGTTTCTTCAAGAGGAACATCTAATATAGAGAATTTTGAGGTTGAGGTTTTAGTCAATGGACAAAAATGGAAAAGATACGAATCTCTATATGATATGCCCCGTAATTCCAACAGCTACATTGTTAAAAACTCGTTGATATCGGGGATAGATATTTTCTTCGGTAATTTCAATTTTGGTAGAGCTCCTCAACTCGGATCTATCATAGAAGTTAACTATATAGAATCGACGGGGTCCGTGGGAAATGTTAATGTTAGCGACGCATATCTTGCTCTTATGGAATTTACATCGGATGGAACTGATCTTTTTGGAAATACGGTTACTCTCAAGGACTCTTTAGCAATACAATGTACTATTGCACCTCAATTAGGAGCAAGCCAAGAGCCAATCGATCTGACGAGAATATTAGCGCCAAAAACATCGAGAAGCTTCGTTCTTGCTAATCCTGATAATTACATTACTTTCTTTGAGAAATTTGGTGCTTTTTCAATCATAGAAGCATTTACCACATTTAATGATGATTATTTAGACGATGATAATATAATTTATTTGATATTGGTACCGGACATCAACCAGAAATTAAAGTCAAATGAAACATATTTTGATATTGGATTGAGCGAATTCAAGCTAACTAATTCACAGAGGGAAAGCATCATAAATCTTTTGGATGAAAGTGGTCAAATGGTTGTCACCACCGAAGTAAAGATATTAGATCCGGTTATTAGCAGATATGTGGTAAATATAGTTCTAACTATGTTTGAAGGATATAATCCTGAAACGATTAAAGCGGAGGTTGTTTCATTAATGAGCGATTACTTTTTATCAATCAGAAGAAGAGATAAAATACCTAGATCTGACTTAATCGCCATCATAGAAAGTGTTTCCGGGGTTGACTCAGTTTCTTTATATTTTGTTGGAGAAAATAACGAGAAAGTCAAAAAAGAAAATGCAAGCGCAGAAGAGGTGGGTTTTGATGATTTCGGTGATATTATTATGCAGAAAGACGAGATAGTGATAATATCTGGAGGGTGGGAAGATAGAAATCGTATTTATTATGATTTAGGAGCAGATATGAATAATCTTTCTTCAATCAATATAGATATTAGAGGAATAGTACCTCAAACTCACAATACTCAGGTTAATCAGTTTAATAAAAATGCGCTAAAAAACAAGTAAGACATGGCAGCTAAAAAGAGCATATATGATTTTATACATTCTCAAAATGATGTTAGGCTAAACAAAGGGTTTGACTATGAAGGTAAAATATTTGAGAACACCTTATCAACGCAGGTTTTAAATGGAGATGAGGACAGAAGTGATATACTAGCCAGCATAGAAGCTGTAGTTTATCAGATTTTTGAAACTACCAAATACATCAAGAACTATATAAACTATACAGTTCCTAAAAATAACAAGTACGTCAGATAATGCCATATCAAAATCTTTTATTCTTTAATAAAAAAGGGGAGCAGTATAATCTCACATGGAATGGAGATTATTGGGAAGGTACCGTTCTTTTTCCTAAAGTCTCAGAGGAACTCTTTGAGATAGAACACATTTTTGTTCTGGAAAAGTTTTACGATCTATCTGCGAATCTGGTGTATGGTTTTCCCCATAATACGCCCGCAGTTCCCAGCACAAGCGAATGGAGAGCCAGATGGGATTCTATATACGATGGAAAAAAAGACGTCTCTGATATAATTTTCACTTACGATCTTTCTATAGATCCGGATCTGGATAGCCCTGTACTTAATAATATTGATGTGATAAACATCTATCCTGATGAGGATCCATCTGAGTCTTTTTCCACTCCAGATGGGATTAGAATAACTGGTCTTATAAATTCATCCACTGCCCAAATTAATGTGGCTTTGAGATCATCAGAGGAGGGAATTTATGACAGAAGGCTTATTCTGGAAGACTGCAGTGACTTAACCAATATTAAAACAATACTTGTTATAGATTTTCATGGTGAAGTCGAGGGAGAGGATGATAGATTTTCTGTACTGTTATCTAATTTTGGAAGAAAATTCACTGCAGATGATTCCAAATTATTAAGGGAAACTGATCCTAAAGAGGGACTTCCTGACTGGTTAAAGATTAACGAGAAAAGAAAAGAATTACTATTAGAAGGCGATAAGATATATTCTTATTTAGGATCTTATAAGTCCCTTATTAATGCAATAAGATTTTTTGGATATTATGATTTAAGAATAAAAGAGTACTGGCTAAATCTAAAAGCAGACGAGGGAAAAACTCTTACACCATTACAACAGAATAAAAATTTTCTTAAAAAATATGGTAATCAGAAGTCTGTGCAATCCATCCAGAATATTCTTGAGGATGAAAACCATAGGAAGTACAAACAGATAGAAATCTATGGAAAAAAGAAAGACGGAACCTATGGACTTAAAGAGAAATATGAGGAAATATTTCCAAGTGTATCATATAAAAAAACATCCCTTTTTGGACTATTCTATGACATAAATAGAACTAAAGAAGATGGATCTGAAGATCAATATGGGTACCCAGAAGTTGAGAATGCCTTTATGTTTTCTCCGGAGGAGGTTCTTTTAAAACTTTTTGGACTTAAAGAAAGATTAAAGAGGGATTACCTTCCACTAAATGCTAGAATTATAGATATAACAGGGGAAGGAGTTTATTTTGGAATATACAAAACGAGGGCGTGGAATGATGAGCTTAAAATAGATGAGGTTAAGCTTGGTATAGAAGTAAAGTTTGACATTCTTCCCGAAAATGGATACGTTGAAGACCTTAGACCTTTTTATCTTAGAAATAATCCTAATATATTTCAGTACCCAGTTATTGATGGATTACCTGAGACTCCAGAGTTAAGCCATTACGGAAATATAATAGAGCCTTATTCATCATTTCAGGAATATCAATATCCTTCTATAAGTTCACTTTCTGAATCTATTAAGCAGTTTTATATTGATGTTGAATATGATAAGATGCCTAAATTTTTAGGTGATGGCGATTACGATCCGCCTGGATATAAATTATTCAAAAATGGCAATGATTATGTTTTCCCTGCTGGATGTCCTATAGTTTTAACTAATACAACATTCGACCTTTCCTGGGATGAAATAAATGGTGATTGGGAGGGATTAAACCCTGTTTATCCAGCAACATCACTAAGTGTTGCTAATTACTCTTCCACAGTTTCACCCTATCCAGGATATCCATTATCGGTTCAGTCATCTTCAACCAGTGTCACGATTCCCGCTTTGGTTCCCTCGCTTCAGACTTTCTTCATTCCAACCGGACAAGATTATTTTTCCACTGTTGGTTCCGAGATTCTTTTTGTCCGAGTGCAAAATCAATCGGGAACTGAATTTATGCTGGGATATGTGATCTCAGGGGGATATAACTCCATAACGGGTCAAATTGATATTAATATCATATACACATCGGGAAGTGGGACATTTAACTCGTGGTATGTTTCACCAGTAAACGTGTTTAGTGACCCGTACATTTTTGATTGGTATCAGAATTTTGCAAGTCCGGGAGGATCGTATTCTTGGGACAAAATCAAGTATCTAGATTTCTATGAAATTGAATGGACTATTTCTAAATCTGATGATCGACCTTACTATTTCACATATAGGGGAAAAATTAATGAACTTGAGATTCTTCCTCACTTCCTACCCTATGTTGGAAAATATGATGTTCAGTGTCGAGTCTGGGACACCTTGAACTCAATATCATTGGGAATTCAAAAATCCATAATAGAGGTAAAATCCAGGGATATAGAGCTAAACACAATAACGAGATTTAGGGAGTCGGAAAAGTACGATTGGAACAACACCGTTCTCTCCTGGTCTGATTATGAGTCCCAATGGATTTGGCCGGTGGAACACAGAGAAAAAGATCAGGAAATATCCCAGTTTATTAGTAATTTTCCGGAATATTCTAATAATTTTAATGAGGGACAAAACTGTGAAATTCTCACGGCTAAGCCTGAAATAAGAGCAACAGCAGGTTTTGACTATACAGCAATTTCATTTAGTATTGTGCAAATTGTAAGTCCTTCACCTGGTATGCCTGCGGAGGTACAAACAACAACCCCTCATGGATATTCTACCGGACAGAATGTTTGGATATACGATCCTCTAGGAAATCCATATGGACTATTTCCAGTTTCGTCAATCGTTAGTCCCACTATTTTTACTATACCACAATTAATTAACACCGCTATTGTGGGAGGATACGTTTACGGACCGGGCAACATAACCATACAGGCGGATGGTGTAGAAATAACTAATGTGAATTTTGACGGAAGTCTTAATTCAGTTTCTTCCCTGATTTATCAGGCAATAAATTCATTGGTAACATATCCAGACTATACAGTTTATCAATTAATAGATTCAACAATCAATACAGGGGCTAAAACTTTAATAGTGAGAGCTCCAAATGACACGGGATCTACCTGGAATGGTAAAATCCTTACTATTACAACATCGGGATGTATTTCATCATATTCAGCGAATGTGTCATTCTCAGGGGGAGAAAATTCAAAAGATGAGTATGTTGCATACGATTTTACAACTGCACCTCCCACGGTTAACGCATCATACTGGGGAACTAAAAAATTATGCTGGGACGTCTTTGAAGATTTTCAATTTGATGGAGCTTATGCTCACACTTGGGACATGTATGACTATCACAACGATTGGCTGGGCGGATTTAATATGTATTCCCTGCAATACGGAGACAGAATAAAAGTGGGTAAGGATACAGAGGGAATAATTCTTGGAGAGACAGATTCCCCACCTAACACCTATTTGGATCTAAAAGAAGCTGCAGACCAGCTTAATGCTTCGAATGATTCCGGAATATCCAAATTCGAGTACATAATCAGAAACTATTCAGAGCTTCCTTTTAATTTCGATGTTGCAGGAAATTCTATTTCGCCTGATTTATCAACAATTCCTGGTCCTAGAAATGTTGGATATTCACATTTCACAGTTCCGTTTGCAGTCTCTTCGCCATCATCAGGAATTCCATACTCCTTGGCATGGGACTTAAATGGAGATATCTGGATATCTGGAACTGATCTGGTTAGATTTGATGGACTCAATATGGACGCATTTGATAGCACCAATAGTCCTCTGCCATCTAATGGAATGTCCACATCATTTATAGAGATCACCGAAAATGGATCAAGGTACATAGGGATCAAAGGAACAGGAACACCATTGGTTTACTGGGATGAAAGAGACTCCAGTCAGAATTTAGTTTATAATATTGGGGATTTTACTGATAACGCAGGTAACACTGTGCTCTCATCGTCCATAGTAGATTTCAATCTCATGGAAGAAAATCCATCGACAAATGATCTCTTTATTGCATGCACTGAGTATGGATCTCCTGGACAGAATGGGCTTTTATTTTATTGCGCTTCTGAAAAAAGTTGGAGATTATACACGACTTTAAATTCGGACCTTCCCTCAG